GACACAAGGAACTTCCACTTGGTTGGGGCAGGGAACTTTGACTTCCAAAGTATCCTGTAGCCAAAAGGTGTGATGCAAACATCACAGATCGGAAGTGTGAGTTTAGGGTCAGAGCCTCCCAAGTATGCCTTAGCCGCTCGGCTCGAAAGCCCTTTGGTTCGATAGAGAGTAAAGGACACCTTTCGCCCTTCGCCTGCAAGGTCTTCAAGACCTCTGATTGAATCAACAATCGGATTATGTTCACAAATCATTATTCACCTCTCATACATTCAAAGTACATATTCATTTCTCGGTGGTCATTGTGGTAGGGATCATCATCATAATAATGATCCTCCCCAAAGCCGCTGTATTCTGTACAGGCATCGTGTGTAGCCCACACCTCCTTTTCATAGTTCTGTTGGGAGTTCCAAAAAGCCAATAGGAGGAAAGTCGTGGCAAATACAATCAGGAACGTTTCTGTAAATTTTTTGAGTGTCATAGTTCACCTCATTTGTGTCGGCAACAGCCGAAGGGGTTTCGAGAAGGTTTGTAAATTATTTCAAGGGTCTCAGGGTCAATCTTTTTTTGACACCATTCGATACCCTTTGGGGTGAGTGTGTATTTGAAAGAAACCGCAAAGGAAGAGAAAGGCTTCCAAGTTCCTGCCCACCAAATGACTTCCTGCTTGTTGTAATAGGCAGGGTCTTTGTAGTTGATCTCTTCTTTATGCAAGCCTCGTCTGCGATACTCTCTGCGAACATCCTCAGGCAAAGGCTTGCACACCTTTGTGATCATCTCCCTATACAACAGAGCATTGAGAGGGTTTGTATTATTGGGGGTGTCCTTATCAGGGTCATACACTGACAGGGGAAGGGCTTGTCCTTGCAAGTAGTACTTCCGTAATAGTCGATGTTGTGTCTTGGACATAGGGCGAATTACTTTCATAAGAAATCTCCAAATACAGGAAAAGACCCCCGACCCATAGGGTCGAGGGCATTTGAGAGGGCAAACCTTAGAGGTTCACCAACTCTCCATCATCAATGTGGCTTGTGTCACCTGCATCAACAACTCCACCTTGTATGTGAGCATTGACAAGGCGTTCAAGGTCTTTACGACTCTGACCTTCGACAGAGCGAAGAACAGTTTTGAAACCCTTCTTCAAAGACTCAGTGTCGAAAGAGCCACCCTTTTTCAAACTCTTTCGAGCGTAGATTGAAGTCGATTTCATCCAAGCGACCAACTCTCTGTGACCGAATTCCATTCGGATAGCATCAGCCTTGATAGCATTGCGAATAGCCTTGACAGACTTCTCAACCTGAGTCCAAAGACCTTCACCACCGTGACGAGCCAAGATTGGGAAACGATCAACCAAGATAGGCTTTTCATCTCGCCACTCAAGGGTAGTGTATTCAAACTTGAAAGTGAATCGACTCATGATACTTGCATCAACGACTCTTGAAGAGGCATAGCGACCACCCGTAGAGCCATTTCCTGCCGAGTTAGCAGTAGCGACAATGCGAGTGCCCTTCAACACCTTTTCAACACCGCCATCAGGGGTAGCGATACGACCACTTACAGAGTCAATGATCATACGAAGGTGCTCACCTTGCTCTTCTGTCATACGATCCACATCCGTGAGGATAATGAGGTATGGGATACGCTCGCCATCGTCAGTGAGATAACCATCACGAAGAGCCTTCAACAACTTACCCTCTTTGTAGAAAGTTCCTTCCTTCCCAATCTCGTGAGAGAAGAGGAATTTTGAAACATCAACATCAGGGTTGATTTGCACCATCAAGCAAGGGGTTCGTGTCAAGTAAGACCAAGCCTGAAAACAAGCATCCTTACCTGTCCCTGCAGGACCATGTACATAGATTGGACTATCATCGCCTTCCAAGTGTAAGAACACATCCTCAACATTCTCACCCTGATCCCCATACTTGGGAGGGGTGTAGAATGGAACTTCAGGGGCACAAACTGCCAAAGGCACTTTGTAATTCACAGCAAACTCTGTGCCTGCGAAATCCACACTCAAAGTGTCAAGGGCAGGGGGAAGAACCCGAGACTTTCTACGAGCATTGAATTTTGCCACAGCCTCTTCACTTGCAGTTTCAGCACCCTCAAACTCAGAGAGGTACTCCTCAATGGTCATATTGTGCTCACTCATAAGGTGAGTACCCAACCAATGGGCTTTATGCCCACAGATTTTGCAAGTGGGAAGAGAAGAAGAATTGTTAGTCATAATGACCTCCATATAAAGAAAAGAATAATGAATGAATAATGAATGAAAGTGCTGAAAGAGCGATTTGCCCCCTCAACACTTCCTATACGATAGTGAGAAATTTACGTTAGGGTCTGTACCGAACTTTCTATGAAAAAAGTTCATAAGCCCCTAGAAAGCGACCTTGACACCTCTTTTTGATTCAGAGGGATCAAAGATTTTTTCAAGTTTCTCTAAGAGAAGTGGAGAAAGTTCAGACAGTTCCGGAGCGTAAACACTATCGTCATAATTTTGTACGACATCTCTAGTGCCATTACCAAGCCCTACTCCAACGATATGTATCCCTGCCTCACGAGCCATTCGAAGTTGTCTGCGAATGACAGCAGAGTGACCACGATTAGGACAACCATCTGTAAGGACAAAGATAACCCTGTGAGCCTCTTGTCTTTCAGATATACCTTCGAGAGCATATTGGATAGCATCAGCGGTAGGAGTACCCCCATCCGCTCTCAAGCGACCAAAGCGGTGCTTCACAGCATTGAATCGCTCACCATAGTTCATAAAGATATCAAGACGAACATTCCAACCACTGCGATGGGTTTCATCGTTGTACGAGTCCGATGTTCTTTCGCCACCGTTGTCATACCCAATGACCTCAACTTGACCACCAACATCAGAGATAGCATTTGTGAGAGCAAGGACACCGATTTGAGTGGCGACAAGTTTATCACCCATTGACCCACTTTGATCAACTACGATACTACAAGCAATACTGACATCCAACTTGTCTGTCTTCTTCTTATAGGCTCGCTTGACCTTAGTGCCGCTTTTGATAGCACCCCAAGTTTGAGCGTAGCGTCTTTCTGAAAGAGAACGCCCCGTTCTTGTACCGTGTCGCATTGAGCAAGTTTCCAATCCTCTCACGATTCGTTGAAGCCCTGTTCTCAAAGGAGCAGAGATACTAGCAGAGGACTCAATAATGTCTGCGTTCATCATCGTGCCATCCGACAGCAGACCATCAGCAACTTCCTTGATTTTGTCTTTGGAAGAGTCGCCAACATAATAGGCTTGCTCGCCTCTTTGTACATCGTCTTTGAGAGCCTCAGTGGTTTCTTCAGCAACGACTTCTTCTATAGCGTCATCTTTGTCAAGCAAACCGCCATCGCCACCATTGACGATTTCATCGACGATTTCCCCTGCGATATCTTTGAAATCTTGCATATCAGATCCACCATCAGCACCACCGCCACCGTACTCAGCGTTGTCGCCTGCGGTTGGGGGTTGATTGCTGTTGCCATCAGTAGCCTCACCATTGGCATCACCGCCATTTGTAAGGTCGCCCTTTTCAGAGCCATCACCCTTTTCAGAACCATCGCCTTTCTTTGGCGGCTTAGTATTGCCCTTAGGGATAAGGGAAAGCATTGTATTGAGTGTTTTGAAAGCCATGTTGTACCTCCTATAAATTGTAAAACTAACTATCGAACACTATCTATACGATACTCAATTTTTTACGTCATACCTATAAGCAAACTTTTTCTGATCGTTTTTCGGTAAGAGAAATACACCCTATATAAAGGAGAAGAAAATGGGAGTAGAATTAGCCTTACTATGCAGAAATGCGAAGAATCTTACCACCAAGCACACATCTTGGAAAGTACAAGCCTCTGACTTGGGGGGATCTCTTAGTCCAAAGGATTATCAAGTCTTCACCACCTCAAAATGGGTCATTTCTGAGGAAAAATTAACAGCCCTTATTAATAAGGAAGCAGAACTCATTCTCACAGAGTCAAAAACTACCCCTGCATACATTGGGGGTCGCATTTTGTCTTATACAAAATTGGATTGTGGCAGAATTGCAATAGACTTCAGAGAAAATCCCAACTTGAAAGGAATCCTTCCATCTGATTGGAAGGGTAGTAATCCTGTACACTATATTAATAGGAGTTAGTATGATGTCCGCCCAAAAATACTGTTTTAAGAGCCTTGTGGAAGAGATAGAGGTCTTTATCCAAAGCACACGAACACAGGCACTAGAGCAGGAATGGGAATACACCAAGCGAATGATGTCCGCCCACAATGAAAATCCTCGTTTGGCTTGGAAAGCATTCGACAGAACCCTTACAGGAGAGGAAATATCCCCACCCTTACAAGGATTGATCCTAAATCTGCTCTCTTTTGTGCCTGAGGAACGCTTAAAAGGCTTTCACAGGGCAATAGAGGTAGGCAGGGCTAGGGCAAGAGGAATGGGCAGAGAGGAGGCTCTACAAAGGCATTTAGAGGCTTTCTCTTGTGCCCCAAATCCTGCCCCAAATCTCAGGATAATAGAGGGAGGCAAAAAAAGTTCCGACTAGGTATGACGTAAATTTTTGACTTTCGTATAGGAGATGTTCAGAAATCTCATTCATTTTTATTCATTCTAGGAGGTCAATATGAGAAATGGTAACGAATGGCGAAAAAGCCACCACTTGACAGCGAAATCACTCGGTGTCAATGTTCCTGTAGAGTCTAAAGGTTCTATGTTCTACTGTACAAGTAGATTCACTCTCAATAAGTTTGCGGTAGCCTTGTGTCAGTATGCAAAGCACAACGGTGCAAAAATGCCGACACAAGAAATCGTGGCTCGTTGGGTTGAGGGTGCAAACAATCGTTTCCTTACTACAGGACACGGTGATAAAGTTTCAACCGATCCTAAGGTCAAGATTGTCGTGGCAGAAACCCCTGAAAAGGTATCACCACGAATGGCAATGGCTTTGAACGGTGGTGTTCTTCACGAGAGTGCTCACTTGCTCTATACAATGCAGGAAGACTTGACCGCTGATATGATGTGGACAATCGTTGCTCCTCGTTGGGCTATCGTGAAAGATTGGAGCAAGTATCAAGGACTTCTTCTTCAATGGATCAACCTTGTAGAAGACATTGTGATTGAGCGAGCATTGAGAAGAAACTTTGTCAATACTCACAATGACCTTGCGGATCTTCAAGACTTGATCCTGAAGATGGAGGGCAAAGACGATGATAAGGTAGCCGAGTGGCGAGAAAAGGTCACACCTTTGGGAATCGTTGGTGGTGCTTTCCGAGACATTGGTCTTGGGTACAACACGGTGCTTGGTCGAAAGGCTATCGCACTGTACAAAGAGTTCCCAAAAGAGTGGGCTATGGTTACTGACGGACCTCTCACCCCTCTCTTGAAAGAGGCTATCGCTGTTGTCGATGACCCACTTGCTAGTTTCAGAATCGCTATGTCAGTGGTTGGCATAATCGCTGAGTTGGCAGGTGATGGTGCTGACAAGCCACAAGATCCTGAGGATGGTGATGGTGGTGAGTCTGAGTACGATCCTTGTCCAAAGTGTGGTGCTAGCCCTAGCAACCTTGTTATTCGTGGTGTCTATGATGACTTTGGTCGAAAGGTCAAAGGCAAGGCTATGTTGGTCTGTCGTGTTTGCGGTCACACTCAAATCATCGATGTCGATACTGAAGGCGAAGGTGGCGGAACTGTGAAAGGTGAAACCCCTGACTTTGAGGATATGGATCAAGATCAGCCTGATAGCCCCGAAGGTGGTGGCGGTGATGGCGAAGGTGATGGTCAAGGCGACGATGGCGAAGATGCCGATGGTGAAGCAGGCGGCTCAGATGGTGAGGACACTGATGGAGAAGAATCCGATGGTAACGGTGGCGGTGATTCTGATGGCGATGAGTCAGAGGGAGATACCGAAGGCGAAGGCGATGCCGATGGAGATGACTCTGACAGTGGAGACGCTGATGGTGACTCCTCTGATGGTAGCGGTGACTCTTCTAAGACTCCCACTTTCAAGGTGGGTGACGAGGCTATGTTGCAAGGCATCAAGGTTCGAGTCACCTATGCAGGGGCTGTCAAGTCAGATGGTACGCAGGACTTAGAAGTTGAGCCTTGCTAATATTTCTTTGGCGAACCTATAACGTAAAAGTTCGGTAATCGTATAGAAGGTGTTCGAGGAGACTTGAACACCTATTTTTCATTTATTTTTTCATTCATTGGGGGTCATTATGACTATTGCAAAAACTTCACCGAGCAAACTTGCTCCTATTATTCGTGCCACGATTGGCACTTTGGCTGACACAGAGTGGTTTGAAATGGACACACTCATTGGGGCTTTCTGCCAACAACACAACATCACAGAGGATGCTTGGGGCTTTATGACCTCACAGAAGAAGCCTCGTGCTTGGATGCGTTTCAATATGACGAAGGCACTCAAAATCCTCGAAAAGGATGGATATCTTATTCGTCTAGGTCGTGGGAAGTTCAAGGTCGCCCAACACTACCCTGCTGAGGTTGCGGTCAAAGAAGAACCAAAACTTGTGGTTGTCGAAGAGCCTGAGGTCGAAATCAAAGAAGAGCCTAAGGTTGAGGATGTCGAAGTCGTTGAGGCAGTGTCCTTTGAGTTGCCCAAGCCCCCTGAGGATACAAGCGGCTTTGATGCTCACATGGTGAAAACCCTCAAAGATGCGACAGGTTGCTTTGGCTATTACAGCCCTAAGGCGACAGCCTGTGGTCACTGTCCTTTGGCTCACCACTGTGCCAAAGAGTTGAACAACGTAATGTCAAGCATTGGCAGAGCACTTATCTAAACCCTATTCTATTGGAGATACTATGACTATTTTTATTAATAAGCCCATCTTCTCTATCAAAGAGAGAGACCGCCTTGAACCTGCTCAAGTATGGGACATCTTGTCCTTTATTCATTTGGTTCGATTGAACCTTCCTGTTGTTTGTTACCTTGAAGCAGACGACATAGAGAAACCCCTCTATGAAGAACGTGGGGTATATGAATGGGCTACTTTGAAAGATGGGACGCACGGACGTCTCAATGTGAAGTTGAAATTGCAGTTCGTACCGAAAGACAACTTTGTTCATTGTACTGAGCCTGAGTTCTACACTCACAGAGGAAATGACTATGCACAATGGAAGAGAAGTGGGTGGCACATTAATCAGCATTGGCAACGGATGCTAGCCTTCCTCAAAGAAAAAGCACCTCTGTTTGTTGCCCCAAATATGGAAGAGCCTCCCTCTTTCAAAACGGTCAAAAAGACAAAAGAGGGTTGGATTGTAGGGAACTTCCCTTTCCCAATGACCGCAACGGACTTTTTCAAGATCGTCAAGCAGAAGCCTTGGGCATTCGCCCCCTCACCAAAGTTCAAGTCTAGAGCAGACAGTGTCCTCAGAGCAGAGGATATGCCCTTTGACTTGGGCTAGCCCTTTTGGACAGAACTTGTCCAAAAATAAAAGTTCCCTGCTACCCTAACGTAAATTTTTGAGGGTCGTATAGGAAGTGTTGGAGGCGATAGTGGGTCGCCTTTGGCACTTTTCCTTATTTCTCATTCATTTTTCCCACATTTCGGAGGTCTTATGACTACAAATCACAAACACGCACTTATTATTGAAGGCTCAGAGGCTCAATCAGAGTTTATTCTTGGTGGAAAGGCAATTTTCACCCTTGAAAACACTGTCCGAAGCACACGATTGACTTTCCGAGTGGAGGCTATCAAGGGTGAAACGAACGCTTTTGATGTCCGAGTCTTTACAGGCTCTGAAAATCACCTCAAAAGTTCTTACACTTTCATTGGTCGCTTTGAGGGCGGCACTTTCAAGCCCACTCGTGGGATTGTCGACCTTCTTCCTGACCTCAAGGCTTGGGCAGAAGATGCCAATGACAAATATGTCAAGGAATTCGCTGACAATATGATGCGATACTACCGCAACGGTTGGAAACTCTCTGAAAAGCAAGAGAAATTCCTTGCCAAGCAACTCAAAAAAGCGGGACTCAAGCCTGCGGTTATCCCTGCTAGTGACTTTCGCTCTCAAACCTTTGCTTGGTTGATGAAGCGATTGGCGATTGGTGATCTTCCTGCGGCTCTCAACTTCTATCACGAAGGTATGTGTTGCAAGTGTGCCAAGCGGCTCACAGTGCCTGCCTCTATCCTAACGGGTATGGGTCGTGATTGTGCTACAACCTTTGGTCGCATTGAGTTGTGGAAGGCACTCAACAAGAGTTACCCTGCCACAATGCCTGCCAATGCCAAGTACATTGGAGGTAGCAAGGCGGCTTAAGTCGCCCCCTTTTCCTATGAATGAATGAATGTTCGGACAGGTACTTCGTGTACCTGTCCTTTTCCTCCAAGGAGTAAACTATGAAACAAATTAAACTTGAAGTGATAACCACAAAAAGAGTATCGGCTATCAAAGCCGTGCGAGTGATACTTGATTGTGGCTTGAAGTATGCCAAACAGGTGTCCGAAGGTATGCCACTCTATATGAGGGATGTCCCTCTCTCAATGTTCTCTGAACTTTTAGAGTGCCCCTATATCAAGGTGCACGTTGTGGGGGTGTCCCTCCCATCTCACTCTGTCGAAAGACAGATTGTTATCAAACTGCTGTGGCATAAAGAGAGAACGGCTGCTCTCTACACTCAGTTGGCAGAAATAAAAGGCTTGACACCCTAACGTAAAAGCCCCCCTGTCGTATAGGGGATGAATCGGAAACACCATTACAATGAGGTCAATATGAAATACAATCATTCTGATAAAAATCACCGCCTTTTCTTGGCAGGTCGTGTGCTTGATATGTTGAGCACCGCAGGCTTTGAAGAAGTGGAGATGCCTATGACAGAAGAGCGAGTGTTCGCTCGCAATGTCGTCGTCAAAAACGATAAGGGCGAACCTGTGACAACGCCTGTTCGAGTCCTTGTTTATACAAGCATCGACAAACGAAGCAAAGAGATCCGCAAGGTTGGCACTGATGCTATTCGCATTTGTGGTGTTCGCTCTTACAAAGATGGAACTGAAAAGGGCTGCATCAAGCGAAAGCGAGTCAATCGTGTTGGAGAGATCGATGATGTCGTTGGTCGTGCTCTCGAAAGAATGCGAACAGCATACAAAGAGGCTCTGCTTGCCTATCGCAGCCCTACGCACTGCAAGTCTTGTGGGGCGATGAACTTTGTGTCTAAGACAGGCAACGATGTCTGCTCTGATCTTTGTTTCACAAAGAAAGCAGGGTACAAGCCCAAGCCAAAGAAGACATTCAAGAAATACAGACGAACGTATAAAAGAGGAAGGAGATAACATGCCTAGACGCAGAAAAAAGACAACACGATATGATTGGTCAAACGATCCTGATTGCACTCAAATCCGATCCTCAAATATGCCAACCACCTCCCCTGAGGAAATGGCTGAGATGATTGCCAAAGAGAAAGCCGAACTCAAAGCAGAAGCCAAGAGATGGAAAGCAGAAGCGAAGGCGGCTAGAGCCAAAGAAGACGCTGACTTCAATGCTTGGCTGAAACAAAACCCCAACAAGACAAGATATGATTGGGAAGTGTCGATAGCCAAGTCACGAAAAAGTGGAATTGGATGGTGCGGCTTTGGTCGGTAGCCCACCCCCTATATAGTCCCCCTGTAACAAGGGGGGCTATTGCTCCAAGGAGGGTATGGTGTTCGTATGAATGAACTGCACCTACATATCGATGGATCTCTCAGGCTCTCTACTCTCAAAGAATGGTGTCCGAATGTTCCTGATGACTTTGGCTTCAAGATCGGAATGAACCTACAGGATTGCCTTGCCTGTTTTGCTACCACTGTGGGAGCACTCAACTCCCCAAAGAGATTGGCGAGAGTTGTTCAAGAGATTTGCCAAGACCAAAGAGCACTAGGAATAGACAAAACAGAACTAAGGTTCGCACCGCACATTCATCGTGCATCCGCATCCGAAATGATTGCTGCGGCTTCTGAAAATCTCGAAGAGGGTTTCACATTGGTTTTGTGCGGGCTGTTTGGAGATTCCCCTGATGTACTTTCGGAACTTATTGAACTTTCAAAGAAGTATCCCAACGTAGTCGGGATTGATCTAGCAGGTGCTCCCTCGAAAGTTCATAAGTTCAAACTAAAAGACTACCAAGATGTGTTCAGGATGGCAAAATCCTACGGCTTCAAAACAACTGCCCATCTTGGAGAAGGAAGACCTCCATCTGAAATCATCGATGCCCTGCATCTTCTGAACCTGAATCGAATAGGACACGGATGTTCCCTGCTAGAAGACAACAGAGCAAAGGAACTTATCATTGAAAAGCATATCGTAGTGGAAGCCTGTCCGACATCGAATATTCACGTGGGTGTTTATCAGAACATCAAAGAACACCCCATCAAAGAATGGATAAGAGAAGGAGTTCTAGTGACAGTATGCTCAGACAACACATTGATGAGTCGCACGAACACAATAAGAGAACTCGAACTGTTGGATCTGACAGAGCAGGAACGTACTTGGATAGAACATTCTTCGCAGGTGGGACTCTTCCCCCTAAGGACAAAAGATTCCGAACCCACCCCAAAAGGAAAAAAACCGCTCCATTAACTCTTAGAAAAATTCGCACAACCCGAAATTTTCGAATTGAAAACGCATTGATTTTCTCAACCTTTTACTTTTTTCCCCTTTTTATCCCTCCCTTAAAGATGGGTATTTCTTCTATACACAGAGCAAAGCAAAGGAGGGTTGTATCCTCAGAGAGAACAAAGAGATAGTGTCCTCAATTTGACCCCCCTTGTTATATATGAGGTTTTTCAAAACGGAATTGCGAATTAGTGAATTGTGAAATTGTTTTTGTAATTTTTTTTCGGAGGTTTGATTTTAACCCCCCTTTGGTATTCTGTTTATATTTCATTGATGGCAGGAGGAATGCAATGACGTACACTGATAAAATATTAGGCTTGATAGAAACAAAGGACTTGTTTAATGTCGAGCAAGCCTTTGCACTTGCGACAACTCTTTTGGAGAGTGGGGACATTTCAAAAGTTGATTTCAAGTTAATAAAGGGCGTTACAGAGTCCACCCTTAGGGACATAGAAGAGTCTTTGATATCAGAAGAAGAACGTATGACTCTCAATTTGCAGTTCACTTTCAATGACCCTAATCACCAAGTAGATATATATGTACCTGCGTGGGTTATGTTGAATCTCACTCTGAAAGACCTTGAGGTGTCTGTCTTTCAGAAAAAGGGTATGCGATACGAGGTGTACGGTCTTGGGTATTCCTCACCGAAAAAATCATCGTTGAGCAGTAAAGATGTTCGCACAATAGAGAAAAACAGAGGTTGGAAAAAAGCAACTCGAACTATTTCTCACGATAGAAATCTCAGCAAAAAAGCAGATGCCGCTGTCGTAGATATTATCCGAGACTTAGAGAAAGTCCTTTCAAAGGACATGCAGATTATCGGCAAGAGAATATTAGAACAATACAGAACAGACCCCAAATGGTGGAAATAGGAGTAACTGATGAAAAAAGCAAATACAGGTTGGACTTATGTTTCAACGGTTGAGTACGAGTTAATGACAGGAGCGGATGGGGCACACATTCACCGCAGACCGAAAGATGGTTCTCCTTATATACATCAAAAAGACATTGAGAGATACACCGAAAGCGACACGCTGTCTTGGCGAGACTACATTATGGACACTCCTGAATGGGATGAAGCCATCCTAGATATAGAGAACTCTTATGACACAAGTGACAATGAGTATGATCTTAGGGTGAAGCGAATTATCTCTGTAACTGAGAGTGATTCCTATTACGATATGGAAGTTAGTGATAAAATGGCTGTATATAAGGCGAACTTATCTCCCCAAGAGCGGAAAAATTTGGAGAAAGTCGTAAGGTCTTTCGATGCAAGAAAAAGTCTTAAAGATTTGAAAGACACCTATAACAACTCCACTAAAAAACAAGCCGATGCGATACGGAGTTTGTTGGAAAGCCATACGGTTAGCGGAATCAACCAAGCCATCTCTCTCGCAGAGGCTCTTGAAGATAAGAAGATCAATGATATGATCAGGGATTTCTTATTAAAAAGTAGCGGTGACATAAACGAGGGCATTGTGGATATGACCGTTGAGATAGTGGTTGAGTGGGAGTTCGTGGTTCTTGGTCGTCTTATACCTTACGGAGAAGATTCCGAAGAATATTAAAGTGTCCGTAGGGTCTAACGTAAAATTTTGGCAATCGTATAGGAAGTGTTGGAGAGGGGTGTCACCCTTTTCAATCCTTTAACCCTATTTCTTACGGAGGTCATTATGAGGGTATATATGGACTTAGACATGGTTATGGCATTGGAATTAACTTATTACGGAAAGGTCGGAGATGAAAGAGTCACTCTGACACCAAACGAACTGATAGAGTTGAGAGGTCCTTGGAAGGGATATGATGTCCGCCACATGGACTATTTCAGAATGGTCGGAATGGACACACCAATACTGTTATTGAACACAGGATTGGGATGGTTTGAAGCCCGAACTTAATTTTTCACATTTTCACACACCCTGTCTTTGGGTTTCGGTAACGGAACTTGAAGGCAGGGATTTTTTTTACATCCCCTTTAGACATTCAAGGAGTCTACTATGTCAAACAAAACCCTAATGGATATTTTCAACGAAGCGGAAACCCACAGACTTATGCAAGTGAAGATCCGACCTTCGGTTATCTTCGAGCAATTGGAACTCATACCTATTTCAAGATTACACCCTGTTCACCTTAGTCGAGCAGAAGCCCAATGGTTAGCCGAGAACCTTTCTGAATATGGTGCAAGCATCATTATTCCTGTATTGGTGGCTCTTCGGTCAGGCTTGCTTGATCCAAGAATGACCGCCCTCACAGAGGCACAGTTTGAGATAGTGTTTGCTAGAATCAAACACTTTTTAGACAACTCTCCCTCCGCAATAAAGGCATTTAATAGTTGTTATTCTGATGTTATGGACTCTTTGATATACTCCCTTCCTTTGGAAGATAAGATAGAAGAGATTAAACAGGGTGCTCATTCCTATGTCAAAATGGCTTTGAGCAAGGACTTTCTTAAATTGGCTCGGCAGTATTCAGGCAAAGAGATTGCTCGTGTTCGTAGGGCTTTGGCTATTCACCAAACAAGTGTTGGACACAGAGACTTCGCTCAAGACCACTTTTGGATGAACCTTGCCAATCAAAATAATCACGATATGCTCAATCCTGAGTCGATGGCAACTGCCCTGACTATTTGTCGATGGATGGAAAAGGGACAGAAGACCTATCTATTAGATGATGATCTCTTTGAGAAGATTGAAATCCAAAGACCTCCCGACAATAATACGGATATTGATAAGCACGATAGAATCGAAGAACTGTACAACAAGCATGTTGAGTTGGTTCGGAAAGTTAGTGGGGGTTATGATGAAGTGACTCTCAGTAATGCTCAAGCGGTCTATATAGATCCTGACAAGTTCGACAAGTTGAAAGAGGACAGCCCTGAGATGGTGCGTTTGCGAGAGAGCAAGAAGGCAGTACAACAGGCGGTAATGGATTACATTTCTTTGGACTCTTTCAAAATCGAACTGCCTGAGGCTCTGAAAGACGATTCCTTTGATCCCATTCTTGTGATCACTCCCGACCACACGATGACCTTCATTGCCTCCCTTGAGGTGAAAAAGAGAATCCCCTACAACCCCTCTCAGTTGTGGAAGATGGGAGGAACGTTCCAAAGGAACATCTTTTACCAAGAGATGTTGCGACAAAAATATGGTGATTGTCTGATTCAAAAAGGATGGATAGCCCTAACAATGGATGACTCTCGTGTTCCAAGAATTGATCGATTTGCTCACTTTCAAATGAACCGAGAACGTTGCAGTGCCACAATGCACGTGGGTTTGTCTCAAGCCCTCACTGCTTTGAACTTGGTGACCTGTTTGCAAAATCCAAAGACAGTGGCGGTATGGAAAGACCGACCAAAGAATAGAAAGAAGAACAAAAAGAAGAGGTTCACTACAGTGGCGGACAAACCTCGTTTTCATTCTATTCAGGTCGATCCTACTTTCTTGGAAGAGATTAAGCCTCTAGTAATCAACCCCTCTAATAGTAGCGGTGGCGAAAAGTGCCAACACGAACGTTCTGCAACCACTGCTAATATTTGGGTGACACGAAAGAACTTGAAGCACGGTGAGACAATTCTTGGAACGAGAACCAACCATGCAGGAAACCAAGTATTCCGAGTCACTCGACCACGAGCAGGGGCAACGGTCAATCCACACCTTGCTCGTAAAGAAAGAAAGCCCTTCTCAATTACAAGGGTTAAATCTACCACCATTGATAGGGTGTAACGTAAATTTTTGACAATCGTATATGAATTGTTGGGGGGGTTGCTATTCCCCCTCAGCATTATTCTCAAAAACACTTGGAGGTGTTCTATGTTCGATAAACTAGCAAAAGCAGACAAAGTAATGATTGTGACAACCAAAAAAGGTAAGGTCACAGGTCGTGGTCAAGACAAGAAACGCAGAGGTGCTGATAAGGTTGCCGCTGTTGTTCGCATTGGTGTTGATTACATTGACCTTGTAAAAGATAGTAAGGCTCTTTGTGAAGCCCCTAACTTTATCAATGAGGTCTTTGAAAAGGTCGAAGCCAAAGGTGTAACATTCGGAAAGAATGGTGATAAGCCAACCCTTGAAGATGTTGCTCTTGCGGTGGCTCAAACAATCGCAAGTTTTGATCGCACTCTCAACCCTGACCCAACGGTACAGCCAACTCGTGTCAATCCCTACAAGCCTTTGGTTTGGGATGGCGAAACTGTTCGTGGTATCAAGGTCTATGATGGTACAGGTGAAGGTGGTGTTGGCGATATGCACATCTATGGACTCATTGAGGACAAGAAAGTGCTAGAGGCGGATGAACCTATTCCTGCAAGTGTTCCTCGAAAGGGAACTACTGCGGTCAAACCAATCATCCGACGAATGTTGCCGATTGCCAAATGGGTGCAATACACACTTGTGGCAGGCACTGAGTATCGCCTTGTGGCAACGGATGTTGATACAGAGTTTCATGCTTTGAAGGGGGTGTGATATGTCTGAAGAATATGAAAGAATGTTCTTAGAGCAAATATCTAATCCTGTTACTTTCAGATTTCTTGAAAGTACTTTTGGGTGGGAAAACACTTGTACTTGGCTTGCCAAATATAGCAAGTCAGGCGGTGTTTTCCCACTCGACCCAACCAAAGCACAGGCTTGGTTGATCAAGGCTTGGGATCAGGTTGAACTGCCTGCAAAGGCAAGGTTCTATCCGAACATTGAAATGTGGCGAAACATTAAGTGGCAAAAAGTCCACAGACCGTAATCTATAAAAATCTTATAAAAGGCAAACAAAAATGTTTGCCTTTTCTGTATCACACAACCTATGGAGAGTTGATTATGAAAACTAAGAAAAGAACTAATAAAGCAAAACCTCTGTCTTTAAGGCAACGGATTAATAAAGCCATTCGGAATCTCTATCCCTCCAAACATTACTGCATTGAGTTTCAATATGGAGTTATTGGAGGTGTTCGTCAGCACCAAGATTGGGATAAACAGGGATTGTGGACATGGACAGGTCACTTTCAAGATTGGAGAGGAGGCTTGGGCTTTGGTCGGCTCAAAGATGGCGACAAATTTTGCCTCCAAATCAATCGCAGATACTATGAGTCTGAACGGCTTTGGGGTTGGGAGGCAGGAAACTCTCTTGAAGATCATCTCTATGTCACCATTGAGAATGGTGATTTCAAACTCAACGGGGTAGGCGAATGAAAGTAAAAGCAACGGTTCTAATCACCTTTGGAATAAATAGGAGCATATTATGACACACACTACACACACTACAGGAGATACTATGGATATCAAACTTGCCCCCTACACCTCTGCCACCTTTTCTTGGTCGGCTTACAACGACAATTGTATTGGTTCTAAGGTCGTCATCGCCAATGATAAACATTGGCACATTCGAGAGTTCGAGTTAGCACTGCAAAAAGCGATTGCTACACACGACCCAAAAGACGATTGGTCAGAGGGACAACTCCAAGTGGTATTTCCCAAAGAACACCTCAACCTTCTCTCTTGCGGTGTCGGTGAGCGAACCGACAATCCTGATGACTATGTGGTTCGTGTTCATAGAGGACAGGTATCTCTCTTTCTCAAACGAGAGAAAGCACTTCCTTGCGAGTCTGCCAAAGTGATTGTCTATACGAAAGCCGCTCTTCTGAAAGACCCACAACTTGCAGAGGAAGACCGCACTCGAATTGAGGAGTCAGAGGTTACTCATTATATGGTGGCTCTTTTAGCGAACGCAGAGGGAGTTCCTGATTCTCGTTCCCCATACAGACTTGTGGATTGTTTGGCGGGAGGCAACAACGATGCAGAGAAATGGACACTTGAGGACATTAAGCGTCTTGCCAAAGACGCAAGAGATTACGCAGACAAGTGGGAAGTAGTCGCTGACTAATCCCTATCTTTTACCATTGAGAGCAGGAGGGCTGAGATACAGAACCTGATGGTTCTCTCAGCCCTCCTGCTCTCTTTTTTCATTTAACTCGGAGATACTTATGACTACTTACAACCCACACAGAATCAAGGTCAAAGACCTAGTTCGCAGGAAGAAAGACCTGTACCCTAACCCTCTTCACAACTATGGGATAGTGAAAGAGAAAATGATATCAGGAAAAGACCCTGCACCTTGCATTGAAATGGTGAATCCCTACGCACGCCACTCCACCCACACAAAGGACATACTCGGAGAGTGTTATGTTCAAACAATTCTGAGAGCAGGGCAAACCATTTCTTGGGATGACAAGGGTTGTGGTGTCGTGTTCGATATCATTATTGAGTTCGCTGATATCAAAGTGAAAGCCTTCGGTGAGTGGGGTTCTCTTCAAGAGATTTCCATCAAGGAGATAGTTCCCTTTGAACTTGAGATACAGTTTGGTGGAGATGAAATCCTGAACATTGATTGGCATTGGCGAGGATTAGAGTTTCGAAGTGCCGATAAATTAGAATCTCTTGACTACAGACACTATACCAACTCGCACCCTATTCATAGTGACGATTAAAAAAGACCCCTTCACTTGGAGGGGTCTTTTGCTCCAAGGAACACTTGGGTAATTTGTTTATATTCAAATTAGAGTGTAAATGAGGTGTCCTCTATGAAAAAAATGATTCAGCGTGTAGCAAGCAGATACTTGTCTAGCAGTAAGAACCAAAAACGATATCAGAAGGGTGTTGTCGATCAGATGGCGTGGAAAAGGTTCGACCAAAGCCCTCTTAAAGACTCCGATGAAAAGATGTATGTGGTGTTCGGAAAAGTCTATTCAGACGTTTCACGAGATTCTATGATGAAGGGTAGCAATATGACAACAGAGGTTGTACCTCGTCTAACTGCTTACCTAGAACTGCCTCAGGTAAAACAAGAGTTCACGAAGCACAAAAGGAGCGGTACTTGGTCTGCTAGTAATGATGGGTCTGTGTTGTTTCAACAGCACTCACAGGGTCTTGAGTTCAGAGGTGGCTACTCCTACACTTATAAATTTACAGTAGATGGCAAACCCATCAACGAAGCACTTGCCAAGCAAGTTGTTAAGTGGGCTGAGAAACTTTAGGAGGTATCAATGAAAGACAAACTCATTACATTACTCAATAAGGATAAAGCCCATTCTGTTCAGGCGATGGAACTCAATAAGACTCTCGGATTACTTCAAAATAAGGAAATAGCCTCAATTCTTATGGCAAACCTGAAGCAAAGCGGTTGGGTTGTGTCGGAGATGCTCCAAAGGCTCGAAGACTTAGACGATGATTGGCATACCTTTTTACGGAAACGGAGGGGTGCTTCTTGGACTTTTGATTATGAGTCCAAAGACACAATACTTTCAGACTTTCCTTCTGTAACCCTTTATGGGGAAGTCGGAATGGGTCTTGAAGGTTCATCTTTGGAAGAGCATGGGAAAAATGTAGGCGAATTTCTTATTCTTGTAGAGAAACAAATATTGTCTTGGCTCTCAAAACGACCTTTAGTGAAGAGTGCCGACAGAACAATCTTATTAGAACCTGTATGTGATAGCGAGGGTTATGGTTGGACTTTTTACATTGCTATAGAAATTGATTTCGATTCCCTCACACAACTTATTTTGGGGAACTAATATGAGAAAACTATCAAAACAGGCAACACTGCACCTGATGCTTCAGGGCTTATGGAAAGGCATTCAGGAAGCAAAAACAGACCCCAAAGTTATGAAAAAATATCCGAAGGGCTTGGGTTGGGTTGAAAAGTTTGTTGTTGACTTGGGCAAGAAAGCAAGAAACCCAAAGTTCAAACTCACCCAAAAGCAGGTTGACAAACTTAATGAATTTCTTGTCTTTGCTCGTCATGGGTCGAACTTGAGTAAGATACTCCGAAAGCATATCGTAAAGCATTGCAAAGGAAACCAATGTGAAATACTCAGCCCCAACACTTTCCACTTCAAATTTGTTGAAGACGAGCACGACTCAGGTGCGATACTGAAGACTATGGAACAGGCGACAAAAGAATTTTATGATAGTCAAGGCAGCAGAGATCGATACAGAGACTCTAAGATGACCGCTTGGCAAGAAGACCCGAACCAATCCCTTGAAGATTTTAAGAAAGAGATATACTCGCAGTGGAGGGGGCTTCCCGGATCTGTAGAGTTCTATTACGACCCCAAAGAAAAGAAACACTTTGCGTTCGCAACATACAACACTTTTTAATAGAGGACATATGAAAAAATTATCAAAACAGGCAACAATTCACCTGCTGTTGCAGGGAATGTATAAAGGACTCCAAGAGGCAAAGAAAGACCCTTTGGTTCAAGAGAAATACCCAAAAGGATTGGACTTCATCGAGGGGTTGGTTATTGACTTAGGCAAGCGAGCAAAGAATAACCCAAACTTTACTCTGTCTAAGAAGCAAGTGAAAAAACTCAATCAATTCTTATCGGGTTCATCAGGGGTTCTCTCTGCTGTTCTGAGAAGACATATTGTTATGCACTGCAAAGGGAATCAATGCACAATGGTTTCTCCAAATGAGTTTCGATTTGAATATGTCGAACCTCCAAAGAAAACTTTTCAAGTAAGTGGGGAGTTTGCGTTTTATGGAAAGATTCGAGAGCACGAAGCCTCTGAGAAAATCGCTATTCCTGTAAAGTCTTACGAGAAACTTTCGGACTTCTTGGAAGAAATTGGGTCTTCCTTTCACAACCTTTCTTACAAGAGAGTGGGACCAAAACAGAAAGGTGTTGATAGTTCGTGGGAGACTGTGTCCGTTGATGGGGACAGGATTCTTTGGGAATCAGAGTTAGAGTGGGACTATGATTATTTCCAATCTGAGCAAATCAACAAAGTACATTTGACCATCTATGTAAATGGAAACCAAGTGAAAGATAAGAAAGTCCTTGAACAAGGGGCAGCCTTCTATCGAAAAAAATATCGAACTATGTAAGTTCAAGTACATTAAAACACACATCGAGTACCACAAAGGGTTCAAGACGTCTTGAACCCTTTTCTATATTTGTTTTCCCAAACACCCTAACGTAAATTTTCGGTAATCGTATAGAGAGAGAATGGAGAACCGACATCTGTTGGCTCTGTCAATTTTTCACTCTTTTAACTTATGAGGTACATTATGGACTTTGAAACTTTTTGGGCAGGTTTTAATACACCGCCACCAACCACTATTAACATTGACTCACAACCTGTTGAGGTTCTTCGCTATATCACTGACAAAGGTCTTTTGGCATTGGACATTGACTTCATCGATGACTATCTTCTCAAGGTCACACCAACCCACCCTGATGAATGGGAATACGATGAGCATTGTGTTGGCGAGATCGAGGATTTCAGAGATCGAGCCATTGCTGCTCAAGACCATGAAGAAGGTCGTTGGTTGGCTGCGGTCAACAATCCTGACCACCCCGACCACAAAGCAGAGTGGGATAAACTCAACAAGTAATCTTTCAATCCCAACAATCAATCACAAAAGCCCCTTCGGTACTTGAAGGGGCTTTTTCATTTAGGAGAATACAATATGACAACTTACTTATTACACGTTTGGGATATGGGTATACACCATGTCACTCCCTGTGCCACCAAAGAGGCAGGCATTGAATTCCTATTGAAGACAATGTACGATGACAACTTCAAAACCCTTGAAGACCTTGAAGCCTTTTGGGATAGAGAGGGCGATGGTTCTTATGAGTGGGAAGAAGCCCAAGTGGTCGGTGCAGATGGTTATCAAGGTGCTGACAAGTATCGACTTGATCCCAAGTTATTGGCTCGCCTTACAGATGCTGCCTACTTCGGTGTGATGGATGACATCATCATACTGCTCGAAGAGGGCTGTCACTTGCGAGACCTTGACAAGGTGGTCGAAGATGCCGCTGAGAAGATGGCTTGTGAAATGGGCTGTGATGACTTTGAACCCGATTCTGAATTTTAATTACAAGGAGAACTATTATGCCAAAATCAAACTATGAGAATATTAGCAAGGCTTTCATCAAGCACCTTTACTGTAAGGGCAAATTGTCAATGAGAGACACCCTTATTCGTTTTGCTCAACAAGGATACGATGTCAATGGCTCGTCAAGCCCTGTCATTGACGACAGAAACTATTGGCAAGAATGGACACACCTCTCTATTGGTGTGGAACATCTTTTTGAGTTTCATACAGCGACATTGGGAGTCACCGCCAAATTAAACACTCAGATTGAACCTGTCTTTGATGGACTTCCCTTAGAATATAAGTATATCTACCATCTATGGGTAAAGGGGGAAATGCCTGAGTGTGATGGTTGCCCCACTCCCTCGTGGATATTTTCGGGCTGCTCTCAAAGGAATAAGTCTTGGGAGATGCTCTACGATATCCCATTTCGATTTTCAAAAGGATACCGAAAAAAGTATCCCCACAACATTAACCACTTACACCATCTTGATTGGTAAGGAGAACTATTATGACTATGAAAGATTTTTTAGAAGCACAGGCAACCGTTGAAGCAGGTTGCTACCTGAGTAACAACAGAGGCAAAGACCCTGCGAACTTTTTGAACTACGCATCGGTTGGGGACTTTGTTCTTGATAGAGGAGAACCCCCTGCGGTTTCCGAACCTCTAACAGAGGAACAGTACGAGTATTTGATGCAGGTCGTTGAGAGCAGTGTCGAGAGTGAGTTTCCCTATAAACAATGCTTTTACAACTCACAGGTGTTGCTTATCGCAGACTTCCAAGACCGCTTGGTGTATTGCGAAGGATACTGTCAAGCCAAAACAATCCCTGTTCATCACGGATGGTTGGAGTTGGATGGCAAAGTCGTTGATGTCACTTTCACCGCAAAGGCGAAACACACTGAACCTCAACGCAAAGACTTGAAAGACAGAGTGCTTGGGGAAATCCCTAATGGTTGGGAGTACTTGGGTGTTCGGTTCGACAAAGAGGATATCCTTGATTTCATTCGAGAATATGAGTCCGCAGAGGGAATGATTGGGAACTTCCGACAATTGAAATCCACCTTTATGTTGCCAAGAATCACTCCTAGAGATTTTGGTGCTTGGGAAAAACTTAAAAATAAAGTGTCCGCACCCTAACGTAAAATCGTATCAATCGTATAGACAATGAATCAATCACAATGGAGGTCAATATGGCTACACTTAAATTTCAAATCCCTCTCGATCCTGAGGTGATACTAGACATCTTAACATCGGCACACGATGCCAATGCTTGCAACTATTTCCTTATGGAGCAGCCCCCTTTCTTATCTGCCAAGTGGTACGACAAGATGAAGGCTGACCCCAAACTTTGGGAGACCTTTGAATGGAGGTTGCTTGTCGATGATGGTTCTGACAAGGGTGAAGAGCAAACAATCACCTTTGCACGAATGTGCTTTGGCTTGCAGAAGATGCTCACAGATGAAATCAATGGCAAGTACAAGAATCGTTGGCATCGAGTCACTGATGTTGTCGGTAGGTCGTGATTACGGTTGATTCTGTGTTCGCACAGGATGTCATTCAATATGCAATGTACGGAAAGGTCATCTTCGGATGATCTTTATTTTTATTTATCAGGAGAATACAAATGTCTTTTACAAAAAATGAGCAGTGTCTAATTGCCTTTGTTAGAGAAACCACCAACCAAAAGGAGACAGGACAATGAGTAAGGGATATAGCACATATTGGTGGGTGAGGAAGCCATTGAGGTCACCACTAAAAATGGTAAAGACATACTTGGTAAAGTGGTAGACCCCTTTGTTTTCAATAGTGAACAGGGAAATCTCACTTTCAAGAAACTCTACCCTCGTATGTTGGAGTGTCTTAGTGAGATTAGCCCCTAATACTCATAAGTTGAGGTTTGAGTTCCGCAAAGACATTATATTCAAAGGAGTGGATGGAGATGGAGATAGCCACAAAGTGTGGTGTGACTATGATCCCTCTAATGGTTACATTGGTGACTTTGAAGGAGACTTGAAAGAAGTTCTTGGTGACACCATTTTTGAGAAATTTGATCGAAAGCATCCTATCCACAGAGTGCGTGAAGAACTGAATGAGAAACAAATGAGTACTATGACCGTTAAAGTTCTTGACCGCTCTACTTGGGGAACTTCTGCTCCCTATCCTTTGGTTCGAACGATCACTATCTCAAAGACCTGCCCCAAATGCGGAGCAAAGAGAGGCGAGCCAAAGGTCAGAAGTCAGTTCGACAATGGGGTTATGCACTACACACACACGTGGCACAACCCCTGCGGACACATCGATATGTATTCAGAGGTCTTGAAAGAGGCTTCAAAGAAAAAACAACTTTCTTCCAAACAAACGATCAAAGAATAAGTTCTCTTTGGTAATATATTGCAAGGGTGATGCACAGCAATCTTTACAAACCAAAAAATCAAGAGAAACCGCAGCACTTGACAACGTTGCGTACCTGTATGGTGCTAGTCAAACACCACCCTGTTTTTATCCCCCTCTAGTAGGGGGATTTTTTTGTACCAACAACAAACGAACCGAAGTTCTTTTCGGTATCACTTTTCAAGGGTACGAACAGCAAAACAATTTTTACTGATTCCATTACATCAATACAAAACGTACCCTGTACTCATTTCTTACTCGGAGGTCATTATGCAAGCAGTACTCACACAAAACGGAGCGGTCACTAATGAAGAGAGTGGCTCTAGCCTCCTCGATATGTTCTTCTCAATTTCAAGTTATCGCTACAAAGGCTTAGAGGTTGCTGTGGGAGATTTTTGGAAGGCTTGGGAGGAAAACCAAACACTTGCTCTTAGGCTCTTATTCTATCTTCGTGATGTTCGTGGAGGTCAAGGTCAAAGACAAATGTTCCGAGATATTCTAAAAGACCTTGCATCAAAGATTGACCTTTCAGAAAAGTTTGTTCGTTGGATAGCCGATTATGGTCGATGGGATGACACCTTTGAATTGCTCGACACTATGAATGAGAGCAAACTTAAAACAATCTTGGCTATTGAACTGACATTGGGAAACAAACTCCTTGCGAAGTGGATGCCTCGTGAGAAATCAGCGAAGAAGGAACTTGCGAAGAAACTTCGCAAACTCTTAGGCTTGTCTTCGAAGGACTACCGCAAACTTATTGCAGGAAACACTGAGGTAGTGGAAACACTTATGTGCTCTCAGCAATGGTCGGATATTGTGTATTCCCACGTCCCATCGCAGGCAGGACTTCGATATAAAGGGGCATTCGCAAAGAGAGATGGGGAAAGATACCAAGCCTATGTTCAGAGTGTTCTAGATGGCAATGCAGCCATCAAAGCAGGAACTTTGTACCCTCACCAATTGGTGGAGAAGTGTTTTGTAGGACAGTATGACAAAACTGTACAGGCAATGTGGGAAAATCTGCCCGATTACTTAGCAGGCACAGGGGAAAGTATTCTCCCTGTCGTAGATGTTTCAGGATCAATGTCAGGAAATCCTATGATAGTGGCGATTGCTCTTGGGATATACCTTGCAGAAAGAAACGAAGGTCGCTTCAAGAATAAGTTCCTTACCTTTTCAGAAAGCCCACAATGGGCAAGTGTGCCCAAAGGGTCTTTGGATTTGAAGGTGCAGAAAGTTAGGCAAGCCGATTGGGGATATAACACTAACTTGGAGAAGACCTTTCATCTTATAAGAGACCTTGCGATTAAGAATCAAAGTGTTCCTGATAAGGTCATTATTTTATCCGATATGGAATTTGATGCGGCTTGTGAAGTCAGACAATCTTCAACTCAAACATTCTTTAAATCAATGAAAGCAATGTTTGCTCAGAAAAATCTCCAAATGCCTTCGATAATATTTTGGAACTTATCATCTAGATCGAACTACCCTGTTCGAGTGAATGAGTGGGGCACAGTTATGGTCAGTGGGTTTTCGCCAAGCATAATGAAACACATCTTGAAAGGTGGTGGAGAAATCACACCTTTCCAATTGATGTTGCAGGCATTAGGCTCAGATCGATATGCTCAAATTTATTTGTAATGTGATGTTGGCTCGTGATTTGGTAGCCAATATGACTCAGGGAAGTGTGTATCAGCAGTTGCATTGGCACACATTTCGTCAGAGGGGGGAGTTCGTTGTTCTTCCCTTATGCCATAGTCTTGGTATATTAACCTCGCAGACCTCCAACCCCCATCCCTCCCTGTATGGGTAGACGTAATGCAGCAACAGGGTATCTTTTCAGTAAAATAATTAAGCACTCGTAGTTCAGTGGATAGAACAACCGCCTTCTAAGCGGTGGGTCGCAGGTTCGAATCCTGCCGAGTGTGCCATTTCAGGTTGGGATATTACGGTATCCCAACCCTTTTTTTATATACAGGTGTTCAGTAGTACCAAGAACACCAAAAAGTGCAATAATTACACTTAAAAGTGCAGTTTCTACACAGAGAAGTGCAATAATTACACGTTAAGGTACAAAATTTACACAAAGAAGTGCAGTTTTTACACCAAAAAGTGCAAAACTCACACTTTCAAAACTCACTGAAACATTAGTTTTCGGTACAAACAATAGGACAGAACTTGTCCAAAGAGGTGCATTATGAAAATGATGAAAGAAACGAATGGAGATCAATTATACCTTCTGTCGGAAACAGGTTACGGAACGGCTCGTCACTTTGATGGGGTGTTTGTCGTATCTTCTACCAAGTGTGCGTACATAGATGCTCTTAGAGATAGTCTTTGTCCTTGTGATGAGGAAGATCCTTGTCTTGTGCTTTCACAAGCCTTATCTTTTGAAAGAGGTCTTGATTGTATGTGGGGGAATAACTTACAACAACACAAAGAGGCTCTTAGAGATGTCATTTGGGAAAATGAAACACGAAATCGAGGAATACCGAGATTTACTTTTGAGCAGGTACAACAATTTTGCAACTCCTTGACCATTGGAAACGGTGGTTGGATTATGCCCCCTTATCTTCCAAATAACACTTTCACAAACAACCCCGACAGTGCCACCATTTTGTGGGCTTTTTTATCAGGAAAGAACTTGGTGAAATATGTTTCTGCCATAAAGTTCTATTCTACAAAGTATCATCTGCCCCATCTGACTCCTATGTTAGAGCATGTCTTTGAGCGACTTGACTACAAGTGGAACAAAAACATAGACAGGATTAGTATTGCTTACCCTCACAAGGAAAGAGGTGATTATCAAAAGGTGTTCAGTATTTTGGGGTATGCCCTGCTGACCGAAAATTTAATCAACAGTGAAACTCTTCTTGCTCAATACATAAAAACAGAGATCGATTGATCTAACTCTCTCACTTTTTTGGTATAGGTGTTCAAGGAGAACGTATGTCTATTGCAGATAAAATTATGGAAGTTGCAAAACAAAGGGATTCTTTTGATGCCTTTGAAGTTGCGGAGATCATTTGTGATCTTCTTGATAAAAAGATGATCGCTAAGTATGGTTATGAACCACGATTTGAAATCGATGTCATTGATGAATCAAAAGCCTTCCCCTCCAAGAAAGGTTGTTGGGTTTGTGTGTTTCAATATTGGAATAATGTGCGTGTCTATGTGGTAGAGATACACCACTCAGGAGAAGCCTACTACAATAACACTTCGTATGACCTGCTTGATTTGAAAGAGAGGACAAATCTTTTATCCACTATTGAAGGAATTTCTACTTAGAGGTTTAGTTAATTTATGTATATCGAACACCTAATGATTAATGAACAAGGAAACTTTATGACACCAAGAGAATTGGAGAATGAAGGAAGTCGCATCATCGTAGAGAAGATGCTTGATGACTATAAAGGAATCGAACCTTCTGATGTCATTCATATGATGGTTCACTCTTCTATTGTCTTGGAAGGACACCACGAGCACAACTTAAAAAATGACATCATTGATTGGGTCAATGACAATGAAGTTCTTATCAAGGAGATGTTCTCAGGGTTCTCAGAGTTGAGAGAAGATATGGAAAAGGTTTTCTCAGGATTTTGTCACGACTTAGATAAGAACCACGACACACTCAATACCATAAGCACCTATTACACAACCCTTTGGGGTTTGTGGCTCGCAGGGGAAAAAGACCCCACAGGTGGTTTGGCTTGGGATTACCTTTCCTATGCCACCGAACAGATAGACCCAAAGAATTTTGGCTTGATTAAAGACTATATTAGATCGAATCTTTACAACAGGATGTCAGCGAATCCTGTACAAGAATTATGGAGCAAAATTTTGGTTCGGGGATAATCATGTTACATGGGTAGTCACAACCATTTTTACAACACTCCCCCGTAGTTTCATTGTGTTGTATCCTTTGAACTCACCTGCTCTGTGAGTACGTATTGTGGCAAGAGCATACGCCCCCTGTTATTCAGGGGGCTTTTTTTGTTTTTTGGATAATTTGTCTATAAACCCTAAACGATAAAGACTTTGGGGGCATAAGATGAAACTATTTATGAAAATGAACTCTCCTTTGCTGCAAGAGATTGTAAGCGATCAGGACTTCACAGATTCAGGTTGGTCTTGGTGGGAGGTTTGGGGAGAACACGCAGAGGTCATTGAAGAGTACTTTGGCATTAGAAACTTTTATGCAAGCGAAGACGACAGGTTTCTCATCGATAAGAAAGAAACCTATATTGAGGTTAAAAAGGGCAAGGCGATACTAATGATATCAGGTGATATAGAATCGACATACAAGCACAGAGGGGCAACCAAGAACATTGGAAAAGTTATTACCAACAAATGCTTCAAAAAAGAATTAGATTGGCATTGGGATTTGCACGAGTGGACATCTGATGGGAAAACAACTGAGATGACTTTTGGAGTGGGGAAAGATTACTCGGCTTCTTATGGTGACAACGAGAATTGGATCGCAAGAGTTGATGCCGTAGGCAAGGCAATGGAACTTCTCAGCCGATTTGAAAAGGTTAAGGGCAGACGAACCAAAGAGCAACAAGAGACCGCAGACCGAGAGAGTCAAAACTACCTTTCTAAACTGAAAGAAATGATTAATACAGATGACCCTGCGAATATCAACCAAGCAATATCTCTTGCAGAGTCACTTGGTGTAATGGGAGAATTGAAGAGTGCTGTGGTATCCCAAGCCTACGCAACCATTAAAAAAATGGGGATTAATCTCACAAAGATAGAGGGACTATAATGAGCATTAAAAGACACTTGAACGCACTGCTACATAGAACTCGTGGAGGACATTCTTTCCACAAGGTTCGTGAGAGCATAGCCAATATGGAAGAGCAAGAAGCACAAGAGTGGTATCGGTTTATCACCAATGCTGTGGAAGATGCCAAGATGCAAGCCAAGAACCAAGCAAGAAATCGTGGTGGGTTCTTTGCAAGCCAACAAAGAGTAGCCGCTCGATACCTTGATAAGGTATCATCTGAATTTTTGGGGGAACTAGAGTACTATCCTGTAACAACACGAGGTCGAACCACCTACGAAGTCATTATAGAGTGGGCAGACGATAAGGTATGGAGAAGTAAAGAAGCAAAGGCTATACAGAAAGACCTTGATGACACTCTTTATGATGCTTTAGCGAAATTCTCGAAGAAGCATCCTAGTCTAGGTTAAGAATAAGACATGAAACTGTATATGAAAACGAACTCTCCTTTTTTGCAACCATATATTGATAACCTCGAAAATGTTGACGATTTTGATTTTTGGGCTGAGTGGTCAGATGAACATAAGAAATTTATCAATGATTACTATGGTGTTGAAAGGAACTCTGATCTTTCAATTGAGTTCCACATTAATCCAAAAGAGACTTACATTGATGCGTACTCAGGCGATCCTTTGATAATTAGTGGGGTCTTTGAAGGAGTGTACAAATTCAAAGCCACAAAAAATATTGGAAAGCACGTAAGCAACAGATGTTTCAAAGATGAGATAGAATCTTGGAATTACTATGAGTGGTCTTCTGATGGAAAGACAGTTGAGTTATCTTATCAGGCACAGGTTGGATTTTACCTTGATGAGAGTTCTTATCCCAAGTCTCTGAAGAATGTTATTGCGGCAATGAAAACCCTTAAAGGGTTCGATAAGATTCGGGTTCAAGGGAAAGAGATTCGATTAAATAAAGAGCAGGAAAAGCAACTTGAAAAGTTGCGGACTCTTGCGAGTGACGAAGAGGGCTTGGCACAGGCGATTTCTCTTGCCGATGCTCTCGGATTAATGGGGAACTTGAAGAGTGAGATGACCTCAGAGGCTTACGGGATTCTCAAAAAGAATGGGGTCAACATCACAAAGATAGAGGGCTTGTAAATGAAAGTCTCAGCAATACGAGTTGCTTACCGATATCTATCCGCAGATTTGTCCCCACCTTTAGGGGGTTCGGACAATCCCTGTGATGTTCTTAAGCGAATTGAGAAAGAAGTTTCTGATCCCCGTAACAAGAACAAACTGATTCGATTGGTGGAAGATGGCAAAGACCTGAGTAATCCTCAGGCTAATGTTGTTTATGATCTTGAAAGAGAGAAAGGCGTAGGCAAACTTAAATTCAAAAATATAGATATAACAGCACACGCTCAGTATCGAATGGACTTAAGGGGAGTGTCTGTTGCTGAGGTTCGGAGTGCTCTGTACTCTTTCCAAAAGAACATACAGGTTCAACGTTCTCAAAGAGGATGGTCTATGCTAGAAGAAAAATTGGAACGAGATGTTGTTTCATATACTGCCACCAATAAACTAAAAATAGTCTTTGAACCCTACTTAGATGGCAGAGGCAGAAATCTCCTTGATAGAGTGACAGGCTGTAAAATCATTACAGTATACTTTGAGGGTATAAATAACCCCACACCACCTACCCTAGAGTCCTGTGGTCTATGAAAGAACCTGTTAATCATCCGAAACATTACGGGGGCAAGGAAAACCCCTATGAAGCCATCAAGGTCATCGAGGCTTGGGAACTAGACTTCTGTTTGGGGAATGTTATCAAGTATCTCAGCAGAGCAGGAAAGAAAGACCCACAGAAAGAAACAGAGGACTTAAAAAAGGCTCTTTGGTATCTCCAAAGAAAAATCGATCATCTAAAGAAAGAGTAACGCTATTTCCTGACCTTGATCATCTTGCCAAGTAAAGACATTGAGATACCTCATTTTCTTACGGGGGTGTTTATGACATTAGCAGAATATATCATTTGTAATGGATCGGAAACAACAATGAAAAAAGGGGAATCCCTGTGGTTTGATCGATCTGAAATTATACTTTGCAAGAGGGGGGTTGTTGGCGAGTATCAAGGAGATTTATTGGTCGATGTCTATACTCGAAAAGAGTTCATATTTGGGGTACATACGAAAGGGGTGGCTCTATCGGAGGGGTCACTGTATTCTATGGCTAGGAATAAAATTCCTTCTAAGTACGAAGAAGCCTTGCATAAGAATCTTATAAAACGGAACGCAAGACTATTAGCCCGAATGAGTCATCTAACAGAGGGATCAGTGGAAAACCGCCTTCACAAGTTATTGGGGGATTTTGGTGACCGCTACGGAATGTTTACAGGCAAGACCACCTTTATTCCTTTATCGATCTCTCGTCAGAAGTTGGCTGAGATGTTGAACTGTCGATCTGAAACAATCACACGCATTGTTTCAAAGTGGAAAAGAAATGGGGAAGTTGATTTTCGCAAAGAAGGTATCGAGTTGATACGAAGTCCTCGACTATAGAGAAAATTAGAAGCCCTGTTGACCATTTATTGGTATAGTGTCCCCAACACATAATACAAGAGGAATACTATGTCACGAGATATCTATTTTGGGTCTGACCTTCGAAAGAGAGTATTGAAAGGAGCACTGACTTTCTCGAAGACCATAACAAAGACTTATGGTCCTCGATCAGGAACTGTGATGATGAACCGAATGGGAGGTCTTCTCTCAACGAAAGATGGTGTAACAGTAGCAAGGGAACTACACCTGAAAGACCCTGTTGAAAATATGGGTTGTCAGGTATTGAAAGAAGCCTGCATCAATGTCAATGATGAGGTTGGAGATGGAACTACCACAACCGCCTGTATTGCCTCTTCTCTGATACAAGAATCTCACAAGTTGATTACCGCAGGGTATGACCCAATGCAAATATCAAGAGAGTTACGAGAAGCAGCCAAAAAAGTCGTGGACGAGATACGAGCCAATGCTCTTCCTGTCGAAGAAGAAAGAGAACTTCTACACGTTGCTCTCATCTCTTGCAACAACGATAGGGAGGTAGCGGAGGCATTAACGGAAGCATCTCTTGCAGTTGGGAAAAATGGAACGGTTGCTATTGAGGATGGGAACTCTCTTGGGATAGAACTTGAATTCAAAGAGGGATTGGACATCAATAAGGGAGCGGTCAGCACTTACTTTATTGATGGTGTGGAAAGAAAGATGGTTAGTCCTCTCGTGGCAGTGATTCCGAAGGACTTGGTGGCGGCTGATGATGTGACCTCTGTGCTCGAAGAGAGTTCTCAGTGGCCCCAATAACGATTTGCTGTTGATATGTAAGAGTCTATCAGGGCAGGCACTACAAACAATGGTGGTTAATCACACAAAGGGCGTAGTTCGCTCTTGTGCAGTTAGTGTGGCAGGCAGTTCTCTCAGACAAACAGATGTCCTTGCTGATATTGCTGCGGTCTGTGGGTGCGAGGTTTTGTACCAAGATCAAGGATACAACTCAAAGGATTTCAATCCTGAGTGGTTTGGTTCTTGTTCTGAGGTGTTGGTGCAGGAAAAGAAGACTGTCTTTATGTCATTTGAGGAGGCACAAGAAAGCATACAAAGGAGAATACGAGAGATTCAAAATGATATGCAGAGTTCCAAGAGTGATTACGACAGGGATAGGTATCAAGAGCGAATAGCCAAGTTGTCTGATGGGTTTTGTCTTGTAAAAGTTGGGGGGCACACAGAAGCCGCTATGAAAGAGAAGCGTGCTCGTATTGAAGATGCTCTCGGTGCGGTTCAAAGTGCCCTTCGATCAGGGATTGTATCAGGAGGAGGTTGTGCTTACTTATATGCCTCTTTATGTTTGGGAGATGAGGGTGCAGAGGGCATTTTGAAAAGAGCCTTACGAGCACCCTTCAGAACGATTGTAAAGAACGCCAAACAAGAAGATGGTTATGTTTACAAGAACTTGTTGGAAAAGCACGAGAACGTTTGGGAAGGTTGGGATCTGTACAATGAAGAAATTGTTAATATGTACTCCATAGGCGTGTTTGATCCATTAGAGGTAGCAGAGCAGGCTGTTCTGAATTCTGTGAGTGTTGCTGCTCTATTAATGACAGCAGAGTGTGCTATCGTTTAGGAAGACCTTCGGTAAAGGAAAAGATTAATATCGGAGGAGATCTTATGAAAAAAATTAGAATGGATGCAATACGATTGGAAACACACACGCACCAATTAAAGAGAATTTCAAATGTGTATTCCCTGTTGAGAATGCTTTCCTATGAAAACATTGAAGAGCACAATAAGTGTGAGTACTACTACAAACTATTCCCTGCTTGGAGGATCGATTTCATAAAGGGTCAGCCTGTCGATATTTCTGTTCTAATAGAACAACCACCAACGGAGGTCTCTTATTCTAGTGATGGGGCATACCTAAGGATAGGTTGGGATACACATGTTATTATGATGGGAAAGTACCCTTCTTGTGGGGTTAAGACTTATGTATCCAATAGAGCCAATTAAACATATCAAAGGCGATGGGGATTGGAGCATCGAGAAACATCAATTCAAAATCCCATACCACCCAAAAAACAATGCAAAAGCAGATTGTGTTATTGGAGTTTGTCGTAGTCGAGGAATGGTTGTTGGGGTTATCGCAACAATTCGAAAAATTGCCGCACCCTACAATGCTGATAAATATGAGTATGCTATTCAGTTAATATTGCACGAAATGATTATCCTTCATTTCTTTGGAAAAGAAGAAATCGAGATTCCCTTCTGAACTTCTAAAATAAGTTGAAGGAACTTTGTAAGTTCGATCAGCATCTTAGGGTTTATCTAAATACTTGAAAATACCCCTGTTTCTAAAACTACATCACAGTTTTAGAAATGTAAAAAAATTCGTGTTTTGTTTCAAAAACCCGACAATTATGTCAGACATAATTCAGGTTATTCCTCTATTATCTAACATTGAACACCGTTCAGTTTTTTATGTAACTTACATAAAAAAACGGCTTTCTTGGCAAGATGTGAAGTTCAAGTTCGTGCAATAATAAAGATTGTTTCTAGGAAGATATGTTGCAACACTATAAAAATGAAAACGCTTCAAATGTTACGGACAAAACTTCGCAGCAATCGTGCTGTTTTTTGCGATGCTAATTTTTCTTAATTTTTTGATGTCGTTTGGTGTTGAACTTTTATGGGTAGGATAAGGAAACACAAGAGAGATGCTATGCCCCAAAAAGAGTTAATTTGTCAGTGCGGAGTAAAGAGCCGAGCCTACTACAAGAAAGGTGCTCTTATCGTATATTGCGAACACTGTGGTGTCGGACACCCTCTTGCTTTCCCACCCTTTCAAGGGAAAACGTGTTTGACAGAGGAAGGAAAGGTTACTGCTTCTGAAGATATACCTAAAGGAGATCTTATAGAAAAATGCCCCTTACTTCCAATGCCAACCTCTCCTTTGGAAATAAGAAACAGTTTAGGGGAAAAAGTCGTTCCATTAGGATTGCTTCTTCGGTATGGAACATCAGAGCAAGGTAATGTAGTTCTGAAAGTCAAACAGAAATTCATCTTTGTTTATGCCTTAGCCAATATTATGAAACACGAACCCCTAACTCTCAAGGAGAAGAAATGAATGTAATCAATGCCCTCATAGAAAAATATAAAACCGAATCGTCCGTTCCCTTGCGGAATGACCAAAATATCTACAGTGACTTGATGATTTATCTTGAACCTGAAGAGGACTTTCAAGTTTTTAATAGGTGGGGCTTTGATATGGCGACAGAGTATAACTTTCAAGCATACAATGGTTTTGAAAACAAATACATTGCTCTTATTTCAGAAGATACTTTATACTCAAAACTTGTGACAGAGTTGTTAGAGAGAGGGTTGTTGATTGAGTATCTTGAAGGGTTCTCAAGGGATTGGACAACTGAATATTTTGATGATCACTTTGAAGAAGCCACCTCTTACACAGAGGTCTATGAAAATGGAGAGGTGACTTTGAAAGGAACACAATCCGCTACAATTTCTTTTGATGATATTTTGAATGAGATAAAAGAAGAAAACCTTTTGAATTCCCTTTGTCGATTTCTTGATAAAGAAAGCCTCTGTCATTGGAGCAAAGGTTGGTATCAAGATTTGTCCTACACAAGAGAGGCTATTGATGACCCACGACAACTCAAACTATTCGTGAACTAGTTCTTAAAGCGATTGCTCTCACAGGTGTCACAAAGAGTTCTGTGCCACCCTTTGGTACGATGCACACCTTGATTACACCCACAAGATTCACAAGTAGTGGAGGACAAGTCTTCGGCATCTGAGAAGATGTCTCGAATGTGGTCATCACCCCCATCAAAGTAAAGCCGAAGTGTTCCAAACTTTTCCTTCACTTGTGTGAATTCAGGATAGAAAAGTATCTTACTCTCGTCACGTCCTTCATTGACAACTATCTTGTGCCATTGATCTATGGTCATAACAGGAACGCCTGCTTTCTCTTGTTCCTGTATGTATGTTTCCACTTTCTCACAGGCTTGATAGATAATGTCGAACCACCCATCATCGCAAGCACAGCCCCAACACATAGCGGTGTGAGTCATTGGCAAGTCTTTCTGTCGAAACATCTTGGGGAATCGATCATAAAGTTCTTGCTGTCTTTTCATTATCTTTTCTCGCCATCAAGAAAAGGAATCACATCGAGGCAAAAATCCTTGTAAAGTCGTTCTTTTATATCGGCAAGCCCTGCTGATTGGATGGCAGGAGCATAGTCACTTTTATGCGTTTCCTCGAAGAAACTCTTCGGTGCGGTTATCGGAGTGTACTTAGAAGGAGATTCCCCCTTTGCCAACGTGTAGGGGGAAGTTGCATACCAAAACTCTAATCCTGCTTTGTCTGCAAAAAACTCTGTAAGCGTTCCCATGATAGTATTTTTAAATATATCTCTACACTTACTAATCGCATCCTCAACTTTCTTATTGAGATAAAATTTGCGGATGCTTCCAAGTTCTGCTTCAAAGGCTTTGTCTTTCTTTTCAGAGAGGGCTTGAAACAACTCCCACGCTTGGAGCATAGATTCACGATCTTGTGCCTTACAAGCCCTTACCCAAAGTTCTTTAATCTTTCTTTTATGAGAGTTCGTTAGCATTATCTAGTAGCCCCCATCTTTGTAGGGAATTTCTTCGTAAGCAAGGGCTTTATAGAGTTCGTCTACTTGTTTTATCATAGGGCTTTTTTTCATTTCTTTGGCAACCTGTGCGAACAGAAAATCAATCGAGTCTTTATAGTTCTCACTATCATTCGGAAAAGCATCGTGAAACAACATTGCACTATCCTCAGTGTACTCTACAATTTCCTTTTTCATAATTTTAAGAACCGCCTGTTCAATATTGGATGCCCATTCAATGGCGGATTCATTTCTAATTCGTCTAAGTTTTTGTTCTAACTTTTTGTCAGTAGGATCAATGGCTTGAAACAACTCCCAAGCCTGAATGAGGTCAGCCCTATTTCGCTTTTCAAGCCCCTCTATCCAAAGAGATAGGAGTTTGTCTTTCTGATCTTTTGTTAGCATTGATATCTCCTGTATAAGGTTCTCTTACATATAAGGGGTCGGGATAATATCTCGAAAGAACCGTTTCTCTTCGTCTTTATTAAGGGCATCTATGAAACGAGACATTTGTTGCGAAAACTTATCTGTTACTTCTTTTTTCATATGGGATTCTCGGTAATCGTGGTATCCGTACCAATTTCCTGCGATAACCATACTCCCCCAAGAGTCCCCATCAGGGTTTAGATAGAAGAGAGCCATCACAAGTTCTTTGTACTTTTTTTCCCACTTTGCCATCCAAGCATCCCAAATTTCAAAGGATAGTTCGTGTATTTCTTCTAAGGTTAATCCATCTTTTCCAAGTGCTTGATTCAACTGCATAGCCTGTGAAGCAAGAGAGCGATCATTTTTTTTATAGGCATCAAAGAACAACCTTTCGAGTTTCTTTTTATCTGACATTTTTTTACTCCCGTAATAAACTACAAACCACATAGTATAGAAGGACTATTGGTTGGTATAGTGTTTTCTAAAAAGAGGCTCACCAAATGAAAGAGATACTGCAACAAAGACTGTCGGAACTAACGGATTGGAAAAGCAAAGAAAACACTTCTGCTGATGGAGACTCCCTGCGGTGTTTGAGGAGTTTAACAGACACAAATGAAAATAACTATCGGAGAGTGCTCCCTCTCATTGTATTTTTTGGTATAGAACGTCAGGCTTACGATTACTTACAGAATTCGATAAGGGGGTTGTAATGAGTGCTCATTGGTTTTACATACAGCAATGGTCAGCAAGAAGGTGGTCTTATGTGGATATGGAAATGCCTTTCAAGGATGCCCATGACCTATTCAAGGCTTTGACAAATACCTTTTCAGAGGACTATTGCAAGCCTTTGGCTTTGGTACAACATCCTGAGGATAAATCCATAGGGAAAGTTATTATGTCAGACGAAAATCTAAATGGTTGGGAAATCCTTATGTGTAATGGGCTGTACTCGAATGGTGGAAAAGACGAACCCCTGCTTGTAAAGAAGGTGCTTGATGGATAGGTTTCGATACACCATTCATAATATGATTGGACACCCCCTAATGGAGATTTTTTCTTTGTTAGGAATGCACGAAAGAGCAACGTGGATTCACGATGTGACATTGCCAAAAGAGACCACCAATGTCTAAGAGGATCATCTTGGGCAGATACTGCCCTGCTTGCGACCACACCTATTTCAGTAGGGCGAGGCACGACTTCTGTGCCTGCCCCTGTTGGCTTTCTAGTGGGAGAACAACAGGGGGCTACATTGATGGTGGTCGAGACTATGTAAAAGTTGGTGGAAAGGGAATTACGGTTCGCATAGAAATCTCACAATCGGACAAAGAATTAGAGGAAGATTGGCGAAGCGGAACAAACAAGTACGGTATCCTCAAAGGGTGTCAAGGAACACCGATACTTGGAGAGAAGAAATGAACATAGATAGAGACCAACTGAGACAACTAGGTATGCAAAAGAGAAAGGTATATACCCTCCGAAAGAACCAAGAGGGTCTGTCTGCTATTTCAATCACAACCCCTCACATAGAACAAGTGCTTGCTTTATATTCAGAAAAACTATCTGCGGCTATGACGAGTGGTTGCTTTGTAGAACACGATTGTAAGATCGATCCTAAAAGATTGTTGGGAAAGACCATTATAAGAAAAATGACAATCACAACACAAGAGGGGGATACTTTTGAGTGGGTTCTCCTGTGTGAAGAAACCTAGTTTTGATTCCTATAAATTATCCAAAATAAAATCAGAGATTGTTTTTCCTAAAAGAAATTGTTGATTGCTTTCGCAATGTATGCGATGTCTTTGCGATAATCTCCTGAAAGTTCACTCTTGGTTACGATATCGCCACCCTTTGCACCATCGTTGTATACCAACCAATCTGTATTTGGGTTCTCGTTAAGAGAAACTTGTTGCGAATCAAAGGGCTTGCCCCATTGATTCCTGTCTGCACCTTCTTCGTTCCATATCCGATACGCATGCTCAAAGTATTGAACTACCCACTTTCTTCCGAGAAGTTTAGCAATATCTTTGGCAACTTTATCCCAATTCGTTTCTATGCTGTCCCACCACATAATTATTTTCTTAACATCAAGTTCGAGTTCAAACTCCCCTTTCACATAAGCGGTGTCTCCTTTAACGACAACCTTAGTAGCCCCCATATACCCAAACCCATCTAAGATATCGAGAAGAACAGAATCAATGCTTGCGTTCAAGTCTGCCTCATCTTCATATTCGATAGGATATGGTTTGAAGAATCCCGAACTTGCTTGCTTGTTGAGAACATCTCTGATTTCATTGAGTTCTGCGAGTATTCGCTTTCGTGCTTGCTTAGATAATTTCATAGATACCTCTTTGTGGGTATATTTTTATAGGAAAATTATTGGGAGGAGAAGGAATGTCTTTTACAGAGAAACAGAAAATGCTTATAGAGTTGTGTGTCCGAACTATACTTTGTAATCTATTAGAAAGAGAAGAAAGGGATATAAATGATTTCACTGCGGGGCTGCACAACATAAACATAGGTTCTTTTGGAGAGAAAGGATTCAAGTTTGAGGATACCAATGATTGGGTTTCTTGTCTACAAGACTTGCGTGATATAATCGCCATACTAGATCCTGTGTATCATCAACACACGATTGAAATGGGCGATAAGCCTGCCAAGTTAGAGGAAGAAGATGGCTCGTAAAGTTTGGAAACGGAAAAAGGGTACAGACCTCAATGCAAAGTTAAACAACAGCCACCATCATACAGGGGCATTGACCGAGTGTTATTTCAGAGAACTTGATGTACAACTCGTCAAGTTCATTGAAGAATCGGACAGTGTTGTTGGGTGCTTTGCTTGGCTCACAAATCAGAAGGTAATGAAAGCCCTTGTGGAAAAGCCCTGTTGTATGGTTCTCCAAAATGAATCTTGGCTCAATAAGAAAGGAGGTCTTGCTGTCAAGACACGCAATATGTACTCCGAACTCAGAGCAAGCAAAGATAAGTTCAAGGTCGATGGACAAGACATAGAAAAGGACATCTATGTTTGTGGGATGATTTCACACCCACAGAATATGCACCACAAGTTCGCTGTTCGTATTGGGAAAGAGGGCACACCACAATCTGTTTGGACAGGCTCGTTCAATCCAACAACAAACGGAAACCAATCAATTGAAAATGCCCTCGTGATTCACAATGAGGAAGCGGCAAGGGCATACATACAAGAGTTCTTGCAAGTTCGAGATATCAGCAAACCCCTCAAAATCTAAGAGTTGGGGTTCGGGTTCTCCGCCACCATCTTCTTGGCTATCTCTTTGAGTTTCTTTTCTTGCTGTTGCTCTCGGATAATAAGAAGGATCTCGTCTGTGTCTTTGTCGATCTCAACCAATGTTGTTTGGATAGATTTTTCAACTCTATCAAGACCACTCTTTACATCATCTACGGTATCCCCAACCTCTGTTATTCGGATAATGGAGGATGACTCCATTCCCTCCAACCGTTGAACGGAATCGGTCAAGCCTTTGATGGCATCTTTGAGTTCTATCAAAAGAGTGTCTTTTTGGGTTTGGTATGTTTGTATGACTTTATCATACCTAGCCCTAATCATCTCTTCGTTGTCTTTATTATCCTTTCGCAACTTTTCAATACTTTCAAGAAACTTATCTTGCAGAGCATCCATCCGCTTTGTTCCTTGCAAGTAGTTCCAAATCATAAAAGCGAGGAACAGACCTGCCATTCCGTAATCAATTAATGCTGTGAACACTGAATCCATAATGAACCTCCAATACATAGAGGTCATCTATATAAATAGATTATCCACAATAACACGTACAAGAGCAAAGGGGAGTTTATACAAAGTTCGGTTATGGTCTATGGTTTGTGTTGAGAAATCTCAATCAATATTTTTTTATATTTTGGTGACTACCTTGCCAAGTCAATTTTTATAGCATCAGGAGCAATCTTTTTGGCGGCTTTCAGAACACCAATCACTGCATCATCATACTCATATCCATAGGTCTTACAGAAAGCGAAGTCTTGTATTCCTTTTGAGAGATAAAAGTCTTCTCCAACATCTCCCAAAGAACCATTAAACAAAATATAGTCATTTTTCAATTCGGGCTTGCCTTTTCCATTTCTGCCTCCAACCCAAAAGTCACCTCCATCAAAGGTGAGGATAGTCTTGGCTTCACGAAGAATTTTACTCCACTCTTTATCTGAGAAATCCCTACTCATATTCCAATAGTGCGTTCGACCTGCGGTGAGGTATCTTTGGGCAACACGATAAGAAGAAGGCTTCTTTGATGCCAATCGTATTTGAGGGGGCATTACTTGCACACCTCTCTGACTAATCTCAGGAGAAATCACACAAGCAGGTCTTCGAACCAAGTAGTTGGGGCCACTTCTCATACCAAACCTTGTAAAACTGTTCCACAGACATAACACGAGTTGTTTCCATTGGGTTGGGCATATTCGGGTCTGCGATAGACACTTGTGTCAGGTCGTTAGACACAGAGTACACGACACTTGCGTGCGACCAATCACGACCTTCAGGGTTATAGGCAATGATTACAGGAAGCCCTCTGCTAGTCCATTCCTTCAACTGCTCAATGTTGCAAGGGGCTGTCAGGGTGGCTCTCTTACCAAAGTGTTGTGTGGCGGCTACAACCTGCTCCCAAGTTGCCCCTTGCATAGGGCGAGCACCCATCACTTTATTGACTTCTTCCTCTGTGAGATCCATACCAAGAGCATTAAGGCACATCATAAGCGAGCAAGGAACACAGGTATATTGGGTTCTTTGTCTTACAGGTGTCACCAAAGCCTCAGTTATGTAAGATTGAAATTCCATAAAGCACCTCATATATTGTCTGTGGTGCGGATAATATAAAGCAATTATTGCATTTCTTGGATCTGTACAATTGCTTCTGTTGTGCCTGCCCAAAATCCATTTATGTAGGCAAGTCGATAAATTTCCTCTTGAGATAGGTTAGGAGGCAATCTTTCTATATCTTTGGAGAAGTCCTTTCTCTTTAATGTTTTTCCTAGTTTTTCTCTTAGCAGACTAATGAATTTTTTCATAATAACCCTCCGAAGTGGTCTTGAACTTACCGACCACTTTCAAATTCTTGATCGAAAGCCTTGACTAGCAAAGGAGTCATATTCTCAATCCCTTTTAGAACCATCGTGTTTATGGCTGTGTAAACCTTGTCTTTCAAAGAATCTTGTTCGAGAGGGCTTCCTTGAGAGATTGTTGAGAAAATGGCTAGATAAAGTTCTCTCTTAACCCCCTCATTCAACAGAGCACTTGCCACCTGCTCCATTCCTCCTGTGTCCCAATTTTCAAGAATGGTCTCATCTTCTTTTGTCTCAGGGTAGTGGTGTGTCATTATTCCCTTCTTTGTTTTACACACCTCGACACGAATATGGGCAAGAGCATATTCGTCGTGTACTCCGTGTTTTTTATCTAACATTTTATCACCTCTATTTTTATATGAACCACAATACCCAACATAGGGTTGAATAATTTGCCTATACTTAAGGATTTGCAAAAACGGACAAGTAATGACTCCTTCTGAAATAGCAGAAATCTCTAAGTATATGACTATTTGGTTCAAGAAAACCCCGATGGGGTATTCTGATTTCAGGGAAGTTCCCACTAAATATGCTTTGGATATTTTTGATAAGATTAAGAAAGGCTCTGCCTACGATGTCGTTATTGATGAAGAGTTTGGAAAGGGGTTTTCGGAATACTTAAGAGAAGCAATGAAAACTATTGAAGAAATCCCAAAGCAGGCTTCTATTGATAAGTTTGGTTGAGGCGAGCAAGAACATCACGAGTTGCGTGATAATGGTGAATGGGAACATTACTTTGAAGATTGGGAAAAAGAATTAGGAATACAGGATATGCGAAAACAAGCAAGCAGCGATGAAAAGGAACTTCGGAATATTTTCCGTTTGTTGCAACAACAGTTCGGCTCTGCCAATCGATGGAATCAATCGGGCTTTGAAGATCAATATGTTTCTATCGAAAAAGGAATACTACTGTTCTCTTACACAACAGGTCTTCGTGGAGAGGACTTAGATAACTCCGACTTAGAAGATGATATCCGAATAGACAATAAAAAACAGGTCGAAAAGTTTTTGAAGTCAAAGGGCTATGACTTTGTTCTTGAATGCACAAACCCTTATTGTGATACCTTCATGCTGACCTTGAAAGGCAAAGAGTGGATGAAAAAATACAACCCCAAGTATGCCAAGCAAGCAAAAGATGAGTGTTCCGACAAGAATAAAACAATGGAATATGTCAAATGCCGAGCCGAGAAGATGGAGAAGGAACAAGGGTATCCTGTAGATAAAGCCTTCGCTACCGCTTGGTCAATCGCCTGTAAGCACAAGAAACTGCCTGACTCAAAAGAACACTGTCAAAAGAAACCTTCTGAATACTTTCCTAAAAAGAAAAAAGCATCCAATGGAGAAATCAATATGAAAAAATTAACTGCCAACGACTTGATGTCCTCTGAGGACTATCAAGAAATACTCGCTGAAGAAATGACAGCACGGTTTGAAAAAGGTAAGCCTGCCGACCCAACTGAAAATATGTCTCCCGAACAAAAAGAAGAGTGGGAAGCCCAAAAGGAAAAGAACAAAGACAACTTCAAGAAGGCAGGCAAAGGTTTGTCCGAGAACGAGATGTTAGATCTCCTTGATGAATTGGGGTACTCCACAGAAGATTTTGAAGATGATGCCAAACTCCTTAGAGAGTATGCTTCTAATGAAGGGTATGAACAAAAGGGAGACAAGTTCCATAAAATCAAAGGCAAGAAAGCCGATGACTTGATGTCCGCAGAAGATTTTGAAGAAGTGCTTGCAGGGCATACTCCTGAGTCGTTCAAGAAAATGATGAAAGATAATCCTGAACTTGCAAAGAAGTTTAAAGATGAAGAAGTCAATAAAGACAATTACGAAGAAAAATTGAAAGGCAAGAAAGCAGGACAATCTGTTCGTGAAAGTGAGATGGATATCGGTACTGTTTATGTTGGAACTTTCGGTCACCAAACTTGGCACTTCAAGCCCACCGCTGCGGCTGCTAAGAGCGGCAAGGTCAAAGGGTTGATAATGGGCTATGGGGAGAAGAAACCCAAGACCGCTTTCATTGGAAAGAAGACAGGTTATGATGGGGTCAAGTGGGAAGAAGCAAGTGATGTTCCTGCTAAAATGAAATCTGCTGCAAGCATGACACCACAGCAAAAGAATATTCTGAAAACCATTTCTGAACTTGGCAAGAAGACTCCTCTTAGAAAAGCCTTTAAGTTGGATATCGAATACGCAACCTCTTGGGGCATTTCAGTAACCATTAAAGATGCCATCCCAAAGCATACAGTATCTAAATTAGATATCACCTATATGAGCGAACCTGACTTTTTGTACTACACAATCATAGGTGCAAATGAAGAGGAAGAATACATAGAGGTGAGAAAAGCAGGAGCATTGATTGAAGCAGGGGATATGAGTGCCCTAGCAAATCCGCTTCTAAAAGGACTTAGAAAGTTCCAATCGAGATCTGCTGCCGAAGATATTATGGCAGGACACACGCCTGAATCCTTTAAGAAATGGTGCAAGGACAATCCTGATGCTTGTGCTGAGTGGGAAGAGAACACCGAGAAATATAAAGATGTCGTGAAAGACCAAAGTAAGAAAGCATCTCCTATTGGAAAGGGCAAGATGGGTTATGTCGCCTTTTGGATAAAGGGTCGTGATGGTTCTGACCGAGTTGAAATTATGGCAGACAGTAAGTATGAGGCACAACAGTTGGCAGTAGCATACTTTCAAAAAACCACACGCAAAAAAGTGAAAGGCTTTGATATCGCTATTGAACTTGCCGATACCCCTATCTCTACTCAACACCTTGCAAACAAGGAAGCAGATTGTGGTTGTGAGGGATACCAAGTGTTCTATGTTCAACCTGAGCAACACGAACACTTTGATGCTTACGAGCCTGAATACTTTGCTCCTGAGCCTGAGCCTTATTCGCCACTAGATATGTCTATGTACGAACAAATGTTGGGCTTGCCTCGATTTGCGACACAACAAAAGATCGCTGATGCCGAGCAATTAATAAAAGATAATGATGCCCTGTTGGAAGTGCTAGAAGCACAGACCGACATGATCAATAAACTATTTTAAGAGGATATTATCAATGGCTGCAAACCCTATGAATACCTTTGCTGACTTAATAGAACTAAGGGCTGCTTTTAATGCGGCTTTTACAGCAACAGACCTTACAAAAGAAACTCTTAAAAAGTTTGAAGCACTCAGCCTGCCTGCGGATGATAGCACAACCAAAAGATTGGAACTCCAATTGAAAAAGTTTGAAGCGGCTATCAAGAAGGCTCGGAAGGCGATGAACACTGCCACAAAAAAGAAAGTTCCTGATGAGTTAGTGAAGTACTTCAAGAAAGAACTCAAGGCTTTGAAGAAAGTTCTTGGTGCAGGAGTTTTCGGAACACCTGCCTATGGGGTGGTAGCCTTCGGAGGAAGAAAGTTATCCTTTTATATCTCAGTTCCTTTGAAAGACAGTTCCTCTATAAATTTCCAATTGGTTCTTCAATATGAGGAAGCCAAAGAGGGCTACACAAATTATCGAAGAACTTACATTCCTCCTGTCCCTGCTAAGGTTAAAACTGAGGCTTTTATCTCCTTCGGCAGCCTTGAGAACACCGCATCTTATGGCAGAGGTTATGTAGATAGCAGCGGACTCCTTGAAAAACTGAAAAATGACAAGTATGTTCATTATCCGAACTTGGCTCAGATACAACAGCAACTCGATGCAGAGAAAGCAGAATTAGAGAGATTGTCCAACAGGGTCTCCCACCTAGAATTCAGAGACATTGAAGAAAGAAATGGAACGTTTGTAGCAGAGTTCGAAACTCGGTACGACCTGCATTGGGAATATGACCAAGAGGGTATGAGCAGAAGAGAATGGGATGATCAAGCCAATGCGTATCTTAAAGAGGATGCTGACCGCCTTCACAATATTTTTCCGAAAGACACCTATCGCATACAAGGTGACGTTATGGATAAAGGATACGCATCTTTCTATGTTCAAAAGAAATAGGAAAAATTTATGCTGTTACCCATTTATGAATATCGGAAAGCCCTAAAACTTGGAAAAGGGCTGCATCGAAAACAAATGCAGGAAGCCACAGCGTTGTCCAAAGTCGATCCACAATTAGCACAGGCTATGGTTCAAATGGGCAATGGGGAAACAGACAGGGTTTCTATTGGACAAAAATCAGGAATCAAGGCATCTCGCCTATTGCCTTCTCAAAGAACTATGAGAATAAAACACGCTGTGGGGATTGCTCTTGGTATGCTCAAATCTAAAAAGATTGGAGGAGGGATTGGAGCAATTATCTCAAAAGATGGGCACATTATGGATGGACATCACCGTTGGGCAGCGAGTATTTTAGCGGCAGGTGAGCAAGCAACCGTTGGAGGTTGGGTGGCAAACTTGGAAGGAAGAAAACTTGTGGCTGTTTTGAACGTTATCACCAAAGGATACTTTGGAAAACGAAATGGAAACAAAGGCACAGGAGACATCAAAAAATTTACCCCCCAAGAAACAAAAAAAGTTCTACTAGAATATACCACTCAGGGTCGAGGGGGTGCGTATGCTATGTCAGCAGAAGAGATTCAAGATATTCTCATAGACTATTTCGGATCTGTTGAAATAGGTATTTCAACAATGTCCTCTAATGCTTCCTACATAACAACAAGCGTTCCAAGTTGGGCACCGGATCGTATAGATATGCCTGTAATCGACTCTAATGAAGTTCCTGAAGCAGCGAAATTACTGAACAAGGGTTTGGTTGATTGGAATGAACCTTTTACACAATAAAAATGAATAGGAGAATCTATGAGAAAACGACTTACTTGGAAAAAGAAAGCCACCACCAACACAGATCAGTTTGTTGAAAAACAAGCAGGATCAGGAATGTATGGCTCAACCAAAGCAATCGAGAGTTCTGTTCTTGCTAGTGTCCGTAAAATACAAAAGAGAGCCGATAAAATCGCAAAGGCGTTGTACAAGAAAAATGCAAAGACCGCACAGTTCTTGGCAACACACTCAAAGCGTTCTAAGTCTTCCTCTGCAAAAGTGATTATGGATGCGATGGCGAATCTCGGACCTAAGTTCGCTGCTGACAAAACAGCAGGACACGGAATGTATGGATACGAATCGAAAGTAGCCGCACTTTGTCTTGCAGGTTGCACAGAACTTAAGCAATATGTCGGTGAGGTCGTGTCCGACCTGCACAGAAGAAAAGCCGCAAAGCACGCCAATGTTATGTCCTTCTTGAAAACTCACAAGAAGGAAGCCAAGTGTGATTGTTCTTCAATGATGCTTTCTTACTACCCTGATGCGAGTACCAAGTTCGCTAGCAACACCCCCAAGACCGTAAGCGATTGGATTAAATGGGAGGATTGGAAATGAATCAAAAAGACAAATTACTGACCCTTGCTCGCCATGCCCGTAATAGTCGTGATTGGGAAACCCTTGAACAAGTGAAAATGCTCAATGAAACCTTGAATCTACTCTCCGAAAATGAAGAGGGTCTTCTTCATTGGGGTGTTTATGCTAAGTGGATAGCCCTTGCTATGAACTCAAACTTTTTCCACCACCTACGAGATTACAAGAAATACAACTTGGGTGTGACCTTTTCAAGTGCAGGACAAGTCCTTGTAAGAGAAATTGTAGATCCCGACAAGGCTAAAAAGTTTTATGACTTAGGGTATGACATTATCGAACTACAATTTGTTGCTTCCAACGTTATTCCTGAAGAATATCTTAGACGAGATTGGGATGACAAGATACTCGATGAGATAAGCGAAATTGAGAGTAATGTAAAAGAAGCGGTCTCTACTTTTATGTCTGATATTGAGCAATTTGCGGAAACCTACGGGTGGATGAAATGTCGGCAAACAAAAATCTATGTTTCTTCTCGAAGGGAGTATGGCACGAATATAGTTCTCGAAACGGGAATCTCTCTCAAAGAAACCCTCAAATAGGAGATTGGAAGTGAAAAATAAATTAATAGAATTGGCGAGGGGTGCGAAAGAGCAAAGAGACAAAGGTATCTTGGAGCAAGCACAGATGCTGAATGAGTCTTTGAATCTGTTTTCAGAAGAAGAGAAGATAAAATACTTCATTTGGGATGTAGATAAGCAATGGGAAGCCTCAGGGTATCAAAGAAAACTCGAAGCCCTTGCAAAGAAGTTCGCAACAGGAGAAAGGGAGGTCATCTTTTATGGTGACTATGATAATACAGCAGAATTAGAAATAACTCTGAGACTCTATGATTATGTTCCTGATAAAGTCATTGACACATATATGGAAAATCCCAAATATGGAATGTATGAACTAGAAGAAACGAAACTTTGGGAGAAGACAGGGGCAAGGTTAAAAAAACAAGCCGAAGGATTTATCAAAGATATTGTTTCGGTGTTTAGTAATTCCGATCTCTATGATATAAAGTTCAAAGGAAGTAGGATTAGACCACGAAATATCCTTGTAAGGCGTGTCGAAGGATACTATGCAGGAGATTATGACGCAGGGCTTTTATTATCTTTCGATATTGAGATTAAGGAATAGGCAGTATCTTCCAAAAGTACTTGGATAGGTTTTGGCTGACAGCATAGGTGTCCAATATCATATACTCAGGAGGGTTCATTATTTCGATAGTGAACTCTCTATCGTTTTCAGCAAAGACCCTACAAACCATACCCTCTTTGAGGGTTGATCCCAAGTCTTGCAGTATGACATACACTTTTCCCACCATATCTATTTTCGGTTATTGTCTTATTATTGGGGGACATATGTGAGAGGTGCATTATGTCAGAAGTCATAGACCTAACCCAAATCCTGAGAAGGAAAAAAATGGTGAGATACCTAACTGAAGGTATTCCCCTCGACCTATCCCCTGAGTTACTTGAAGAATTCAAGTTTCGGTTGGAACACGTCATTTCAGAGAAGGGCTTGTATACAAAGCACAACTATGAGTGCGAAGGGTTCGATGTGGATGAAATCGAAATCTATTTTAGTGAAGAGTATGAGATCGAAAATCGCTTGATGACCATTGCTTTCATAGATGGGGTGTTGACCTTCTTAATGCCTGATACTCTTGTGGTAGGCACAGAAAATTTTACACTATTTGGTCGCATCGCAGTAGCCACCATTAACTGTTGGGAAAGTTTTGAAGAACTAATCAAGTTCATAACACAAGAACTCGATTAGTATCCCCAAAACTGTTCATAAGATAAGCCCTTGCAACGCACGAGCAATAATATATAGTCCATCACCGTTTCCCTCCTAGTTGTGAACGGAGGCTATGTTAACACATAAAACACAGTTCGTTTGTGACTTGCTTATGACCAAAACCAACGAGCCAATAAAATACCTGCTGCTATGTCACTTGGGTAGTGCATACCCCCAACCATTCGAGTGCGAGAAATAAGAGCGGCTACTCTCATCCACTCATCTGCAAGTTCAGGATACAGGTTCGTGTAGTACAACCTCAACATTTCTGCCTGTGTTGTATGTCCTGAGGGATAAGACGCTGACCAAGCCGAAATACTATCCATCGGATAAAGTTCGACATCGTAGTAAGAAGCAAGTTGAAAGGGGCGTGCTCTATTGAAAGAGTACTTCAAAAAAGCAACCACCTCTGCCACCCTATCACTGATGTTTTCAACCACAGGAATCATTGGGTCTATTTGATACTCGGCACAAACCTCATAGAACATAGAGGTCAGGTCTTCGTCTGCTTTTACGATGAGGGGTCTCATATAAGGTCGCTCTTCTTCTTGCAGAAGATACAAGTACTCTAATTCGGACAGGGTTTCTTCTGAACTATTTCGAGGGTGTTCAGGTAGTTGGGGGATATCCATTCCGCTTTCAACAAACTTATCGAGCAGTTCTTCGTGTGAGTCAGAAGGATTCCCATAGCCCAAGATATCATCGATGTACATTTGCCTCTCCAATAATGCCTCTATAAAAATATAAAAGCATTATCGTGGAGGACGTTCTATGAAAAACCCAAGCATACAAAGAGTTGCCAACGCATACATCAAAGCCTCTTCTTTTGATATTGAGATGAGTACAGGTATGTGGAGTGATGGACAACAGTTCCTTAAGGCTATCAATAAAGAACTGAGTGCAGAGGGACTACCTGAGGTGTATCGAGTGGTGATTGACTCTCTGAAGGGATTCAATGGATATGAACTTATTCTTTCTTGGAAGGAGAGTTACGGTCAAGTAAAGAACACACAAATGTGCAATGTCATAAAGAACTATGCTGAAAAGAAATTTCCCACAAGCCTGTCGGTGCAGCCCTCAAAGATAACAGGCAGGGCACACTACAAAGTCATTTTGAAATAGGAAAACGCAATGAAAACGCCAAGTATTAAAAGAGTTGCTTTTCACTACTTGAACAAAAGAGCGAGCCTATATGAGAGAAATCTTTAATGGAACTCTACACCTATAAAGCCACTATCACATCTGTCTATGATGGAGATACCTGCACCGCAGATGTCGATCTCGGTTTCTATATGATACAACGAAAGGTCAAGGTTCGCCTTTATGGTATCAACACCGCAGAACTTAGGGGTGGCACAGAGGAAACAAAACAAGCCGCTGTACAGGCTCGTGACTACCTCAGAAATTGTGTTCTCAACCAAGAGGTGTTGTTGAAATCTTGTGGGAAAGGCAAGTATGGTCGTTGGCTCTGCGAAATCTTTGTGGTTGATCCACAGACAGGCGAGAAGACCAATGTCAATCAGAAACTAATCGAACTTGGTCTTGCTGTTCCCTATATGGTCTAAGAGTTCTTATCGTCTCGCAACTTATCAAGGTTGTCAAGATACGGTGGTGATTTGACTTTGTAATCCCAAAGCCAAGCCCATCGTTTTCTCGTTGCAAGATACTCTAAGTTAGAGTCATTGACATATGCCTCTTGTTCGGCTCGGATACAATAGTAGGAGATGTTCCCTTGCTTATGTATCAACAGACCAATGAACCAATCCCATAGATACACAAACCAAAAGCCAATAAAGAACAGGTCAAGGTATTGTTGGTAGTGAATGGTTTCGTGGTTGCGGAGTTTCTCATCCATCTCACCACGAGCGATAACGACAAAGCCTAACGTGATAGCCCCAATGGTGATAGGGGATACCTTACTTAGCCACACAGGTATGCGACTATTCTCAATAAATATGGGTTTCCAATTTTTCAAAATACAAATCCTCCATCTGATCCCTCTTGGATTACATCAAAGGCATAATCCAAAAGACTCAAAATCTGTTTCTGTTGTTTTCCTATTAAGGATTGCATATCGACTATCAAATGATTGATAGTGTTTTCGTAAATCTTCGCATCCCCAATGTATGATAAAAGAGTATCGTTCAAGGCGTTCTCAAAGTCAAATCTTGGTGCTACGGTGGAAGCGATGTTCCACGCATCGTTTTCTGCGTGGTTACGTCTGACATTTAACAAATGTCGTTCAAAATCTAAATCTCGACCATCCTCAGAAAGAGCCTCTATAAGAGAAGCCACTTGCAAAAGAGCCTCTCGGTTTTTATTTTTTAGACCTCTTTTCCAAATGGTGAATAGTTTCTTTTTGTGTTCTTGACTAATTGGTTTTTGCATTAGGAACTCCTTTCTACTTTATAGAATATAGAAAGAATAAAAAGAAACCCCTCGTTTCCTCAAAGTTCTGAACACCGACTGACTTGCAAGTGTCGAAAGGAAACAAGGGGGACATATCTCGTAGCAAAGATGCGATCTCGCAAGCAGGGAACATCAATGTTCAGAACTTTGCTCTGCGGTGAGATTTTTCTTTTCTAATTTTTGTTTGAAACAAAAGCGTTGAGTTTCTTGGCTTCCTTGATTACATCTTCCGCTGTATATCCTTTCCACTCTTTATCGCCCGAAGCAGCGAACTGCATTTGAGCATTGTTTCTAAGAATTTCTTCGGCTAAGTGAAGGAGTTGTTGACGAATTTGATAAGCAGTTTGATTGTCTGCCATGAGTCACCTCTTTATGTGTGTGTATGTGTGTGTATGAACCTATCTGATTGAAGGTTCGATATACTATACCCAAGAAAACTTCCTTGTCTTTTATTTATTTTTTTCAAATAAGACCCTTGTGTTTTCGGTACTATCCACAAAGGAGAGAATGGTGATAGATACGCAAGCAGATGACTTTTGGGCGTGGGTGAGTTTAGGTTGGGCACTGACCCTACTCGTATGGCTGTTGATACTTTGGGAAATACGAAGACCCCCAAGCCCCTGTGATGGAATTTATTTTAGAGAAGCACACCTAAGATGTCTTTGGGAGCAAAGTAAATAGTTTCTCTATATTCTTTTCAAAGTGTATTGGAGAAAAACATAATGGCTCGTTCAGACAAAGAAAAGAAAGAAATATATGACAAGTGGAAAGGCTTGATCAATATGAGCCAATCGGCTCTCGATGAATGGGCTAAGAATCCTGCTCGTTTGGAAGCCTCTCTCAATAGAGCGAAAGCCAAAGATGAGGGTGGGATTCAAAGTGGTCTTGATTCTCTCCACCGCATCAAAAGAAGAAAGTCCAAACCTGTCAAAGAATGGTCTGACCAAGATTACGACAATGCGGCTCAGGAGAATGGGTTCAATGGTCGTATGTTGGGCGGCAAGATTGGACAGCCTGTAGGTAGTACAGGAATGTCCAAGTGGGAAATCTCACTACGCAATTGGGGACACGACCCTGCATTGAGTTCAAGCCCTGCTAACGCCAAGTATAAGGCTTGGAAGAAAGCAAACAAGGATGCTATTGCAAAGTCCAAAGCGAAAGCCAAGAAGAAAGCCTCTGTCGAAAGAGTTGCATATCAATATTTAATTTCTAGGAGCAGATAATGAGAAATAGGAGAGCAGGGAAAAAGTTCCCCCCATCAATGGGAATGAGAACCCCAAGCAATCAGAAGCACAAGAAAGATCCAAGACCAAAGGCTCGCCCTGCGGACACTTGGGATGACAAACAAGTCTCTCGTGGAAACTCTGCTTGGTATCGTGCTATGGATCGAATGATTGACAAGGGAATGTCCGAGCGAGATATCGTTCATTCTATTTCAAAAAAGTTCAAGATTGACCCTATGGCTATCAAGAAAGAACTTCGTGGTCGTATGCGAATGGCAAATGAGATGCTTGCCGACAGTGATGGCAACTATATGAGTGTTCAGAACATTGAGAGCATACTTAATGCCGCTGAGTTCCTTTCTGAAATGATCTATGATGGCGACGAAATGGAAGATTGGGTTGAGGACAAAATCTCTGTTGCTCGTGCCGCCCTGTCAGATGTCGCTCGCTATTACAACAGTGGTCGTTCTATGTACGCATCAAGTCGAACCTTCTTGGCACATTCATACAAAGAAGCCCTCCGAAAAATCCAAATTCAAAAACTTATGGGTCAGGGACAGTTTTCTTTGATTACCGCATATCGAAATGAGAACTCTAAGTCAGAGAACAAGCGTATCCAAACAGAGTTGAGAGTAGAACTTGCGAAAATGGGATACAAGCCTGAAACCTTGAAAGCATCTTGGGATGGAAAAACCGAACAATCTCTTCTTGTAAAAGGAATACCCTTTGGAAAGGCGAAAGCACTTGGCATCAAGTATGGACAAGACGCTATTATTTGGAAAGGAGCAGGAGAGCCTTGGGTTGGGATGTATTATTTCAATGGCAAGAACGCAGGGAAGGTTGAGGTCGCTCTCGATACAAAGAATATGTCTGTCGATTATGATGTATCAATGGAGAAAGACCTGTACAGTAAGGCTCGTGGTTTATCCTTTGAGTTGGATTTCCATTGGGGTAAGTTTGTGAATACAAGCGGAGGTTACATAAAACCAAAGCACCTTGAGGAATGGCTAAGAACCTACTTTGATTTGGAAGCCATTGTGTCTAACAACGAGATACTTATCAATTAAGGAGGGATTATGAAAAAGAGCATTGCAAAAAATCTTGAATCTGTGTGGTTTGGTAAATCTGCCAAAACATACGAAAGAAAGACCCCTAAAGAAGTGGTCAAAGAACATTACGCAAAACGACCCAAAAGAATGGGGGATGGATCTTCTATTTCGTGGCAAGGGGAGAAAGGTCGTGAGGGAGATAGGTTCTATCCATTGACCACCTTTGAGGAATCCTTGTCTGAATTCGAAAAGAGAATAGAGAATGGTAACAGGGGAATTCCGGGCGGATGGCGGATATACTTTGATCCAAAGAAAAAGAAGCACTTTGCGTTTTCTTATTACAACTCAATGTGAGTAGGAAATAAATACAAAAAAAGGGGAGTCAATTGACTCCCCTTTTGATTATCTCAATCTGAGATACTTAGAATGGTATGGCTTCAACCACAGGCTTTGGTATTTCATACCCCATTTCAAGGTAGGCTTCTTTAACTGAAAGTTCTCTCTTATGGGAGATGACATCTACCGCCAAGTTTTCTGCACGATGATAAAGGTCACTAGCCGTTGTTCCTGTGCCCCCTTGCTCTTGAAGGACTTGGTAAATGTGTCCTATCGCTTGCCCAAATACACTTGCCCACTCAGGTTGGCTTGTTGCATAGTCGTGTGGGCTGTAGTCATATTGGTGTGGGTCTTCCTGCCACTCACCCCGTTCCATCAACTCAATAATGTAATCTCCTGTTCTGCTCATAGTTTCCTCCTTCAAATACGACAAGTAATCGGCTCGTTCGAGGGTGTTGTCTTTTGGTATTCGCATCCCCAACTGCACCTCGTGTAGATAAACATGCGAGAAATTATTCGCAAACCTCTTATAGACTTCCTCTTTGTCGATTCCGAACTGAGAGAGTTCTTCCGCAAGTGCTTGGATTTCTTCTCTGTCGAGGTTCATCCCTGTTGTGTGTTTCTCATTGAGGAAGGCGGATATCGCCATCTCAAATTCGTAGTTCAACCTGTCACAAACAGGTGTGTCTAAGTCCGAGTCGAAGATGTAGTCATCAAGGTTGATTTTCATTATACACCTCGTGCTTCAAAGTCTCGGCACGCATCCCACCCACTTGCTGTAAGTTTGTGGGGCTTTCTCTTTTCAATAAATTCGTGATCTATTAAGAAAGATAAGAAAGGCTCAACGGGTCGTGTTGCCCTCAACCCTTTGTGGGCTGTCAAACACCACGCAGTTTTCATAACACAAAGATGCTCTAATGCTCTGTACTCCATTTCTTCTCTTGATAGGGAATCAAGTTCACAAAATTGGTCTTCCTTTAGATTGTCTCGGTAGTCATTGAACTCCCCATCTTTAAGAATTTTGAGTTTTGGCTTAGTCATCGCACACCCCCATCATCCCATTGATAATCTTCTGTCCTACCTCTGCAAACTCTGCCATTTCCCGTTTTTCTTCTTCTGTATACACGGGGAGAGGAAAGGGCACAAAACGTGCAATCTTGTGTTGGATATATTTTTGGTTGTTATCCCCTGAATAATTAACTCTCAGGTTGTCCCTGCGATAGGCGGTGTCGGTTCGTTCATCTACGAAAGCCCAATAGTGAGTATCCACCATTGACTTTGTGTATGCCCCTGTGTGGGTTGTGTTGTCTGTCAAAGATATCAAATGATAGTAGCCGATCTTCTTCTTGTCGAGATAGACAGAGTACTTTCCTTGATGTCGCCTAGACGAGAAAGTGACTCTCGCCATTTGGCGTTTCTTTTCTTCTTGTTGTTGTCGGATTGCGTTCATTGTATTCTCCTGTCAGGTTTCAATGATTGGTTGTTGTAATAAAAGTCTTGTCTCTGCTATACCGACATCGGATGGTTTTCCGTTTGTCTTGTCATAGTCGATCAATAAGCCGCTAAAGTCGAACTCTATCTTCTGACCGCCTCTTGCTGTCCAAGATGTAAGCATCCCATATCTTCTGTTTGGGCATCGAGGTTTATTCATCAGGGCTTCAATGCGAGCCTTGTTCCGTTGCTTTCTTTGGAATCTTTTCTTTTGTTTGCGGTTCATTTTTCACCTCTCTTTTTGAAAGACACACGAGCCTTTCGGGTTTTTTGTTGCAGGGCTGTAAGTACTACCGATTTCATCTCGGTGGGTAGTTGTGGAAACACCTCTTCGAACTTTGGGTGCGTCCTGACATTGGTTTGGAAGAGCAATTGGAAATAGTGTCCAAGTCTTTGAGATAACTGACTATCCTCTAAAACAAGGTAGTCGGTCTTTGGCTCAGAGACAGAGAACTCTCCAAAGGGGGTTTCATATCTTCCTTTGCCCTTCTCTCGGAGTTCTTCTTTCCCTTGTTCGATGTAATCTTGAAGGGTGGATTGGAAGAGCCACATAATTGCGAGCAACTCTTTTCTATCCTTTGTGGTATCCCATTCCTTTTGAAGGGAATCGAATAGCCTTTGGAATTGTAGATAAGTAGACATAATATTCTCCTTTGAATTAAATACAAAAAAACTCCCCACCCGAAGGTGGGGGTTCTTTATAGGAATTCCCTATGCACATTCATAGTGAATAGGGTTTTTTGAATTCTCAACATCCCATATTGCTTTGCTGCCCATTTTGATGGTTTTACCACACTTGTCACACTCAAGGTCACAAGGGGCTTCCATCACTGTTGCAGGGTCGATAACAGCACTTGACTTAGGGGCTTCAACCTCAACAAGATCCTCCCAAGATTCTTCAACCTTTTCAGGCTCTTCTTCTTTGGACTCTGCCTGTGCTTTGGCTTCCTCTTTTCGCTTGGCATCTTCAGCATCAAGCCCCTCTGCAATTTCGAGGAAAGCAAGGAAAGCAGTTCTCTTACAAGACCCTGCAAGAGGACAAGCCTTGCAAGTAGGACTTCTCTCTGCCCAATAACCAAAGCAAGAGGTTTGAGAGATAGCGATCTCTTTAATACTCTCGTCATTGTGATAAGTATCCTCAGGAATATCTCCGATTGTCCAAGACACCCCATCACCTTCTTCAAAGTTGGTGGGATTTGCAACAGGTTTGGTGACTCGAACTTCAACAACAGTATCTTCTTGCCATTCAACCTTTGAGGCAGGGGCGTTTCCTTTTGCCTTTGTGATACCCTCAGCGGTCAAGCCATACTTACCACGACCCTTCGCCTCGCCCAACCCTTCTTCACGAAGTTTGGTAAAGGCTTTGGTGATATTGTATCGTACCCAAGAGCGAGGATTTTTCTGACTTGTCATATAACCCCAAGCATCTTCCTCAATAGAGTGATGGTCACAGAAGGCTGTGACCATATCATCAAGTTGAGTGTGATCCGCAGGGGTGGCTACCAAGCCGCCAAGCACTATCAGAAGAGAAGGCTTGAGTTTAGAGGGGGAAAGTTTTGTAGTCATAATGACCTCCGAATGAAAAATGAAAGAGAAAAAATACAGCAGTTTATCAACTACATCCTCTATACGATAGAGAAAATTTTACGTTACACCTTCAGGCTACTTTTATTTTAGCCTCTGCAATTCTGACAGGGATAAGCGTTGTCAAATCTCCACGATCCGACCCAATATAGGCTTCCTCGCCTTTTCTAGTGAGAGATAAGGTATTGATCCCTGTGGCTCTGATCAGCCCTGCGGATATCAAATTATTTACCATTTCAACATCTTTTGATGTCTCTTTGCCCCAAGATCCTGATTTCACTGCTCCCAAGATCACCATTTGTCTGTGATGATCTTGACCGATCTTCAACAGGTCTTTTCTCATATAGGATTTGAGAACTCTTGCTCTGCTTTCAGATCGATCAATCTCCTCCGCCAACTCCCCATCAGACAAATCTGACATAATTGCATTGAGGACTTGTGCGTTGAACTCCCCTTTATGTGTCCCCTCCATTGTATTTATGGCAAGGAGAATACCACGATAGGACTCTCGGCTCTCCAACTCCTCTTGATCTATATAGACATCTTCAGGGCTACTGCTATGGTCTACCACCACAGATGTAATGTTGCCCTTATCGTCAGACACCACCGCTTGATCAAATGAGTCGTGTCGATGTTGAGATTGGGATTCCCCTGATATGACCTCTTGCTTAGACCTCTTGCCCCTTGCACGACAATGAGCATCTTGACCGCCTTTTTGCGTAGCATTTGTATGCTCTCGCATAGCAAAATTGACGATAACAGAAGCATACACCTTTTTGCCTGCTTTGAGTTGCTTGTCAAAGGCTCTGTTCTTCAGGGCTTTGGCATTGTAGTTTGCGAGAACATCCTCTGCTTCCTCACCTGTTCCATAAAGTTTGGAGGATAACTTGCGGAGGATTTCCTTGTGCATTTTTGGATACTCTGTGCGATACCATGTGTCGGTGAGAGAGTTTTCTTCTTCGGTTTCGATAACAGGTCGTACAGGCTCTGTGGTCTCTAGGGTATGCTCATAGACACCCCAAGCGAAATCAACGAAGGTTACAGGCTCTGTGCGGCTGTAATAAACATCCTCAGTGATAAGATGGTTCTTATACTCGGTGAGGGATACCTTGAGATTGAGAGGGGCTACCTCTGTTCTTCTATATAGATTGTCTAGGACAATAGTGGTGTTCGTAATGAATTCTTTGGTATAGTTAGAAACGAACCACGCCAACGTGCGATTTTTCATAGGGGTCTCCCATTTTGATCAGTGATGTAGGATTAAGCGTGACCGTAGTCACAAAAGATGAAAATCTTTATTACAGACAGTATATCATAGATTCCGAAAAATCGTCAAGGTTTTTGTGCGATAAAGATCCTCAATAATTTGTCTATCGAATGTGGTTGGTGAAACTACGGTTAGGAGTTACAAAAATGAATTTCAAGAAAAAGGCTTTCAGCACAAAAGATAAATCGACCCTGATACGGACATTTATTAATGACCCAAATTTTGGGAACTTGAGTAACTATCCTGATATTGTGAGTGCTACGGATTCCCAATTAGCGGAGATGTTTGACTACGTTGTTGTTCAAGGAAAAAGACAGTGGAAAACTGGACCTTCAAATATGAACTCAAAGGAATGGACAGAAGAGATAGAGTCAAGGTTCTCCTATTATCTAAGTGGGCAAAACATCAATACGACTATTGATACAACAGTTGATGACCCCACCCAAATGATAAAAAATGTTCACAGACAAGACAATATTCTTGGGAGGAACATACAAGGTTATATCGGAAGTAAGCCTGCTAACGAGCAGCACGTAGGACAACTTGCCGCAGGGTTCATTAAGTTTATGGCATCTCGTGTAAAGGATATGCAGAAAAACCATAAGATTATGAGAAGGCACATCAAGAATGTCACAGAACTTGGTGGGAATACTGATGAAGATGGTGGGCTAGATATAGAAAATATGGCAGATGAAGCCGCTATGGGTGGAGGTCGAGCCACAGGACACAGGTACTTTTTAAGAAATTGGCACGACTACTACAAGTACTCATCAGAGGTACAACAAATCGGAGAAGCCATTGAAGGCATTGATAGTGTTTTTGTCGACTTGGTTCAAAATGCGATAGAGCCTGCGATCCTAAAGCAAACCTTCAAGGCAGGCGGTCTGACAATTGAAGAAGAGCGGTTCATCTTCTATGCAGGATTTGGATTAGATTACTTCGTTCCTTTTTCAAGTGGATCATCTGAAAACCAAACTCAACAATTGGGGAATATGCGAATTGTTCCTCCTTTCAGAAAGCCCTCTGTGTATGACCTTAGTTACTATTTGCTTTGTTCTGCTTTGAAGAGAAGTGGGATGACCTTAAAAGAATTCGGAGATGTTGAAGAGGTAGCAGGAAAAAAATCCAAAGGGAAGATGTCTGCTAGTGCGAACTATAAGAAATACTTGAAAGCAATAGAAATGGCATTCAATGGGGGGTCAGGAAAGCCTTATGATCAAGTCTATGGGAACGCAGGAAAAACAGCCCAAACAACCGCTGCCAAAATAAAAAACACTAATCAATTTGAAGCGAAGGATTTGAACGGATTGCGAGCCATCATCACTAAGAAGATTGGGTCACAAGGACAGTTTGAGAAAGCGGCTTTCGAACTAACTCAATTCCACATTGAAATGGACGAGGATAAGTCTTATGCGGAATGGCTTCCTGAGGGCTTTGCTTCGAACTATCCAAAGTACGCAAAAGAACTACTCAAGCACTTTGAAACGTTAGATATAGGACTTACCATCCTTGCAAGTAAGAAAACAGCCTCTGCTGTTCGTGTTGCAAATGCTTATATGGATAAGTACAAGAACAATCGACTTATCCAACGAGTGGCTTACAAGCACTTGATGAATAACGCCAACCCCAAAATCAGTTTTTAGTTTAATCCATACTTAGCCAACAACTCAGGGGAGGGGATGAATCCAATGTCATTTCCTCCCTTGAACTTTAACAAGAGTTCCTTCACCTGAGCATCATTCAATCCTCTCAATGCGTTCTCTTGTGCTTGCCAATGAGCCTTTGCAAGTTTTGCAGACTCAGCAGGAACACCAAGACCCTCTATTTTTTCAATGGGTTGGGGTTTGTTTATTGCAACACTTCTTTTTAGGAAAGCCATAGGACACCTCACACAAAGGGGGGGGGAATAAAAGAGTTATTGACCATCAAAGAAAGAGCGTGTCAATTGACGAACTCTTTTGATGCGAGCCGATATCTCTTTGGGTTCTATTTGAAGGCTCTCTGAAATTTCTTTTCGAGTCATTCCTAGCAAGAGCATATCTAGTATTGGTTCAAGATTTTTTCCGTGCTCTCTTATGAACTTGGCGAGGCTCTTTTTAGCAACCTCTTCCTCTGTCGCATTTTGAGGAGATGTATAGTAATCCTCAATTGCTGCTGCTGAGACATCAACAAAGGCTTTGTTTCCATTTTCATCAAAGCCCATTATTCCAACCTGTTCTCTTTCTTTGAGTTTGTTCATCTTGCGATGATAGTTGGCTACGATACAACCGCACACCATATGGACATAATGTCCAAAAGAACTTTTTGCTGCATCGAAAGGACAGATGCCCTTATTTCGAGCCAAGATGCCACGATAGATTTCTTGCAAAACATCTTCAGGATCATACCCTGCGGCATAGCATTGTCTTCCAAATCCTGCGTAGAATAGTTTGCGAACTTCGTGAGATCTGTTCTTCAGATCTATTCCAAGATGAGCGGTACTGACTCTGTGTAGTTCTGCAATAGGGTCGAAAACAGGTTGGGCTTCATTTGTCCATCGAAAGTATTGTTGGAAAGACATTCTAGTTTTCTTTCCATATAAAGTAGAGAAGAATTGGTAAGCAGACAAGTATTCCTCACCATCCATTTCAAAGACAACTTTCTCGCCCTTCTTTTTTAATCTGACAAGTCTTGACCCATGTTCTCGTTTGGTGTACATCTCCTGTCCGATAAATTTTTCATAAATTGCAGTAACCGCCATCTATCCCCCCTTTCTGTGATTTGCAAGATTAAGGTGTATTGTAAGAGAATAGGTCTTGACTGTCAAAGATTTTAATCAAGATTATCAGTTAGCCTTTGGCATAAAAAGCCCAAACAATTTCGCCATTTCAGTAACCATTTCGTCATAGTGAGTGAAAATCCAAAACATAAGAATTACCCCTTGTTCTGATACTGTTGCAAAAACAGAGTCCTCCCATTCTTCTTTGGGCGGAAGATCCTTTAGTGCTTCCTCATTGTCCGTTAAGCACTCCAACATAACAAACCACATACTTTGCCCCATCAGGTCACCATTACGGAATAGGATCTTACTGCCGCCTTTTAGTACTGCCTTGTGCTTAACCTCCCAACTGATCATTGTTGCCAATGCTGTTTCAATGGCTGATTTTACTGATTTATATTCGTCTTCTTCCACAGAAGCCCCCAACGTTAATCTTTGTATACTTAGGAGGGTATATCTAAGGATTATCAAAGGATATGAAATGAAAAAAAATGTCTTGGATAAGGGCTTTGTATCCCTTGTCGATTCGATGGGCAGTGACCTATCCGTAGTAAACTCCGCTAGAGTTTCGTTTGGAAAGAGAACTGAAAAGATGCGACCTCGTGATGAGAAACTTGTCAAGTACCTTTGGGAGCACAAACATAGTTCTCCTTTTCGACACGCAACTTTGCAGTTCCATATCAAAGCACCCATTTTTGTTCTCCGACAATGGATGAAACATCAGGTGGGGTGTTCTTGGAATGAGGCGAGCGGCAGATACATAGAGTTCGAAGGAGATTTTTATCATCCTGAAACATATCGACTTCAAAGTTCCGACAACAAACAAGGCTCGCATGGGCAGATACCAAAACAAGATCAAGCAAAAACCATTTACGAAACATGTATGGTGTATGCTCTTAGAGATTACACACGATTACTTGAACTTGGTGTGTGTAAAGAACAGGCTCGTATGGTGTTGCCTCTTTCCCTTTACACTGAATGTTATTGGACTTGCTCCCTCCAAGCCCTGATACACTTCCTTTCTTTAAGAGAAGATTCGCACTCTCAGTGGGAGATACAAGAGTATGCTCGTGCGGTAAGAGAGTTAGTAAAAGAGTTATTTCCTGTGTCCTTAAACTTAGGTCAATAACTCTCCTATATTTACAGAGGAAATGAAAGGAGAGCATATGCACGGACTACATACAACGGCTTGGGTCTTCGATACAACTGATTACAAAGCAATCAAAGTTATCGACCAATACAGAGATGCAGACCACGCTCTTGCAGGTGCTTTAAGGATTATCAAAGGCATTATGGAAGAGGTTGTTTCAGAATACACCATTACTTTTTTGAATGATGATGTTGTAATAGGTGGAGAACTCATCAGGGGTATTTGCGTGACCGTTGAAGATGCTCCTGTTGGAACTTTTGTGCCTCAGACAGAACTTGAAGAACCCTTCCAACTCGTCGTAGATGGGGAAGAGCACTTTTATTTATATTAGGAGAAAACTATGAGTTTAGCGGAGAAAATTCTTGATTGTGATGACCTCATTACTTGGGATTCAGGAAGCATTTCAAGAGAAGATGCTATCGAAGAGATTGAAGATGCTTTAGACAACAGCCCTTATGGGGGTTATGGGTACAGCCTCAACTCAAAAGATTTGATTTATGTTGAAAAAAAATTGGGTTGGCTCAGACACCGTACTCATTTTTGAAGACATGGAAGATGCCGAGAAAGAAGCCAAAGAGTATTGGAGAGACTCCTTAGAAGGAGACTCAGGTCTTGTCAATATGGAAGAGGCAGGTCGCAATGGGTTCTTGAACAAGTCACACAAAGAAGTTGAAGATGATTGGGTTGAGGGAGAAGTCGAGACATATCAAAAAGACCCTGATGATGCTATCTCAGACTTTCAAAGCCTCTCTGATAAAAATGATGAATGGACAGAAGAGATCGAAAGCATTGAAGAAGAACTCGATAACATTAACGATGGTTGGGATGAAATCAAATATCTTATGAAAGGGATGAGAAAGCCTAAGGAAAAGCCAAGTAGAAAGTCCATCTCACACGGAGAGAAGATTACAGTACTTTTGATGTCTGATGACGCAGGTAAAAGACAAGCGGTTGAACTTTTAGAAGCCCTTGCCGATATAGATGAGAATGATCCACAAGAGGTTGCGGATCTCTACGGAATGTTAGACAAAGCCTATGACACTATGAAAGATGCTTACGATGAGAAAGACGATGAACTAACAGATAAGAAAGATGATTACAAAGATTGGTATCAAAATGACCTTATCGATCTCATTGCTGATGAAGTAGAAGATCAGGTAAGATCCGACATTCAAATGAACTATCACGGTGATATGTTCTCTTATCTCACTATGCACTACGGTTTAGATGAAGAAAATGTAATTGAGAATTACTATAATGGCATCGACTATGAAGCCTATGCCGAGCACATCGTAGATCACGGTGGTGCAGGCACTCTGAACTCTTATGATGGGAACATTTACGAAGAGTGTGGATTAGTTTGGTTACTCTTTTAGAGACTGACTTGTTTTCTGACAATAAAAAAGCCGATCATACTTGATCGGCTTTTTGCATTATGAGGTGTGTGTTCTATTTGTCATTGACAGGTTCTATTTCTTGGGAGATAACTCCTCTTTCCTTTGAAACAACATAGGCTGTTAAGGCTTTCCGAGATTTGTACCCTGACTTTGCGTGCCAAGCATCTGTTCCTGCCAAAGAAGGCATACGAAATACGGTCACATTACCAAAAGTTGGTAGTTCTCTTTCGGTGTGAAAGTGTCCTGTGAAAATAAACTTGTTACTTGTGATACCCCATTTCTGTCTTTCTTCTCCTGCAATGATAGCGGGGCCAATCTTTTACTGAACCGATGTCACCGTGCAAGAAAGCAAGTAAGTTCTCTCCGTAAACCACATACTGTCTGTTGAGCAAAGATTCAACGACCTCAACATTTTCTGTGTTGTGAAACCAACCCTTCATCGATGCTCTCAATAAGGTGCTCGTGTAGTAATCGTGATTTCCTGCAATAACAAACAAGGTGACAGGAGCGAACTGCCGAACAAAATCAACATACTCTCGACAAAGTTCGACCCAAGACCAAGCCAACTCTTCAGGAGTGCCATCACAATCTTGTGCTGTCCCACGAGTAGTCGTCTTACTTTGATTGTCTATGTGTAAGCCATCTCCACCAAGAGCAAGGAAAATCTTATCAGGCTGTCCTCTATTTTCTAGTCTTGATAACAATCCTGCTGTTGCAGAAAACAAACGCTCCTTTGCTATTTGCCTGTTGTAAGGATCACCTCCAAACTCAGGTCCGTACTTGCCCCAATGAAAGTCAGTTGGAGAGATGACCACAGAATAAGCCTCCTTCGATTCTTTTAATTTCAAAGGGCGGACTTTATAGTCCCCTGATGTTTGTATGATCTTGTTGAACAGGTCTGCTTGGAGGAACTCCCTTCTTCTAAACTTCTCAGCATCTTTCTTTATCTTATTCCATTCCTTTCTTTGGGCTTTCACAAGAACTTGCTCTTCTTTCTTTCTAAGTAGATCTTCAACCAAGTGTATTTGTTCTGTGCCTGACATCTCTTCGTCTGTCCAAGGGGCTTGAATCGTGGGTCACACCCATAACTCTCAGTAGTTCAACTACGGTCTTTCGTGACAGCCCTTGCTTTCTGCAAATCTCATTTATGCTTGCAGGAGCACCATCCCAATTTGAATAGGCTTCCTTGATAGACCTCCAACGAACCGCAGGAATAGCAAGTGGTCGCTTTCTTGATGGCAAATGTACAACATATAAATCACGATCTTTGTCGTACCAATAAGTTTGATTGTGCTCCCAATTGTCTACTTCAAGTGGAGGAAGATTTTCCTCTGAAGCAGACTCAGAACCATAAATCTCTTCCTCAGAAATAGTGTCCTCTTCTTCTATGTCAGGGCTTAATATGTTTTTCAAACACCAAGTACCAACAGCCTTTGCTTCTTTGTATGAATCAAGACCTAAAAATTCTCCGTGCCTGTCATAAAGCCTCTTCCAATTATATGTTCTTGCTAATGACTTAATGGTCGCTCTCTGTCCCTCCGACAGAGAACTCCAAAACTTTTCGATATTCATAAAGAAAATCCCCCATAGTAGTTTCACTAATAGGGGCATAATAGAACGATTAACAGAACTTAGGGGATTCCTATGTATTCATGTGAATAACAAACACGAATTTTTTCCCTGTTCGAATGATCTTTATTTTTTTGAAAAGACTCAACCATTGTTGTGTATCGATCCGTTCGATATACTCGGTTTTTTGAGGTAGGCTTCCACTTGGGTGATCTTTCTCTTTGCTCTCCTAATCTTGGGTGGGCTGTTTTTCCAAAAAACCTCTTATCTTGATCTATATACGTTTGAGCAACCGCCTCTATCAATCGAACCCCAATACCAAAACCTTGATACTTTGGAAGAACCACCAATCGATGTCCTCTCACTGCATTCTTTATAGTGCCTGAGGGAAAGGGGAGAATTGCAAGAAAGCCCACAGGTTTTTCATCTATCAAAGCGAGATAACAAGTGCTTGCTTTATTTATCTGACCTGTCAGGTAGTGATACTTAGCAAACATTCCCCAATAATCAGTACTTGTTCTGAAGATTTGTAACTGCAAAGGTGTCCGAAGTGACCTCCCTACGGACAAAACACCCGTATTAGTGTTGAACACCCAATCAGGGCAAAGCCATTCTAAGATATCTTCGTGACAAGTAGCCACCACCACACCTTTCAGGTTTTCTTTGTCTATGTATCGTCGGACAGACACGGACAGGCTTTTGGCAGTGTCCCTGTCGACAACACTTGTGAATTCATCAAACACCGCCCCATCTTTCAAACCTCTTGCGATCTTAGCCCTGTACTGCTCACCGAAGGAAAGAACGTGGTGTGGTTTCAACCAAGAGGGGATCGTATTCAACCCAACAGACATAAGCCTTTCTATGGCATCATCAGGAGTTTGGAAATGAGAAACTATTGCTTTGTGTCGTTCCCAAGTGAAGTTCTCTTCTTCTCCAAAGTCTTTCAATAAAAGACTTTTCCCTGTGCCACTGTCACCAACGATCATTCCCACTGTAAAGTCTTCGGGTATATCAGGCTTATCCCATAGTTCGAACTCAGTGTATCCTTTGAAGGTGTAGTCTAGAGCCTCGCAAGCACGCTCTACAAATTCATCCATCTCTACTTCCGCTCGAACCTTTCTACGTTCTCCCATTAATAAATCAAGTATGTTCATAATCTCTCCTTTGAGAGACTATACCGATTTCTATTGTTACTTTGGTTTTGATAAGAGTTCTTTTATGTCATCTACCTTTTCGGTCATTGAATCCATCTTGCCATCGAGTTTTACAAGTTGGATAGAGTTCTGCATAACGGTCTTTTCAATGGTTTTCATTGCTGTTTCGTTCTCAGCAACCTTTTGTTCAAGTCGGGATAGTTGTTCATTCTGAACAGCCATTGTTATTTCAAGTTTTATCCCCCAAACAAGCAAGGGAAGCACGAGGAGGGCTAGTCCATCTCGTATGTAAGACCAATAGTTGGGGGTACTTGGGGCAGACATAATAACTCCAATAAAAGAATATTCTCTAATATCAATTGAATATAGAAAGATGATTGAACTTAAGAACTGCCCTCTGAATCAACTAACTAGGGCATGTCTTAGTTTATCTATTTCACGAAAAATGATTTTTCTCACCGCCTCTCTCGATAAAGAAAATTGTTGTGCAATTTTGTTCAAAGATTGAGGGGTTTCGCCTGTCAATCCGAAACGCTTTTTTATAATCTCTTGGTGTCTTTGATTGCTTAGTTTATCCAATGCCTCAAGCAGCAACCTTTTTTCTTCCTCTTCTAAGGTGTGGGATAAAGGATCTTGCACCTGATGATCGACAATAATATCTTTCAGCAGGAAATCTTCTGAGAGGGGTGTCTCTAAAGAGGTAGGTGGGGGTGGGATGAGGGATATTTGGTCATAATGTTTCTTAGAAATGGCTGTCATTGCCAAACAATCTTCTAAGGAAAACCCTTGTTTAATCATTGCTTCTATTTGTGAGCAGTGCTTCATTTGCTCTTTTCGATATTCAGGGATAGCAATCAAGTCCGAGTGACACCTCCTCATTGCTTGCTTAATCCACCAAGTTGCATAGGTTGAGAACCGAAAACCCTTTTCAGGGTCATACTTTTTTGTTGCAATCATCAAGCCGATGTTCCCCTCTTGGATGAGATCCTCAAGAGGGCTTGGGTTTCTCTTCACTTCTTTTTGAGCAAGAGAAACCACCAAACGGAGGTTTGAAACAATCATTTTCTCAAAGGATCTGACACACCCTTTCTGTATTTTTGTGCCAAGTTCTAACTCTTCTTTTGCAGACAAGAGTTTGTGGTTCTTCAGTGATTCTAAATACGAGTCAATATCATTCATTCTTTTTCCAAATGTATTCTAGGACAGGAACATCTGCCCACTGAGAATAATACTCAGGCTTTTTCTGATAAAGTTTTGATCTGTGAGATCGGTGGAAAGATTCATCCCCTAGCCAAATCGGAGGTGTGATAAATTCACGCCAATGCTCTCCTCCAATGGCTTGTGCTTTCTGTTCTATCTTACCCAAACACGTGTCCTTATAGCCTCGACCAAGCCACTCTCTGCAAATTGCCATCCCATATTCACACAAAGACAACTCCGCATTTTCCCACATTATAACCGCAGGGTGGTTGACCCATCCTTTTTGAATTCCTTCTCTCCTATTTTGCAAAGCATTAAGTATTTGAAGCGTTTCCACTCTTTGTTTGCCCAACCTTGCTCTATCAAGGGTTTTGGCAGATTTTTCAAAGTTCTCATAAGGTAAAAAAGTTTGCATAGTATTCTCCTGTTGTGCAAGGCTTTTACCGAATTCACTCTTTGGAGAGATCGGATTGTTCCTTTGCTATTTGTTTGAAAATATCATCGATGTTTGGCATATGTTCCTCCCACTGATCTCGAAGGTAGGTGATTGTCGTTTGTCCTGTTGCAACAGGGTGTATCATAAAAATAACGAAAAGGTTGTCAGGCAACATCTTGTACAAACCTTTCACATCGTTACGGAGTTCGACCATCTTCCCAACAGAATCACTTAGACAAATTTTATAGAAGTAAAAAAACTGTTCGTCTTCCTCAATATCATCGAAAGGAGGGTGCGTGTTCATAACTCCCTCAATCAAAAGCATAAACCTCTCAAATGATAAAACGAATGGTCTCGCACCTGCCCATTCTCTTGGTATCTGCTTAGTTCCAAAGACCACCTTAGCAGGAGATTTTCTTTCGAGGAGTTGATTCATCACACTCATAAAAAAATGATCGTGAAACCAATTAAAAGTCGCCCACGCAAAGCCTTTATTTCCATTATTAATTCCAATAAGTTCTGAGCCATCTGACACAAAAACTGCAAGGTGGTTTTTCATAACGCTCCTCTAGTTACCTAGACCCAAATATAGAAACTTAATTGAAGTGCCCCTCTTGGGAAAAAAAGACCCCCAAAGTTGGGGGTAGTGATTTTGTCAAATTCCATAGACTAGAAGACTAGGTGATTGTAATAAGTCCAAGCAATATCACAGGCTTGGGGGCATTCTTTTCTCAAAGAGCCAAGATGGGAAATAAAATCTTTTTTGAGTAAAGGAAAGTCTCCATCAAAAAGATCAGGTGCTTCTTCAAGCACCCCCATTACAGCAGACCAAGCAAGGGTTTCACATTGTTTTTGCCAATGCTCTTCCTGTGCCCTTTCTACATTTTCAAGGGCTTGCTCTTCTCGCTCCTTAGCCTCTTCTATCCATTTTGTGATGTTCATATGAATTGACATAATAGCCTCCTTATTCTTTGTCATAGCCATCGAACCAAACACCTTCTTTTCGGGTCTTTGGGTCACGACAATGGGCTTGGGCTTGTTCAAGAGACAAGCCTCGTTTGATGATGCGTTTGCGATTGTGGTTCTTGTAGAACCGAATGATTTTGTAAGTCATACTGACCTCCTAGTGGTGTGTTTTTTCTATTTCAGAGATACGAACAAGAGCGTTAGGAAACTCGGCAAGGGTTAGTTCTTTGAACATATCCCTCGTCATTGGAATCCCACATAAGAACTGTGGGAAATTCCTCTCAACAAACTCTATCTTGTGGCAAAGCCCTTCCACACCCTCAGGATATGGAATAGGGGTTTTAATCTCAAAAGTAACGATATAAGTCATAGTGACCTCCTGTAAAATGTTATGTAATGTTATATTTAAGCAACTCGCCAACCGCCCTTATACGACTTCTTGACAACGATTTCTTCACCGCCTTCGCAACCTTTTGCATCAGCAAGCCAACAGGCGATAGCGATTTCAGTGTCTTTCACAATGATATGTCCTTTCGGATACCAAGCCTCAACACCACCGATTGCCGCCTTGATTGCTTTGTCAGACTCGGCAAGGATAGCCAAGCCCTCAAACTTGCGGTGAGTAGGAACAGCGACCTCTTTGGCTTCCTCAGCCCCCTTGTCAGCCTTCGCACGATTTACCCAACGATGGGCAACCGCATTAATATGCTTGCAAGGGTCAAGTTTGAAAGGGGCAGTGCCCTTCAGGGTTCATTCTTTTGAAGGATCTACAAGTACAAGAGATTGAGCCTGTACCGACAGGGTTCTCTTTTGTAGAGTAAGGGTTGAAGTCAGCAGAGATAGCCACAACATAATCAGCAGTGCCTTTGCAAGTCGCTGTAATGCCTTTTGAGTTGGCTTTGGCATCAACCACAGTGGTATCAGCGACTCGCTCTGTGTAGCGAAGTCTAGTTGCTTTGAGAACATCGTTTGCGGCTTTGTCTAGGATTTCTGTAATAGTCATTATTGACCTCCGATTGAGTAAAAAATTGAGTGGTTATTGGATTCATTGTCTATACGATTGTCGAAAATTTACGTTAGGGTTTCAAGCCTTAATCTCAGTGCCAATGATGATCATTGTCCCCACAAACATATTGATTGTGGTATCGCTCTTCCAACTCAGCGAGAAGAGCCTCGTCACGAGCCTTTTCTTCTTCAAGTTGTTTTTTGTAGTTTTCAATGTCACGATCAACTGCATCTTGGGCATCGATATCAGGTGTATTGTATTCATTTTCCATATTGACCTCCGTTGTTGTCCCTTCCCATACGATTCTCAAAATTTTACGTCATAGTTTTGGAATATTTTTTTTATACTTTTCAATGGTTGGTACTTTATTTGGAACGCATTGGAGGAGAAAATGTACGACCCGTTGGTAACTCTTTTTGAGAGAATAAAAGAGAGTGGGGGATTTGTTAATGCCCACTGCCACCTTGATAGAGCCTATACTCTAACGAAGGTAGATGTAGAGCAGGGAATGATTTATGCCCCCCTTGAAAAAAAGTGGTTATTGGTGGATGCCCTCAAAGCCGAACTCAGCGAAGATGATTATGAAATAAGAATGAAATTCGCCATCAAGAAGCAAAAAGAAATGGGTGTGTCTACTTGTTTGAGTTTTATCGACATTGATCCTGTTGTCGGAATGAAAGCCATCAATGCAGCAGTAAAGGTCAAGGCTTACGCAAAAGAGGAACTAGAACTTGATCTTCTCTTGGCGAGCCAAACCTTGAAAGGCGTTAATAATGCGGACTCTAAGAAACTATTAGAAAAAGCCTTACAAGATCAAATGCTTGATGTGATTGGATCTCTCCCAAGAGCGGACAGGGATATGAACAGACATTTTGATACAATCTTCTCTATGGCTCGTGAAGCCAACCTACCTGTCCATTCGCACGTCGATCAGAACAATACTCCCACTGAAAAGGAAACCGAACTCCTTATTAATAAGGTGAAAGAGTTCTCTTATTTTGGAAAGACTACCGCAGTGCATAGCATCTCACTAGCCACACAAAAGAAAGGATATCGGAAAATGGTGTATTCAATGGCGAGGGATGTGGGATTGAATTTTGTGTCCTGCCCTACTGCTTGGATTGACCACAAACGAAATGAAATGATGATGCCCTTCCATAATGCCCTCACTCCTGTAGATGAACTGTTGGAACATAACCTTGTTGTTGCAGTGGGGACAGACAATATAAACGATGTGTATAAACCTTTTTGTAATGGGGATATGAAAGTAGAACTACGTTTGCTGTTGGAAGGGAACAAGATTTATGATTCAAACAAGTTGTTTGACATAGCCACAAGAAACGGTCTTATCTGTTGTGGTGGGGGAACTTTCCAAAAACCCTCTTTGCGGTTGCTGTATTAGGAAAGTTCAGTTCAAGTACATCGACTCTATCGTACGCTGCGGATGAGTTAGTATGTTTGCTCCAATCTTTATTAGGGTTTGTTATTGAAGAATTAGGGAAAAAGAATAATTTGCCTATAAAATTTTTAGGGTAAAACAGAGGAGTTATTTGATGTATAATTTTGGATATACCAAACTCAACCAAGACATAGCAGAAACAATAAATTTCTTGGAAAGAAATTATAAACAAGAAATTAAATTGAAACCCCTGAAAGATGCCAATTGGAAAAAGTTGCTCACTTCCTTGAAAACTCTTGATAAGGCAAACATCAAGCAAGCCATAAGTCTTGCTGAGGCAATAGATGTGCGATACCTCGCCTCTACCTACGAATTTCTTCAACAAGTAGTTGAGGAATACGACATTGATGATCAAATAGAGCGGATGTCCTACTCAGGAGTCGGAGAATGGTTCAATATGATGAAGTGGGCTTGGCGAACCGAAATGGACAAAGATTTTTACTCTTGGGTGTATCAAGGCAAAGCCATCTACTCAGGCAAGTTCGAAAAAGCAGTGTATAAGTATATGGGAATTAAGGATTACGAAGAAGTAATTGTAGAAGATCTTATTCTTGAGAAGCGAAACATCCTAATCGATTTTGAGGGAGGTCTTCTTCGAGAAAAATCAATAGATGCTGTTTGCACCACCACCTCCATAATCTCTATGGGTGCTCGTACTCCTGTGGAAGTTTCAATTGAGAATATCGACAAGATAGACATATCTAATGCTCTATCTTACACAGACACCTCCCCTGACGAGGACACTCGAATACAAAGAGGTGTTTTATACTTACAAATCCCATTCATAAACAACGAAACTTTTGAGTTAGACCATCGCAAGCCTCCAATCGTTGAATGGACAGGCACATTACATTTCGTACAAGAAAACGGACAACCCCTGCCCCTTGATCAAGATGTGGGAGTAACACTTCGATTAAACTTCGACAGTGATTATCTGAGGGAACTTGGGGTAAAAAGTTGGTAAGGTTTCCCTAATAAGAAAAGCCCCCAAGATATTTCTATCGAGGGGGCTTTAATTTTTTGTGAATAAGGAGGATTACTCAGAAGCGGTATCTTCACCTTCGCCCTCTTCTGACTCTTCATTTTCGGAAGAGGTATCTTCATTTTCCACTACTGATGTGTCAGATTCTTCCACAGCAGTATCTTGTTCTTTATCTTCACAACCAAAAATTGTGATCAAAAATATAATAGTACTAATCATAGGTCACCTCCAATGTGAGATTAGACAAACAAGTATATCGTAAATTATATTTTTTCGCCAAAAAATATAATGAGAGTCTATCTCTATTGTTGAACTTAAAGCAACATCACGACTCTTTTGTTTGCCTATATCCTCTGTAATATGTTGAGGATACTTGTGTCCTCTCTTAACAGAGGTGAGACTTGAAAAGTTTGTATGTTATAGACACATCGGTTTTAATACACGACCCTGATTGCATATATAAGTTTGTGGGAAATGATGTAGCCATTCCGATATTCGTCATTGTAGAACTTGATGATTTGAAAGAGAAGAAGCATAAGCCCAACGTTGCTTATGCCTCTCGTTGTGCATCAAGAACCATTCAAAATATCCATGAACTTGGAAACATTAGGGAAGGAGTTTACTTAGAAGAAGAAAATATAAATGTTAAAGTCATCGGAACAACAGGAGGAGAAATCCAAGCCCTTCAAGATAGCACCAATCCTCGAAAAATGGATTTGTGGATTATGCAGTGTGCTCTTTCAATGAGAGAAGAATATGACAATGTGATTCTTGTGTCGAAGGACTTGAACCTAAGGCTTCTCTCAGAGGGAGAGGGGCTTGTCGCAGAGGACTATGAAAGCAATAAAGTACTTGTCAGTGAGGTGTATAAAGGATTCAGAGAAATAGGAGAGCAGGAAAGAGCAGCAGAAGTTTATATTCCCAACATCGAGATAGAGGCAGAAGAAATGGTAGATGAGCCAATTCCAAATGAATTTTACATAGCCACCTGTGAAAAGAGAGACTTCCTTTTCAAGAACTTAGCAGGGTATGTGAGACCTGTTTCAAAAGAATTTTCAGACCAACATGTTTCAGTCTCCCCTAGAAACATCGAGCAAAGAATGGCTCTTGATATTCTGTTGAACCCTAATATATCTCTCTTGTGTTTGGTTGGGAAAGCAGGAACAGGAAAGACCTTCTTAGCCCTCGCAGCAGCATTAGCACAGATCCACAATGGGTATGAAAAGATTATACTTTCAAAGCCGATTATGGATATGGGGAACTCCATTGGATTCTTGCCCGGCGATTTGGATGAGAAACTTGCCCCCTTGGATGGAGTCATACTTCGACAACTTAGACCAACTTATTCCAACGAAAACCACGATTAGTTGGGGAGGCAAACAAAAGTCTGAACCCAATTGGAAGTACCTATTAGACACAGGGGCGATTGTGATGCAGCCTATCAACTCCATTAGAGGAAGAAGCATTTCGAACTCTATAATGATCATTGATGAAGCACAGAACCTCACACCACACGAAATAAAAACAATCATTACTCGTGCCGCTGAGGGCACAAAGGTTGTTCTTATGGGTGATCCATTCCAAGTAGACAATCAGTTCCTTGATCGAAACTCTAATGGATTGACTTACGTCTGTGACAAGATGAAAGGGAGTCCTATTTTTGGGGCTGTGTTCTTTTCACAAGGCGTTCGCTCAGAGTTGGCAGAAGAAGCCGCCAATAGGTTGTAACAATGATCTATTGGTATGTTTTCCTGTTCATTATATTAGAACTCACTATCTTCGTGAGGGGCAACGCTAAGTTTGTTTGGGGCTTAGAGTTGCACCCCTTACAATGGTGGATTTATGTGGGGTGGCTTAGTTCTCTTGTGGGTCTGACATCTTGGTGGGGTCTTGTACAAGAGATGGGGATTTGGAAGGCAACGGTCTTTGCGATGGCTCTCTCGTTTACCGTGAGTTTTCTTCTCAAGGCTTGGTTTTTCAACCCCCCTAGTCCAAGAAACTTTATTGCATTGGCATTATGTTGGTCGGCTGTATTTATCTCAGAGGGGCAGCCGACAGAAACGGAGGAAGAGGACACTAAAGAAGAACCTAATGATTAATTGCTATCCAATTCTTTTTATGCCTTATCGTTTGCAAGCAGTGATAGGTTAGTTCTTCTTCATCCCCTTGTTGGGAATAAACATATATCAAAAACCCACAAATCAAAAAGACCCCTTGACCACTTGGATCGAGGGGCTGTTTTTTTTCAGCGAAGTACCATCGCTGTATGACAGACGATAAGTGTTCTTTAAGCATTTTGGTGTGGTTTTGCGGAGGTAATCTCAGAACCCACCAAAGAGCACGACCAAAAAAACCCAAAGCCATTTTAGAAAGGACATTCCACACCCCAAACATCCGACAAAAGAATTTAATATCTTCGAGCATCCTTTAAGTACCTCTTCCCCAACTCAGGCTTGAGACCCAATTCCTTGTGCCTCTTATCTCTTTCTTTTTCATAGGCTTTGCCACTAGAGCAACTACAAATGCCTCTCAACACTTTACCACCAAAGTAACCGTTGGCATAACCACGACCACCACACTTAGGGCACATTATTTTTTCACTAAATTTGTGGTATCCGAGCCATCAGGTAAGCGATCACAGATCACCCCTGTCAAGTCTACGTTGTGTAGGGCAGATTTCAGTTCATTGAAAGATCTCTTCCAATCCTGTTCCATTACAACCTCTGTCCGACCCTCGTGTCCGTGAATAGACCTGACATCCCCCATGCTATCGTACATTGCAACAGAAGGAGTATCCGACAGCCAAGTAAGGGCGACTTTCCCATTATCAAAAATCACCCCTTGTGCGATTCTACCTGTGCCACTAATCCCATTCTCATCTTCAATTCTTTGTAAATAAAATAATTTCGCCATTTCAATCTCCTTTACAGAGCAACCATTGATGTAATTTGTTTTCCCATTCATCTGAGAGTGTTCCTTTGAAGGGGGGTTGCCCCATATCTTCTTTTCTATAATTAAAGATCAAGTTCCGAAGCCTCCAAATGTTCGGAGGAACTCGACAAGAGTGTTCTACTCTTCTATAAGGAGTACCCTTAAAGAAGCACAGAACTAATAAATGATGCCTCGCTTCAAATTTTGCTTCATTCAGTTTCGTCTGAAACCTTGACTTGAATCTGCTCTTCTTGTGGGTTTTCCTAATGATCCTACAAATGTGCTCAAACTTCTTTATTTCTAAGCGTAGTAACTCAAATTGAAGCCTATTCATCATCTTCTTTGTTCAACTCTTGCTTAAGTTTCTTGCCACATTTGAAGGTAGCAATTGTCCTATCAGGAATCTTCAAAGGTTCGTTGGTTCTTGGATCTACCCCATCAAAGCCTTTTCTATCAGAAACATTGAATGTTCCAAAATCCGATAAAGTGACTTTATCCCCCTCAACAAGAGATTTCTGTATCTCTTCTAAAAAGGAATTGATCAGAAGGGTCAGTTCTTTCCTTGTTTTTCCGTGCTTCTTTGCCATCGCAGCAATAATTCTAGTCTTATTCATATTCTCTCCGACTATCACTTCTACGGAAAAACATTGAAAGAATAACGAGATTTCAATTGAGAAAGAAAAAATCGCTATCTGTCTTCTGTGGTATAGTGTATTTATTGGGGTTAAGAATCGAGTTCTTGATTAGTTTCCTCTTGAGGAATTTTCTGTCTTTGTGCTGTTCAATTTTATATGTGTAATTGCTGTTATATTTTTCTTAGTTTCTATGGCAGTTTTACTTTTGGTAGTTTTATTTTTGGATAGTGTAGGTGGGTCTTTCAAGAGGGACTTAAATAAATTCAATTCTTAACCCTATATTTATTAAGATTGAATTCTTACATCTACATAAAGAAACAAAGGATAGGAATCCAATTCGATAGTCCTTTATGTTCTGTAAGTATTTAAACATCACCTGTGTAGATCCTTCCCTTTGGTTATTCAAACCAAGTATGAATCTTTGATGGCTCATACTTGGTAGGGGAGGCAGGTGAGTCTTCTTATTCAGAATAAGACGAAGTGTTCTTTATTCGAGATCAAGCGGTAACTCTCTCAATCAAGAATTAATCTTGTTGCCAAGATCGAACTTCTCGTACCAACGGTCAGTTGTAAAAATCAAAGAACGAGGCTTTTGGGGGCTTTCGTTTTAATCCCTAACCCCTCAGGAAATATGAAGATATTGATCGACACATCTTCTGATGCTTCTTTTCTGATGAGAATCTTTTGGGTATCGAAGCCATAGGGTTTCTCAATAGATCGGAGAACACAAGGAAAAAGCATTTTGATTGTATAGTAAAAATCCAATTCCTGCAATAATTTTTCAATAAGCATAGAAGGGTAAAAGGAGAACTTGTGCCGAAGATAGCAAACCCATTGACAGGTGAAGAAGCCGAAAAAATATTATCCTCTTATGTGATCGATCTCTTGATGGGGAAGGGTTTAGTGTCTTTCCCCCTATCTTCTATCGGAACTCCTTCTCCTGTTGTGTTGGTTAAGGGAACGCACTCTTCGATTTACGTAGATCGAGATCAGTGGCAGACTTGTGTCCGACCTATCTTAGAAGATGAATCCTATAAAATATTAAAAACCCCAAAAGGTCGTGAGTTGACAAGAGGGCATGGGTATCACCGTTGGCAAGATTTGATAGGAAAAGCCTTGAGAAAGAAGTTCAATTCAAACGGCTACTAGAATTATTTCGGTATTGTGAAAGCATTCAAATAACGGAATCACGATGAAAGATATTATTGTTTGGGTGGCTTGCAGAGCCACAACTAAGTGTGAGGGTCAGCGAGCCAAGCAGGTACGACACATTAAAACAGAAGGTGGTGGTCACATCACCCATTACAGATGCTTAACTTGCAATAAAAAGTTTGTGGTGCGAGTATGACCGCACGACTTATTTATGGCAGTGGTGCTTACGATAAAGCCCTTGAAATCGCACATTCCTTGACCAAAAGAGTATACGACTTTGGTGGGGATAGTCTTTCGACAGAACAAGCCAAAGCAGCCACAGAGAAGATGATCTATGCTCCCATAGGCTCAGACCTATGTTGTGTTGTTGTAGGTGCTGTGGATAATGCTAGGGGGTCTGCAACCGATGCTCTCTTGAAAAGCATAGAGGAACACCCTGAGTTCATTTTACCCATCTTGTGGGCGAATGGGCTAGACCGTGTGCCCTCTACGATTCGTTCAAGGTGTTCCGCAGAGTGGACAAAAGATACAGACTTTGCTGATGACTTGTCTGAGTACCACAAATTGGTAGAGGCTTGTTTGGTGTCCGATTATCATATTGCTTTGATGTTGGGCACAGATATAATCTCCGAAAGTTCTGCGAAAGGATTGTTGATTGGTTTTTCTAAGGTGCTTTCCACGAAGTCTTTTGATAACCCTAAGGTATCTATTTTATGGCAAAGGGTTCGTGAGGCGTTGATGCAGAATTACCCTCTATCAAAGACAGAGGCATTGGGGGTTATATGTATCTAGTTTATGGTGGTCACGAGTTCCTTTGTCGGAGGTCTATTAACGACATTCGGAAGGCTATGACAGCAAAGGGTTTCTCGGTACACACTGTTTCCTCTGAAAACCTTGAAGAAGAGGCACAACCAATGTTGTCTCCTGTTTTATCTTTTATGGGGGGTTCTACTGAAAAGAGTGCCTTTGTAGTGGATGAGGGAGTGGAAGACCTTGACTTGGAGTATGCGTCTTCTCTCGAAAAGGATTTTGGAATTCCAATTGTCTTATACTTGAATGGGTCTTTGCCAAGATCAAAAAAACATCCCTTACATTCTTTCATTAAAAAAATACCAAAGAAATGTGTCATTAAACATCTTGTGCCAAGCACCTTCAAAGAACATGAGGTCGCTATCACCTTTGTCTTAGGGGAAGCCTCTCGATTAGAGAAAGAACTTAATTCTCAATTGGCAGAAGGAATTGTTAAAATTTCAGGAACAGATCTCGGTATTCTTTCTTTTGAAATCCTTAAAGCGAGTTATCTTGCTCACGATTCAAAGGAGTTGAAACCTGAACATTTTCGAACCATTTCTTCATTAGCCGAAACCTCTGCTCTTCCTCTTATCCAATCTATTTCAACAAAAAACTTGAAAGAAGTGTTGAAACAGTTTGGGAAGATGAGAACCACCTATCATCGAGATCCTACTTTGATGGTGTGTGGTTGGCTAGGGTCAGAGGTCTGTAAGTGGCTTACAACCGCTTCTGCTTTGAAGAAAGGATCAGTAAAACCAAGCGACCTAAATATTCATCCATATGTTTTTCAAAAAAATATCTTGCCTGCGGCAAAAAAATGGGGAGAAAATTCTCTGTTGAAATTGCTACATATTATCTCAAATGTTGAAAGGTATGTAAAAACAGGCGGCAAGCACGCTCTTGATAGATTAGAGGTTGAACTTGTATTTCTGATCAAAGAGAATCCTTAGTTAGGTTTTCGTTTCTCTTTTGATAAACATTACTATGATACCGCCATCTTCTAAAGGGCGAATCTCAAACCATCTAAAAAACTTGGAGTACAACAATGAACAGCCCCTTAAAAACCATATACTTCCCCAACTTATTGTCTGAGTTTGTGTACACTCGAACCTATTCTCGTTGGAATGGTGAAAGACGAGAGACTTGGCAAGAGTCCGTGTCTCGATACATCTCTTTCCTCAGAAAGGAAAGACCACAAGTTCCCCCTGAAGTTTTTCAAAAAGCAGAACAATTGATTTTGAATATGGAAGTGATGGGTTCTATGCGAGCCTTGTGGTCGGCAGGAAACCCTGCAAAGAGAGATAACACTTGTATATACAATTGCTCATTCATTCCTTTGGACAATCTCAGAGCCTTTTCAGAGGGTCTTTATATTCTTATGCAAGGGACAGGTGTGGGTTTTTCTGTTGAGCGTCAGTTTGTTAATAATCTTCCTGTGGTTTCAAAGAAAGATCTTCATAAAATCCTCACACACAAAATTGTCGATAGTGCTGAGGGATGGGCAGAGGCATTGTTCACCGCTTTATATGAAGGATTCACAGGTGGGTTTGTAAATTTCGACTACTCAGATGTCAGACCTGCGGGAGCAGTTCTCAAAACAAAGGGTGGGAGAGCAAGTGGTCCTGAGCCTTTGAAGAACCTTCTTGATTATGTTGCTGTTGTGTTGGCGAATGCAGCAGGGAGAAAGTTAACCTCCTTGGAATGTCACGACATTATGTGTATGGTGGGTGAAATAGTTGTTAGTGGGGGTGTCCGAAGATCGGCTCTTATTTCTTTTTCTGATCCTGACGATGAGGAAATGAGAAACGCAAAGAATTGGAAATTGGGAGAGTTTCCCAAGCATAGGTATATGGCGAATAACTCCGCTTACTATGATGAGAAGCCAAGCGAAGATGTGTTTTGGGCAGAATGGGAAGCCCTTGTAGATTCGCAAAGTGGTGAGAGAGGGTTTTCTATTGGAAATTGGCACACTCGTGCTGATCGACCTTCTTCTGATGTTCGGTCAAACCCTTGTCACGAAATAGGCTTACGGTTTCTTAGGGCGACTAATCCAATAACAGGTGAAGGTGGTGGCGGTCAGTTTTGTAATCTAAGTGCTGCTATTATGCGTTCGGAAGATACAGAGGATTCTTTTGCTGAGAAGATTCAAATAGCCACTTGGATTGGGGCTATTCAAAGTTCTTTCACACACTTTCCGTATCTTAGAAAGGGTTGGGTTCAAACCTGTCAAGAAGATCGCTTATTGGGTGTGGATATAACAGGACAATGTGATAACCCTGCATTATCTCAAAATGAGATATTTATGAAGAAGATGAATGATCTCGCCATTAGCACATCCATCAAAGCAGCGGATTGCTTAGGGATTAACCACCCTGCTGCTGTTACTTGTGGTAAGCCGAGTGGCAATACCTCTCAACTTGTAGATTGTGCAAGTGGTTTTCATCCTCGACACAGCAAGTTCTATTACAGACATGTTCGTATTGCAGGACACGACCCTCTTTGTCAGATGATCCGAGATCAAGGCGTTCCGATGTTCAAAGAGAATGGAGAAGAAGGGCTAGCCGACAAAGACGTTTCTACTTGGGTTGCTCGTTTCCCTGTCAAAGCCCCTGATGGTGCAATGCTTCGAGACTCTGAAACAGCCCTTGAGATGTGTGAGAGATACTTACAGATTATGCGGACTTGGTGCTCTGACAAAGGACACAACCAAAGTGTGACTATTTATGTTCGAGAGGGAGAGTGGAAGACAGTAGGTCAATGGGTTTATGATCACTTCGATGAGATTACAGGACTTTCTTTCTTGCCTTATTTTGGAGGTAACTATCGTCTTGCCCCTTACGAAGAAATTGATGAAGCAACCTATGAGCAAGCAATGAGCGAAATGCCTATGATAGATTTCTCTCATCTTTCCCACTATGAGAAAGAAGATCGAGGAGAGGGTGCTCGTGAACTTGCTTGCGTTGGTGGTTCTTGCGAGTTGTAGTTTTTCAATAGTTTATTTATATCCTGTGGGTGTTTGACATCCTTGCAGGATATATTTTTTGAGGTTTGCTATGAATAGAAGCGTTTACTCCGATTGGGACGACTTTACTGTGGGAGATGATTATGTTTATTGTGAAGAGGACTTTAAGACCTTTCAATATCTTGTCGACAAGTTAGAGAAACAAACAAAGAAAGGCATCGATGCTCTTTTACAAAAACACGGTTTCGGAAATCTGACAGTAGACTTTTTTGACATAGAAGAAACCGAAATGGATGAAGATGGTTACGATATTCATGCCGTAATGTTTTTCAATGGTAAAGGAATCTCTACCTCAAAACTGCAAGAGATTACTTTCACTCTCACAGGCGATGTGTCCCTCAACACAGAAGAATATGAGTATATGGGCACAGTTCAATCTTGGATGGAATCCCCTCCATATGAGGTTGGCTACATTGAGGTTATCTGCCCTGATCGGAAGATAAGTTCCTTTGAGATTATTAAGGGAAAACGTGCAAGTTCTAGTTTTTCGGCTAATGCCTTTATTAAGGCAATTGATGAATACTTAAATAATTTTAGCAAATCGAGAAGAGCCTCAGATTTGGCAAGAGTCCGAAAAAAGAGAGCACATCAAATCTCCAAGAGAAGAAAGCGTTCTAGTGGGTGCAATTGTCGTAAAAAATAAACCTTGTGTTATAATTCTCCTTTGTTTTCCCCTCCAACATTATGTTGGGGGGGTTTTTTTATTTGCAAACAAATGGGGGTGTTGCTTCGGTATAAACCATTCAAACAATAGGAGATAGAATGGAAAAGTACTCAGGCAAGATTCAAGCAGTTGTCTTCAAGAACCCTGATGATCATTTTTATATAATGAAAATACTTCTTGATAAAGTCCCATCAAATAAAGGCTTAACAAAAGAGGTCATTGCTACAGGGAAGGTTTTTGGGGTTCGTGTTCAAAAAGGTACTTGGCTATCTTTTGAGGCTAACATCACCAATCACGCTAAGTATGGAAACCAACTTAAAATAACAAAAGCCCCTGCATTTGATTCAAAGAATATGACCCCAAAAACAATACAGGGGATTCTTCAGGGTCAAGGTGTTTCAGAACTTGTGGCTCGTGCAATAGTCAAAAAGTTCGGAGAGAGTACTTATGGTGTCTTATCAGGGGAAGATGCCTCAGAAGCCCTTCAAAGCATATCAGGCATTAACATGATTAGTGCTGACTTCATTCTTCAAAAGTGGAGAGATTTCTTAGCCCTACACCAAACGTTTTCCTTCTTCGAGAAGATAGGGTTGTCTAGCAAGAAATATCAGCAGGTTTTCGCTCACTTTGGATCTGATGCAAAAAAAATTATTTCAGAAGACCCTTACTTATTGACCGACATAGAGGGGATAACCTTTGAACAAGCAGATGCGGTGGCTTCTCATATAGGGATTCCAAAGAACTCTGTGAAGCGAACATCAGGCTTGGTCTTCTCTGCCTTAAAGTCCGATAGGTCTATGGGACATCTTTATCTAACTCCAAGACAAGTCTTTGACTTTGCTAGAAGAAAGGTTGGTTCTCTTACGGAAAGCGGTTTGTTGACATCTCTCATATACCTGCACAACCATAAGCGACTTGTTTTTAATATCCCTGACTTTGAATCATTGGGCAAGGTCTTTTCAGTGAAAGATTCTTTTGACTTGGAGGTATCTTCTCTATCCAAAGAAGAGAGGTATATCTTCTTTGAAAAGGGCTGTGTGTATTCTAAGTGGAATTTCTTAATAGAACAGAGAAGTGCTGAGATGCTTTTGAAAAGACGAGAGACTATATTGCAGGGAGGTAATGTTTGGACAGAGGTTGAAAAAACATTAGAGGATGTTCTCTCGGATGACTCCATAGAAATCACTCTTTCTGAGTTACAAAAAGAAGCAATTGTTACCGCATTATCGAACCCTATCTCGGTTATCACAGGGCTTCCCGGAACAGGAAAAACCACAACCCTGAAAGTTCTTGTGAAGGTTCTTGATAGAGCAGGGATTACTTTTCAGATGGTTGCTCCAACCGCTATTGCTGCAAAGAGAATATCCCAAGTGACAAGCAAGCCTGCCTATACAATTCACCGAGCCTTTGGTTCAAAGGGCGGCAAAGATCAAGACAACGAAAGGGAGAACACTTATTATGGAGTGGTTGGAGAAAAGAAGCCATCTAATTCGACAGAGAGTTCTCAAACCTTTGAGGGGTGGGAGAAAATGCTTTCGGCTAATATCTTGATTTGTGATGAGGCAAGTATGGTCGATCAGCATCTTTTGTATCGTATGTTGAAAGGGACGCACGGTAGGTGTCAATTAGTCTTTGTCGGAGACCACGCACAGTTGCCAAGTGTGGGGGCAGGAGATGTACTGAAGAGTCTTCTACACTACTTTCCTTCTGTTGCTCTCACTGAAATCTTCCGACAAAGCGACACAAGTGATATTGTGTATGCCGCTCACGACATACACAAAGGTAACACCCCTGATTTGGGGGATACCTCCGACTCTGATTTTGTTTTTATTTCTTGCGAAAGCCACGTTCAGATTCAAAATCTTATTCTTAAATTATCTCAGAGAGTGTACGAAAAGAGAGTTCCTTTTCAAGTTTTATCTCCAAGACATTCAAGCGAGTTGGGAGTCACAGAACTCAATCAAAGATTGAGAGAACTACTAAACACCACAGAAGAGCAAAGTGTTATTCGAGTGGGTAGTCAGTTCTTACGAGAGAATGATCGAGTGATGATCACAAAGAATGATTACAATCGTTCTGTCTTCAATGGTGACACAGGCAAGATTTATCGTATTATGCAGGATAAAAAGGTCATTGTGAAAATACACGGAGAGCAAGACTTCTATGTAGATTTCACACCCAACGAGATTTCAAAGTATTTGCGATTGGCATACTGTACAACGGTACATAAGATGCAGGGTCAGGAAACAGGGATAATTATTATGCCCTTAGTTCGTATGTTTTCAAGTCAATTGCAAAGGAACTTGTTGTACACAGCAATAACAAGAGCCAAAGAAAAGGTCATTCTTATAGGACATCAAGACTCTTTGATAAAAGCCATAGACAATGACAAAGCCTCAGAAAGAAACACAAGACTTTTGGACAGGCTGCAAGAATACGTTTTGGAATCGGTATAAGAACACAGAGGATATTATGAGAACTTTAGAAGAAATACAAAAAGGACTATTGGTGGGACAGGTAACCGCCACTAGAACTCTTAGGAGTAAGTCAGGAGACATCATCACTTCAATCATTGGTGAGTGGGGCAGTGATACAAACAAACTCAGTTTGAAAGAGGTACAGGTCGCCTACCTATTGGTTTCTCGTGAAGCCGATATAGGGGCTTTACGGTCACAATATGCCAAAGGGCTAGTAGATGCCATTGAATTTGAAACACAATTGCAGAGTATGAAATATCGGTATGAAGAACAGATAAAGGAGATATCAAAATGACAACACAAATACCTGAAATAACTCAAGAGTACATCGACAAGATTTTCGAGGAACTTGGGAAAATGCAAATCGTCTTAGACAAAGAACCTTTACGATTTGGTCCGAGCCGCCTTAATGAAAAGGTTGCAGTGACAAGAAATATGCTCACAAGATGCGAGCAACTTTTTAATTCGGTTTCGCACCATTTGCAGTTGTACTCTTTGGAGAAGAGAAAAGCCGATCTTACTTTTTCCCTCAATGAGAAAAATCTTATCGCTAACGATCCTGAGGTTCGTGCAGGAAGGAACTTGAAGGACAGAGAGGCAGTTGCTCATTTGAAACTTAGAAAAGAAATAGAAAGCCTGACTTTTTTGGAAGCCACTGTTCATAATTTGGAGATTGTATTGTCTATGGTAAAAGCCAAACGTTCAGATCTTCGTGATGTACAAGGCAGGCTCAAAGACCAAATCAAGTTGTGTCAGGAAGATATCGGCATTGGTCGCAGATGGGGTCACGAAAAAACACAAGCCTCCCCTAAACCCATTGTCACCCCTGATATGGCAGAGGAACTTTTGTCTCCTATCAATGAATCTTATCAAGCCGAGCAAGTCACCGAGCAAGATGTGAGTGAGGGTTTGGTGGATATCGACGCTTTACTAGACAGTGTTGATCAATATTAATTTTTTTCACCAACAACGATCAATTATAGATCGGAACTTGGTATAACTACTCGGCACTAACATTTTGTGCCTTTCTATAAACCTCGCACTAACAAAATAACAAATGTGCATTTTACATAAGGAGATTCCTATGAGTGGATTCATGGAATTTGATCTCGGTAATACCGATAAAGCAATAAAAAAACCTGCATCTCGATTTAAAGTCGAAGATGGCAAATCATATCGTGTCAGCCTTGCTTGGTGGATGCCCCTCAGTGGCTCTGACTCCAAGTTTGATTTCGAGTCTAACCCTAAGTTTGTGAAAGCGGCTCGCTACTACAAGCAAGGACTTGGTTATGTCATTCACGATGAAAGTGTTGGAGCGGAGTTGAAACGACTTATGGGGGGCAATCCTCAAGAGCGATTTGCAACCATTCTCATTCAGTGGAAAACAAGTGATGATGGAACTCTTGATCAAAACGCTTTCGTACAAGGTCGTGACTACAAAGTCTTATCTTGGATTATGTCACAAGAGAAACTTACAACCATTCTTCGTGTTCACAAAAACTTCGGCATCAGCGAAGTGGATATTAATATTACCTGTCCTAAAGGCGGCTCACAGTATCAGAAGATGGATATTATGCCCATAAACCGCTCTTTCAAAAATGTAAAGCACGGAAACCTCCTCCGCTTTGCTATGGAAAGTGACAAAGAAGGTATGACAGCGATGGCTTCCAAGATTTACAAAGAGGTACAAGACACTGCTGAGACCATTAGAGATCAGATTGGTCGTCAATATTCTATCTCTGAAATCAAAGAGAAGTTGGGCTTGGAAGACAACACAGCCACTGCTGATGTTGGTGTAGACAATGCTGATGATATTTTGGATAACATCTACCCTGTCTAATTCAACAACTATCTTGATGATTGAGGGGTGAGGGTATTTTTCCTTTGCCCCTTTTTTATTGGAGTCTTTTATGAAAATACTTGGTCTTGACCCCTCTCTCACCAATTTTGGTTGGTGTTTTATAGATGACGATGGCTCTACTGTGATAGAACGAGGTCGCTTCAAAACAACCTCCAAGCAAATCTTTATTGAACGTTATGTACAACTTAGAGGGGAACTTTCGGATCTCATAGATAGGTTGAAACCTGATCGAATAGGGATTGAGAGTCCTATTTTCAATGATATGTTCAGTGAAGGAATGTACGGTCTCTTCCTTTTCTGTAACGAGGTCTTTATGACCAAAAAGAAAGATGTGGCTTTCTTTTCTCCTCCGCAAGTGAAGAGCCACGCTTTTGTTTTCCTAAAGCGACCTAAGGGTTGGAAGATGAAAAAGCAGGATATGTGCGAAGCATCTAGAACTAAGTCAGGTGGTGGAAAATGGAATCACAATGAAGCAGATGCCTATTGGGTTGGGGTGACCGCCTACAGGTTTTGGCAATACTACGATCAAGTTCTTTCGGTGGATGATCTTACAGAAAAAGAAAAACACCAATTTACAAGAATTCATACATTTAAGAGAGGAAAGAAGATCGGAGAGACAGTAAAAAGCGGTTTAATACATAGGGAAGATGATCGATTTTTCCTTTGGTCACAAAAATAAATTAGGAGGCTATTATGGCTAGAAAAACTAAGAAGTCATCAGCAAAACCAAAGCAAAATGTGAGTGCTTTGGCTAATGCTATGTCAAAAATGAATACTGTTTTCAAGGGGGAGGATGTTGTTGTTTCGTTAGATATCTCTTCTATGAAACAATCTGTTCCTCATATCCCCACAGGTGCTCTTGCAGTGGATTACTTGATAGGGGGTCGCCCAAATCGTTACGGTGTAGCCCCCTGTCCGGGACTCCCCAAAGGTCGTATTCTGAACCTTTATGGACACGAGGGCAGCGGCAAGACAACACTTGCTTTGACTACTGTTGCACAGGTTTGTGCCACAGGAGGGACTGTCTGTTATATAGATTTTGAAAATGCCATTGTGCCTGATTATGCCGCACAAATAGGTGTGCCCATTGAAGATCCAAACAAGTTCTTATTGGTATCCCCTGAAACCCTCGAAGATGGCATCAAGATAATGTACATTATGTTGAGTGAAGGTGTTGATCTTATCTGTATTGATTCTGTTGGAGCAGGAGTTCCAAAAATCGAGTTTGAAAAATCGATCAAAGATACAGACAAACACGCAAAGGTTGGGGAACTTGCACGACTATGGTCGGGACATCTCCCTAAGTTGAAACAAATCGCATCAAAGAAAGGCACAACGATTATCGCCATTTCTCAGATCAGAGATAAGATTGGGGGGATGGGCTATGGAGAGCAATCCACTGTTCAAGGGGGTAAGGCATGGAAGTTCTATGCGGCTCTCAGAATGAAACTCAGGCGAGTACAACAAGTTAAGGGCAAGGTTTTCAATGCCATCACAGGTCGTTATGAAGACCAAACAATTGGGTCTGTTACACGAGCCAAGTTAGACAAGTGTAAAGTAAGTTCTTCTCAAGGTCAAGAGATAGACTTCCATCTTCGACAAGGCGAGGGGATTGACAATGCAAGCACCCTCATTGACATTGCAGCAGCACACGGATTCATCAAGAAAGGTGGTTCTTGGTATACTTGGGAAAGACCTCACGCACAAGACATCAAAGTGCAGGGTTCTGAGAAACTTCGTGAAATGCTCCTAGATGACGATGCCCTCTTTGATGAACTTTGGGCACACTGCATACCGTTATTGTCAGGGGGCAAAGCGGAAGAAGGAGTCATTCTTGGAGATGACACTCCTGAGGAAGCCTCTGAGTATTCAGACAAAGACCTGTTGAAGGACTTGAAAGATTTAGAATAGTATTGTTTTCGGTATAAAGAGAGGGGGGTAGTCCCCTCTCATTTTAATTAGGGAGATCTTGTGGTAAAAGTACAAGTAAAAAACTTTCAATCTATCAAAAGTGCTACCGTAGAGATTGAAGGATTTACGGTCATAACAGGGAAGAACAACTCAGGGAAGACCGCTTTGCAAAGGGCGGTTCGTGGTGTTTTTGAGAACGCACGAGGACATTCTTTTGTTCGACATGGGGAGGATAGTTGTGAAGTTTCTGTTTCCTTTGAAGATGGGAATAAGGTTACTTGGCACAAAGGCAAGAAAGAAAACAAGTATGTTATCAATGGAAAAACTTACGACAAGGTTGGTTCAGGCACTCCTGAACCCCTGAGAGATTTCGGTGTATACCCTATCACCTGTGGGGGTAAGGTTATCTCCCCCCAAATCGCACCGCAGTTCACAGGACAAGTATTTCTTTTGAATGAAACAGGTGCAGTTTTGGCAGAGGCTGTTTCAGATGTCGAGCGTGTGTCTGTGTTGAACAAGGCTCTCAAAGAGTCGGAAAAGGATAAGAGATCCGCAAGTTCTGAGTTGAAAATCAGGAAGAAGGATTTGAAAGGTCTTGAAGAGTCCTTGCTTTTTTATGAAGGCTTGGAAGACTTGGGTGGTGAAATAGAAGACCTAGATGCTTTACAGCAGGAATTAAAACAAACTCAAGAATCCTTATCGGAACTAATTTCTCTTAGAGATAGATATAAGACAGCACAAAGTATCGTCTCACACCTAGAGGATGTCGGAAATTTGAGTATTCCGAATGAATCCTTGTCGGAAATCTCAAACAACGTGTCCGACTTACGCTCCTTTCAAAGTAGATTGGTTCGGTGTGATAAAAATATTTCTTTATTAGAACGTATTCTTAATGGAGTGCAACCCTATGTCAGTGTTTTGGAAGAGAGCACCGTAGGGATGGATAGATGTTCCTCAGGGATTTATCTTCTTCAGGGATATCAGGACAGGGTATTGTCTTCTTATTCAGAGGTTGCCTCTATACAACAAGAAATCGCTTCGGTTGAGGCTCAGTTAGAGCAGATAGCAGAAGAGTTGCAGGCTTCACTAGAGGAACATTCTGAATGTCCTTTATGCGGAGGTGCTGTGTGACAAATTTTATCTTGTTTTTCTGTGCGGTGTTCTTGTCTTTCCTTCTTTACTCAGGACTTTCTTACCTATACCACCGTTGGAAATGGGATCGATTTGGAAGAGATGATTAATATCTTTTGTTGTTTCGGTAGTTCTATCGGAGGTTATTTATGAAACTTATATGGCGAACAGACATACACCTTTCTGACAAGACACCTGTGAGCAGGAAGGACAATTGGAAAGAAACAATATTTAAGAAGATTCAGCAGGTCGGAAAGATCGCAGAAAAACACGATGCAGTTGCTGTTCTAGATGGGGGTGACTTCTTCGATATCAAGTCGCCTTCACGGAACTCACACGAACTTGTTAGGGAAGTTCTCGATGTTCATAAGGAATACCCTTGCCCTGTCTATGCGAATGTGGGCAACCACGATTGTGTATATGGTGATTATCAATTCTTGCCACAACAACCTCTTGGGGTTCTGTTCTCAAGTGGGTGTTTTCAAAGGCTCTATGACGAGCACGAGGTCACCTTTGAAAAAGATGGTGTCAAGGTTCGGGTTGTGGGCGTTCCCTATCACGGTGTTGAATATGATATGGAAAGATTCAAAAGCATAAAGAAGGGGGACGAGGATTGGCTTGTCTGTATTGCCCACGTTCTTGCTTCTGAGAAAGGCGGTACAATGTTTGAGGGGGAGGATATCGTCAAGTATAGCGACTTGACCGATCTAGACCCTGATGTATTTTGTTTTGGGCATTGGCACAAGAATCAAGGGATTAAGAGTATCTCTCACACAAGACAACAATGGGTTGTGAACATAGGTTCTCTTTCAAGGGGTAGTCTCACACAGGACAACTTAGACCGAGTGCCTTGTGTGGCATTAATGGAATTCAATAAAGAGGGCATACATCTCATAGAGATACCTCTTGAGATAGAAGATGCTGAGGAGGTCTTTGACATTGAAAAACGATTACAAGAGCAGGTTCGTGAGGACACAATGAATCAACTTGTTTCGAGCATACAAACGAAGTTAGAGTCTACACAAGGACTAGACCTTCGGTCTGCTGTCAAGGCATTAGATCTCCCTGATACAGTGAAGGAACGAGCCATCTCATATATAGAAAAAGTAGACCGATAATCTCCCTATATTTTCATCTTCTTATGAACCATAGGAGAAATTTATTATGTCTGATAAGAATTTAAGAAAGAAACTAATACGCCTTGCTCATACAAACCCTGAACTCCGAAAGGACTTGCTTCCTTTGTTGAAAGAGGCTGCGGAAACTCCTAATGAATGGTTTGACGCTTTCAGTGATTGGTGGGGTGGTATTAAGAACAGCATCCTTGCTGACGATGATAATGAAGTTCGTAACTCTCTTGGTTGGGATCTTTATCAAATTTGTGTTGGCTATGATCAAAGTTCGAAAAGTCGAAAGGATAATGCACAGAGGGCTATTGATCAGTTTTCTAAGCGTCTTATGAAAGAGATTGATGTTCTCAATAAAAAAGCAGATGACCTTAAAAAATAAGACTTGGGGAAAAAATGTCAGACTTACGCAGTAAAATTATCCGTTTGGCTCACGCAAACCCTGAACTCCGCAAAGACTTGCTTCCCTTGTTGAAAGAGGCTGTTCCGATGGTATCGAACTATGACATAAATGGATACTTCAATAGCCCACAGGAATACCTTGATGCGGAAGAGGTTCTTTTCAAGAAGAGACTTATTATGGACAACACCAATTGGAATGACAGTGGATCGCAAACGGGTTCTTTTCTGTATGCGGTTTCCCCAAAGAATGTTCGTAAGGTCGAACAGATTATTAAGAAAATGGGTGGCACGATTACAAGTAAGGTTGCTCGTGGCGAAGATGGACAAGAGATAGTAGCAAGATAGTAGATACACTCTTTCATCCTAATCAAGAACCCCTCTTGGGGTTCTTTTACTTTTCTTGGGTATCATTGTTTCACAGACACAGGTGAAATAATGGCAAGAAAATTTAATGTGATGTATTGGTCTACCTTTGACCTATATGAAAATTGTCCTCAGAGGTTTCTTTGGCAAAGAGGTTGGAAAGGAATTGATCTTGGGTATGGAGTTGGCGAACCTATTCCTTCACCAAAGAAGGACAGTATGCACCACGCAGTTATGGGGATAGTCCTCGCAAAAGCGATGGAGGACTTATACAATGATCAACTTTATCTTGACCCTCCAACTCTTCGTGAGAAGTTAGAGGACATTGTTGAAAAGGAACTTCGCTATCAGATAACAAGAAAGCACATAGATTGGAATCAGACCTCTCACGAGGAAATGTTGAAGATTTGTTTGGATGGTATTCGTGGGTACTTGACCACAATGAAGCACAACAAACTTTTGGGGCAGTATGCAAGAAGCGAGGTCGACTTGGTTGCTGAATTGAAAGAGGGGCATCTCATTGGTGGTCGTGCAGACCTTATTATTAAGAGAGGTTCAGAGGTTGGCGTATATGATGGGAAGAACTCTAAGAGTAAAGGAAAATATACAAGCCCTGATCAGTTGCGTTGGTACGGTCTTTTGTACAAGGCTTGTGAAGGTGTTCTTCCTGATAAGTTGGGTTTTGTTTATTTCAGATATCCTTTTGGAACTCCAAAGGAAGATGGGGGCATTGAGCAGGGGGTTGAATATGTCGATTGCAATGAGGTCGACCTGCAAACTCTTAGCGAACGTGCTATTCAAGCAAGGGATAACATAATGGCACAGAAATTTGATGCCAACCCACAACCCAAATATTGTATGTGGTGCGAATATAATGAGATGTGTGAACCAAGACAGGAGCAGAGGAAAGCCAACTCTAAGAAAAGGAAAAAGTCTTTGGGTTTGGAATTGGACACAAAGGGAGAGGTATTTTTTGAATTTTCTTTGCCTCGCACGATCAAATAAAGATTCTGATTCTGTATAGGACAGAAGGAGGGTTCTAATATGACAACCGAACGATTAAAACAGGCTCTTGATAAGAGAGACAAGTTGAATACAACCTTACAACGATTGAAAGGTCGATTAGAAAAGTCTCAACAGGATAGGGATAGTATTATCTCAGAGATTAGAGATAAAAATCTAGATCCCGAAAACCTAGATCAAACTATTTCTGTACTACAAGAAAAATACACAAATCTTCTTCAGAAGTTTGAAGAAGACCTGAACACCTTACAAAACAATCTCACTCAATATATGGAGAAAAAATAAAAATGAAACTTACGATAGCAAAAAATGACCTAATGTCTTCTTTATCCTTAACCTCTCACGCATTGGGCAAGGACACTTGGACTACCCATTATTTTGTCAGAAAGCACAACGATAGTAAAGTAGAGGTTCTTTCTACAAACCATCGATATTGCTCATCGGCACTTGCTCCTTGTCACTTGGATGGGGAACTTGGAGAATTCACACTCGAAGGAAGTCGAGTAAAGACTTGGTTGAAAAATGTGTCAGATGGCGTAGCCCTTGTATTGGATAGTGATGGAAAAGTTGTTAATGCAAAGTCGGCTCGTGGCTCTGTTCGTTGGAACTGTGCAGGCACAGGGGACTTCCCCTATTGGGATGATGCTTTGAAGAAAGCAACCACACAATGCACAATAGATGCCAATGAGTTCTTTGAGATGCTTTCGCACGCAAAGAACTTTGTGGGCAAGCCTGATGCAAAGAGTTTAGCCTTTCGTTATATTCGTGTTGAGAAAGGTGCGGTATTTGCAAGTAATGGTCTTTCTCTCAGCATTATATTTTGCGATAAATTGAAGAAAGCCAATTTCTGTTTCAATGCCAACGATGCCTCCCCTCTCTTGGGATTTTTGAGCAAACTTGAGGGCGATGTCGAGATCTTGTCCACTGACAGGATCGTCTTTTTCAAGGGATCAAATGAGGCAGTATTTGGGCTGACGTTGCCTTCTAAGCGTTCGATTGCAGGACTTGGAACACTTGCTCCTGATAAGTACCAAGCCACCTTGAATAGTAGTGTAGGCTCTTGGGAAGCCACAACTAAAGACCTTCAACAAACCATAGGGTTGTTAGAGTCATCTATGAATAGCGATGATCAAGTCATTAAGGTTTCTTTTGTCAATGATGAAGATGGGGAGAAAGCCTTGTCTTTGTCTGCTGTTTCGGTCACAGGAGATGTCGACAGTTTGAATGTGGGATTGTCTTCTTATGTTGATGAAGAGGGGATCGTAGAGAAGGGGCAATACCTCAACAAAGAGATAATGTTGAAGGTATTACAAATCATTGACTCACCGACAACTACGATTTCGGTATTAAAGTTGCTCAGTAACTCGGCTTGTTTGGAGCACGAAGTTCTTGGGTACACCTCATACTCAGTGGTCGTTCCTTTGCCCAATAAGACTTTTTAATGTTTGAACAAGTAAAACAAGATTATGCAAAATTGCTTGGTCGGAAAGAAGCCCTACAAGAGCGGATTCTTACGACCAAGCAGAACATTACAACACTATCAAATGAAATAGAAACTCTTGATAGTGTTGGGGTGGTCTTTCGTCAGTTGCTTGATGATGAGGTAGCCTCCTCTGTGAAAGCAGTGGAGGAACTTTTGTCAGAAGCCCTACAAGCCGTTTTCACCGATCAAAGTCTTCGTGTTCGTGCTAACATTTCTGTCCTTAGGGGCAAGGTTTCCGTAGAACTTTTGACTATTCAAGATCACGGTGGAGGGGTAATTATTGAGGGACAGAGTTCTGAGGGTTTTGGTGGGGCTGTTACTACAGTTCAATCTATCATTCTGCGTATTCTTGTTTGCTTGAAGCGAGGTATGAGACCCTTTCTCCTTTTAGACGAGTCCTTGCCTGCCTTTGACTCTAATTATGTTCATAATATGGGGAATTTCCTATCTTCCTTATGTGGGAGGTTGGGTATAGATATTCTTCTAGTCACACACAATCAGCATCTTGTTGAGGCTAGTGACAAAGCCTTTATCATTGATAAAAAGAAAGGGAAAGCAACCTTTTCAAAAGTTGTGAAGGGTTCTGTGTCAAAGACATAAGAGGGAAAAATGGCGTTGTTGGGAAAAGTGGTTCAGAAATTTAAGCAGGTTCGATTTAGATACTTGAAGAAGTTTTTAAATGATCATCTTAATAAAGAATCCAAGAACTGTGTGTACAATCGATCAACAACCTTTTCACAAGGAGGCTGCGATAATGTCGGCTTGTGTGCTTTTGGTTTTGAGGAGAAGGCTTGGCTAGGGGGTGCTTGTGATTCAAGGGTAAACCCTGAACTTGCGAAAGGGTGCGAGGACTTTCTTTCGTTGTATAAGAAAGAGGACTTAAAGAAGGTGTTCAATGATTTCTTGGAGACATCGACTTTGGCAGATATCACAAAACACTATCCTGACCTTGCTACTCTTATGTGGGTGATGGAACAGGCGAACATAGATATAGAAGACTCAGAGGAGGAATAGGTGTCGCATTTATTAAAGTTAGTGAAGTTTGATAAAGTAAAGCCTTCTATTCAGCCCCTTGCGTTTGAGTTTCAGGCTAACAAGGAGGCTACTCCTTTTTTGGTTTCGACAAGCAAATCTTTGTTGTGGATAACAGAAGCCCCAACAAATGTTGTTCGAGCAGCAGTTAGACCCAAAACAAAGATACAAGATTTTTATCTTGAGGTTATTCAAGAAGTAGTGGAGGTGGGGGAAGAGTGTTCTTGGGGAAATAATTACTCTTTTAATAAAGAGGGGGTGTTGTCTGCTGTTTCCTATGTAAAATCTTATGGCATTGAGGAGGTGGTTTGTCTATTAAGTTCCTCTACAAAAAGCAGAACTAATTTTTTGCAGGGAACAGGGGTGGAGTTTTCTATTTGTAATTGGTTGCCGCAAGACTTTATTGCTGTCGTCCCCAAAGACAGATCTCTATTAGGGTTCGTTGGTGTGATGAACTCAGGGTTTGTTTCGGTAATACAAAATCCAAGCAGGTGTTTGGCTTTTGCAGGTGCTATATGAGAGAATGGCTTGAAAATTCATTGTACGACTTAACGGAAGATCAGGAGACGTATCTCTTAGGTCGAGGAGTTCTCAGAGAGGAGATTCGTAATGTGAACTTTCAATCTTGGTGTCCTGAGAAGCCTTGTCCTGCAAAAACCACAGAAGGGCAAGACTTTGTTAAGAGATTTGGGGAGTACGGTCATCGTCTTAATGATCTTCTATTGACTCCTTTGTACTCTCCTTCTAGCAAGTTGGTTGGTGTTGAAGGTCGTTCCATAGATGGCAACAAAACAATAATGAGAGTCCTTTCCTTTGAGTCTAAGTGGTGTCCGATATGGATAGGGCTTGGCAAAGCAGAGATGCTCAGGATTTGGAATGGGTATGATGTGTGGATAGTAGAAGGGATCTTCGATCTTACAACTCTGAGAGCCATAATGCCTCACGTAGTTGTTCTAGGGTCTTTGAGAGCCAACCTCACCAAGAAACATTTAGAGTTCCTTAGTCGCTTTGTGAAGGGCACAATTTACGTTGCTTACGACAACGATGAGACAGGACAAAAGGCTATGTACGGTCACTTCGATCCTAATGGTCGAAGACAACAAGGTATCATAGAAAAAATTAACAAATTACGATTAAACGCAGTGCCTGTTCGGTATAAGGGTGGCAAAGACCCGAATGAGATATGGCAACAAGGTGGCTACGATCAAGTTCGTAAATCTTTCATTAACTACCTATAATATAAGGAGCATAATATGCCTACTGAAATATGGAAAGCAACAGAGGACATACAGGATTCTGTTAAAAAACTTGTTGCGAATCATCACCCTGACCTAATACTTGCCGCTGACGAGATTGTGGTTCTCTTTCGTGAGAAAGCCACAAAGAAAGGTGGGAAAGTCATCTTAGGATCAAGCAAGAAAGCCCCCTCGATATTGAATGTTCTATCTGATGTTGAGTGTAAGTTTATTATCGAACTTGCGGCAGACGAATGGGTGGGTCTTACATCAAACCAACAAACCGCTTTGTTGGATCACCACTTGTGTGCGTTTCAAGTAGAAGAAGACCCCAAGACAGGAGATGTGAAATACTTTATCGCTCCTCCTGACATCGGATACTATCTTGATGAATATGAGCGGTATGGGGATTGGAGACCAAAGCAAGAAGAGGACACCACTGTGAAAGTGGATACAGTAACAGCAGACACCATCTTAGATGGACAGTAAGCAGTTTTAATTGGCTTTATTAAAGGTGGGCTATTGCTCACCTTTTTTTGTTTATGGGGTGGTTGGAACGTAAGAGCACTTCGGTATATTCAAAAACAGATAGGAGAATACAATGGCATTTGATACAAAATATCGTCCTAATGGATATGACTCGGTTATTGGGCAAGAAGCCAATGTAAAGGTTCTACAGAGCATCGTGAAGAATGGATCAGGCTTTCACCAATCTTATGTATTTTGTGGGCAGCACGGTACAGGAAAAACCACATTGGGTCGGATTCTTGCACGAGCCTTGCTTTGCGAAAATCCTCAGGAGGGTAATCCTTGCGATCAGTGCTCTTCTTGTTTGTCTATTTTGGAGAATGGTAGTTCGGAGGGGTTCATAGAAATAGATGCGGCTACAAACTCAGGCAAGGGAGACATTAAAGAGATAGTGGATCAATTAGAATACGCTACTGTGACAGGAAAGAAAAGGATTTATCTATTTGATGAGGCACATGAGTTATCAAGACAAGCCCTTGATGGTTTATTGAAGCCGATGGAAGATACAGAGGTGGGATCTGACGATAAAAAGTTGGTGTGCATCTTTTGTACAACCGAGCCTGAGAAGATGCGAAAGACCATCTTCTCAAGGTGTGCCCCTGCTTTTGTTATTCGTGTTCCAACCCCTCAGGATATAGCAGACAGACTTGTATATGTCTGTGAGAAGGAGGAAATAGAATATGACTATGAAGCCCTTGTATCTATTTCGGAGTACTGTTCCTGCCACGTTCGAGATTCTCTTAAGTCTTTACAAGGTGTCTCTTCTTTGGGCAAGGTCGATATGGCAGCCATTAAGCAATACCTGCGATTAGATGTACAGATAAAATGTTTAGAGGTTCTTGATAACTTAAGATCCGATTTTGCAAAGGCAATCGAGAACTTCGATGCTTTAAGGATTATTGCTTCTCCTGCCTCTTGTTACGAGCAACTATCCAAGTTGTCCTTGATGGCATATAGAAAATCATTGGGGGTTTCAAAGATCCCCGTTTATTTGGATTCCAAAAAGATAGACTCAATCTCTAAACAAGGGCAGCAACTTATAGTTCTCACCCAAAGTTTGCTTTCACATCCACATAATCCCTCTCACGAAATGCTACTATGTGATCTGTCTAATTATCATTTTGGACAAGCCCCTATACAGACTATAACTAAAGTAGTCACCCAAACTTTAGAACCAAAAACACAACCAACACAAAAAAATTCTCAACAGATACCACAAAGTTCGGTATCGTACCAACAACAAAAGCCTACAATTATAAATGGGGTATATCGAGAAGCAAGGGCGGTTAAGAAACCTCCTAGAAAATCAGAGAGTGTTCCGAAAAAAGAAGGAATACCTTTTGAAGTTTTTAAGGATTTCCTAGACGCTCGCTATCAGGAGTTGGAACACGAACATGGACAAAAGAGACGAACAAACTTGGGTGGTTTTGGAACTTTCTCACGCAGGAGAGTCTAGGGCGAAGGAGGGGATTCTCGAAAAGATTGTTCGACACGAGTTGGGTGTTGAGCCAACTTTTCCTGTTTTTATACCTATACAGGTATATCAGAAAGGAGATAAGACAATACGAATTGATGGTATGCAGGGGTATGCCTTTGTGAAAGCAGGGCTTCCCGATCACGTCTATTTTCAATTAGAGCAATCAGATTTTGTGAAGAATGTTATCTCTGCCCCTCATAAAAGAGGAAGAGTCCTTGCTTGTGTTCCTGATAGTGCCATAGAAGGTGTTCGAGATTCAATTCGAAGAGAGGTAAGCCAAGACCTTGTTGCAGGAACAAGGGTTCGTGTGCGGACAGGGCTATTCTCCTATCTTGAGGGTGAGGTCATCGACAGAGAAGATGACGATATCATACTAGAAATTAAGATGAGATCCATACACGCAATTGTGAAAGTACACGGCTTGTATGTTGATCTTGCTGAGGGAGATGCTTAATGTGGTGGTCAGGTCATAAACTAATAGATTCACACGAATTAGAGTCAAGGTTCTCTAATGAAGATGGGTTGTCTGAAATAGGGATTACTGTTTCTGAGGAGATGTCAGAGGAAACCCTAGAGAAGTTGGATAGGATAAGGGATATGCTTGATCGTATTCCACCAAGAGAAGCCGACTTTATTGAACTGTACTATTTCAATAAGATGCGACAAACGGACATAGCAGAACTCTTTTGTGTAACACAACCTACTGTTTGCTATAGATTACAACGAGCCTCCGACAGATTGAAATATCTTATGGAACTTCCTGATATCAACTCAAGCCAATTAAGAGAGAACCTAACAGGCAAATTTAAGGATGAGGTGGATGTTGATATAATGATCCTGATGTTTGAAACTACTTGTCAGAGTGAGGTTGCGAATTCTCTTTCCGTTTCACAGGGGTTGGTTCGTCACAGATTTATTCGGTCTATGAAAGCCTTAGCCCACTACCCTGAATTGGATTATATCTTGCAGATGTACGAAAAACTATCAAAGAATTTGAACATTCTGAGAGAGGTTCAAAGACCAACCTTGCCGAATGAAATTTTCAATGTGGTTCATTAGTTTCTCTATATTCCTTCATTACAAGAAGGAGGAGTCTTGTCTGATAAAGAGTTAGAAGATCGTATACTAATGACAAAGAGGTTGGCACACAGGTGGGTGAAGAAACACATTAAGCCTGAGAACCGATTGATTGTTTATTATGGACACGTAGAGATAAGTCGTGTCCCATCTTTGTTGCGTAGTTTTCGAGACTCTAAGATCACTATGGCAGGCATTCCACCTATCCCTGATCTTGGCATCACAGAAAGATTTGATTGCTTTGAGATATGGACAGAGAATAAGGAAGGTTTGATAGCCCTTGACAAGTGGCTGTCTGATCGGGGATTTGAAACATCAGGGGTATGGTAAATGTCTTCACAAAGAATACAATCAGAGTTTGTTTATAAGTCTGTCACATCAGCGGCTGAGACCTATTACTTCACGATACGTTGCGACACCGAGAGCAATCTCAGTGTTCGGAATATACAAAATCCCGCAGGGCTTATTGTAGATTCTATGTCTTCTTTACCCTCTGAGGTTATTACAGATATCTCGGATGCAATGTCAGTTGTTCGTGATCTGCTCTCCATTAATTCTAGAGTCAATGGCACAATAACTTTCACCGCTGAAACTTCTGTTACTGTTTCACTGCCTGAGGCGATGTCAACGGCAGGCTATTCTGTTCTTCTTGATGTTTCAGACTTTGTTCTTTTTCGTGTCACTTCAAAAACAACAACATCTTTTGTTGTTCAAAGTTCTACGACATATACGGGAACGATTCTTTATTCTGTTTTTAATTAAGGTACAGCATGGACATATACATATTTGACTTTGATGGTACTTTGATGCGAACACCTGAGGAAACCCCTTCTTGGTGGAAAGACCCTGCTCCTTTTAGTTGGCACAGTAATCCTGTTTCACTATCTCCTCCTGTTGTTCCCTCAAAGCCAAGCGGAAAACATTGGATTTCTTGGGTAGCCAAAGAAGCAAAGAGGTCTTTGCAAGACCCCAATGCAAAAGTATTTCTTGTCACTGCGAGAGTTTCTTCTATGAGGCAGAGAATACTTGAGATTCTGAAGAGTAAAGGTATAGTGTTCGATGGAACTTACTTCAATCCGGGGGACCGATGCTTCGTCTTACAAGAAAAAGGTTTTTCAAGATATTCAAGCGAAGTACCCTAACCCACAAGAGGTTCACATCTTTGAAGATAATCACCTCAATGCTTATGTTCCTGCCTTAGAAAAAATGTTTCCCTTCTCGAAGGTCTTTGGGCATGGTGTAAAAGACAGTCAGCATCCGATAGAGCCTGAGGGTATCCCTCAGGACTTAGCCTTAAGGGTTGCTGATCGATACTTGAATAGGAGATACTAATGCCGCAAACAACCCCCACAGAAGCAGATGTGATACAGTTCAATTCAAATGGTGGCAACACCATACAAGTTTCATCAGACACTGATGGCAATTTGACCTTTGTAGATGCTGTCGTTTCTTCTGCAATCAAATTAGTAGATTTGGCAGGTCTTGAAAGCCATAGTTCTGTTTTTGTTGTCGGCAAAAAATATGCCACAATACAAGCCGCATTAGATGCGGTTTCAGGCACTTCATCGGTTTCCAATCCTTCTGTTATCTTAATTCCTACAGGTGTTTATGCCGAGAGCATTACTGTTCAAAAAGATGGTGTTCATTTGGTGGGGCTTGGTTTGGTCGAGATAACAGGAACAGTGGGCAACCCTACTGTTTCTATTGATGATTTGGGGGCGGTTGTTCCTCTCTCGGTCACTTTTCAAAACATAATCTTCTCAAAATCACAAGATGCAGAGAAGGCGGTCTCTATTGTTGGGGCTGCTGCAACTAATCTTGGATTGGGGGGTATTACTTTCAAAGGTTGTCAGTTCAAAGCAACAGGCATTGGAACGTTTGCGGTCTTTGTAGATATTGCTAATACAGTTATTATTGAGGGTGGGAGTACCACAGGTTCTAGTGCAACTGCGAAATTTTCGGTTTCACAGTGTGCAAGTTTTTCAGCGAATAGGACATCGGAAATTCCCAATGTAGAGTTGTCATATAATAATGCCTCTGATCGACCCTCAACTTTGACATCAAGTTATTCCTTCGCACATAATCTTTCGTGTGGAGATTTTTTGGTATCTCTGTTGGGGATAGGGTCTCTGAGTGTTTCTAATTGTACTGTGGGCAGTTTGTCTGTAGATGGAACACAAAACATCTCTCTTGCAAGATGTACTTTGGGGGTTCTTACGGTTAGTGGGACGATTGGTGCAGCGATCACAGACTCGGAGTACACCTCCTTGAGTGGGGATGTCACAGCATCCTTAGAGATAGATCAGGTGATTGATTCGATAGTTTTCTCGAACGAAGCAAGTAAAACTGTCTCGTTGCCACTGCCTTACCCCAACTCTTCTTATATGGTTCTTATAGATAGTCCTCTTGCTGACATGCCTTTTGTCGAAAATAAGACCACCACAACCTTTGATATTACCTACTCAGGGTTGGTCACAGTTACTGCTATTTACCAAGTCATAAAGTTTTGATAATCATTCTATATTTCCACAAGGATAGTGAGGTGTATCTATGTCTAGTGGAAATGATTTTGGTTTTTGGGATGGTCTATTAAAAGAATCCTACCTTAGCGGTGATGTTGATTCTATGAATATGTTCCTTGACGATGCCGTTGAGACAAGAATGACCTCAAGAGAAATTGGGGAGAACTTTGAACAACTGAGAGGTTTGACCGATAAAGGCAGAGTTTCCAAAGCACTGCATTTGCCTGTCCTTGATGGGTCTCGTGTGGCTTTTAATTCTAACTTGGGGGTTGTGTTATCTTTTGAGGATATGCCTGAACACGGATCGAAGGGGACAGTGGTCTCAGTACGGTCTGCCTCAGGGGAGGTCACCTCATACGAGGGTAATGTCTTTGTTGAGTGGGATGATGGGCATTTTCGATCTGTTAATGCTCAATACCTTTTGTTATTAGAAAGCCCTAAGAAAGCAGAAAAAATTCGTGTTAGTTCTTTGGGAGATCTTACAGATTTCTTAAAGGTTTCCAAAGATGCCTTAGTACACAAATCCACTAAGGATATTTGGTCTTTCAAAAAAGATGGTGATGAATTTGTTATTGAAAGGCTGCTTGGAGAAGATGGCACACCCTTAAAAAGTTAGGAGTAACCTGTGAGTATAAAGAGAATCGCTGATAGATATATGACTAGGCATAGCGTCCGAACCGCAGGTGAAGTTCGTTTCGTAAAAGACAATTCTAACGATGCAAGTTCGTGGGCTTGGAAGCAAGGACCTTCTGAGCGTGTGATGACACCTGACCATGTGTTTAATCCTGCGAAGAAAAAAGCATTGGCGAAAGTTTTGAGAAGCACCACTGCATCAATGGGGCACGCTATGAGTGCTTATTCTACATTTACAAAAATCAAGAGTGCAGATGTTTCCCCTGATGGGAACTTAGGCGGCAAAGGGTACATTCAAAAGATAATGGATATGCGAAAGCAATATATGAATGTTGTTGAGGCTCTCTCTGCACTCAGTGATACGATTTATGACGAAGTTTCTGCTCCACATTGGGCTGCAATCTCTCGTCAAGAAACGGATGAAGACAAAGCAGAAGTTGCACAAATTATGCAAGATGCTCAGGATATAAAAGAAAATCCTGAGGAGTGGGCAGAAGAACAGGAAGAAGAAATGGATAAAAACCCTGTGGGAAAAACCGCAAGCACAAAAGTTCCTTCTGTTGTTAGAGTTGCCCAACGATATTTAAAGGAGAGAGTCTAATGAGTTCTAAGTTACCCTCAGAAACACTTGTGCCTAGAGGTCTTAATGGTCTTGTGGATACGTACCCTGACTTGAATTACGGATTAGGAGTGTTGGAGAAAAGACATTTGATTGATAGTGGTGAACAAACAGCACAGATCCCTGATGGATTACAAAAAGAATCTGACTTGTTGTTAGGAGATCTCTCAGGGTTTATGGGGGAAGAAAGTAATTCCGATCTGTTATTTATGGATATAGAGCCTGATCCTGAGATTCAATCTTTGCCTGAGTTTCAAGAGCCTGTTGCCGAACTCGAAGCGGCTTGGGCAGAGAGAGATCATACTCCTCTTTATGCAGAACACCAAAAAGAATTAATCGCTCCTGTGCAATCGGTTTCCCCTGAGATTTCAGAAGAATTGCTTGAGGAAACTCTGTACAAGGCGGCTCGTGCTTATGCTAACGGATTATCTCAAAAAGAGATAGATCGGTTGGTCAAAGCATCTCTTGGTGGAATGACCGACATGCTTCAAGAGGAACTTGAATGGTTGAAGGGGCAGCGAGGTCTTAATGGTAATGTTTATGTTCTTGCTAGTGCCTACCCTAATCTTCATAATGGACAATGGAAAGAGGAGGTTCGAAAACTAGCCCAAAGAGCAAGATATTTAATAGTCGACACAGACACAGTAATGGGTCGGAAACTTGCTTCTCAAGACCGTTTTATGGGGATGCAGATTGTAGAGGAAGTGGGTTGGAAAGAAGCCTTCAATCACTATGCTCCCAAATTAAAGTCTTTGGGGTGTCGGTTGGCGAGTGAGGGTTCTTATGAACAACGAATTCAACAAGGGTTCTTAAACATTCCCAAACGCAAAGCGAACTTGGGTACAAGACCGCAAGACTTTCGACCAACAGATCACATTACTCTTAAGGAAGCACAGCAAGAGTTTTCACAACTCATTCCGCAAGAGAGAAGGGTTTATGTAAGAGAGGCGAGCGAGAACAGAATACGCCTTAAGCAAGCAACCAAAAAAGTTATTCAATCATATAGAGCAGGGTTTATCTCTAAGTCAGAGTTGAAAGAAATAGTTGCGACAGGAGACCATCGGAAGATGCTCCAAATGTTGTCTTCTAAGAAGAAACTCTCTTCTGAAAGTTCTGAATACACCGCACCGATAATAGGAAGACACCAAGATACAAGAAGAGAAGCATCTGTAGATGTTCGTGAAAGCCGCATACAGAAAAAACAGGCAGAGAGACATCGCAAAACAGTTGCACAGAAAGTTCAAAAGGTAGCAAAGGCAATCAAGAGTGGGCTTCGAGGGAGTTCTTTAGCGAAGATGCTTAGAGCCAACTTTAGCAAAGAGGACTTGGTTCTAGCATCCCCTTTGTTGAATCCTCTCTTGAAAGAAACCAATGCTCTGAATGAGACAGTTAAGGAAGCAAGAGAATATAGTGGAACACCTGAGTTCAGACACCAATCTGTTCGCAAGACAGCCCAACCTAAAAAGATATCCAAACAACAACAAGCCCTCAGAAAGATTTCTCTTTGGACAAGGCGACAAATGACAGAGGGTACTTGTGGGGAGGTTCTTACAGGACTACTCAAAGCGAAGTTCGCCCCCTCCTTTCTTAAGTCTGCACAAGAAACTATTCTAGATGTTCGTCAGGCACACGAAGGTTTATCAGGGTTTGTTTATGTTGATGCTGAGGCTTATGCTTCACCGACAGGTACGAATGGTTGTGAAGAGGGTGCTCTGAGACATCGAGCCAACCAACTTAAGTTTGTAAAAAAGATGGCTCGTTGCGGTGGGTGTTCCTTTGCAAACACTTTGGCAGATGGCACAAGTGTTTGTCAGAAGTACAACAAAAGATTGGCAGCAGAAACACCTGTGGAGTTCCCACAAGAGTACCAACAAGAAATGATTCGTCTTTCAAATGCTAGCGATGCCGAGCAAACTGCTTCTCTTTTCGGAAGCACCTATACGAATGATTTTGGATTACAAAATACTGCCTTAGATGGTTTTGGTTTCAATGAAACTGCAAGTGTTGAGCAACTCAGCGGTCTGTTCTTTGGCGGTATGGATATTGGGGAAGATGAATAATGTACTTGAATGAAGAAAAAAGTTCTGAATTGGGTCGAGTATTGTTTGACCTTCTTACAACCCTACGAGCGATGTACGTTCATTATCAGAATTTACATTGGGAGAGTCAGGGTCAGGCTTTTTATAGTGATCATCTTTTGTATCAAAGATTATATGGAGGAGTCGCAGAAGAAACTGATGCTCTCGCTGAAAAGATTTTGGGACTTACAGGGGATGGTGTTTTTGTTTCAGACATACACACTTTCGAGCACGGATACAACACTCTTCGTATTTGGTATGATGTTGCAAAGGGAAAGTCTTCAGAAGACAGGGCTTTGTTCTCTGAGTTCTACCTTTTGGAGCAGTTGGAATACACATCAGCCTACTTGGGGGAATTGGGTGCAAAGTCTCTCGGACTAGAGGATTTCTTATCGGGATTGGCTAGTAAGCACGAGGAGCATATATACCTTCTCAGACAAAGAAATGGTTTTACAAAGAAGCGGCAAGCCTCTGCTGCTCACTTATTCTTTGATAATCCTCAGGCAAGGGAAGTTCGTGAGTTTTCCGAGAGCGGTGCTTTATCTAACAACCCTGAATCCGCAGAAACATTTGAAGAGGAATTGCGAGCCGAAATCGCACCCCCTAATCCAAGTGAGATTATCGAAGACACAGCAGGGGCGGATGAGTTCTCTACTCTTTCAAGGTTCATTGTCGAAACAGAACAACCTGTCGAAGACGAGGCAAACATCCCACAAGGATATGACGATGTTGATAAAGCCGATGATGTTCGGTTGAAACAAGGTCGTAGAAAAAGACTTACTTGGAGATAAGAAATGAGCAACAAGCAAAAATTAATTGACCTGATGAAAGAAGGCGACATATCTTCAATAAAACAAGCAATAGAGTTGAACAAAGTTCTGAATTTGCTTCCTACTCAAAAACTTTTTGATGCCTTAGAGTGGAATGGCAAAGTGTTGACTGAAGAGTTGTTTGAGTATGTTTCTGAGATAGATGCAATCAATGACATCTTTGATAAGATTCGCAAAAAGTATGGCGGAGAAAACTCTGATAGTATTGCAAGGTTTTTTCCTATTGATACAGGATCACACTTGCTGCAGCAATCATTTTATATGTTCTTTGAAATGGATAAGTTGTTTTCTTATTCTCCATCTTCTCCTGTATCGGCATCCATTAAAAAATTATCCGACATTGAAAAAGATATTCGTAGTGGGATCGCATCTGCCAAAGGCATTTCATTGGCAGGGGAAGTTCTTATGTTCACTATTTCAGATAAAGACATCCTATTTCAAGCAAGTTTGAACGTAGACCTAGACTTTTTCATCTCACGACTTTAGGAGATAAAACATGAAAATCGCAAAGCCACCTTTCACAATGATTGCACCACAAATCAAAAGTCCAAGCGACCCAAGCAAGGGTGTTGCTGCTACGGTTTCGGGTAATGCGGTCACTTTTCAAGAAGTCTCTGAGTTCCAAAGTGCTGTTCCTTCAACTCACCCACTCCCTTCTCGTGGCGGCTTGCACAGAACAATAAAAGGAAATCTCACAGGAACACCGACAGGAGCAGTAGCCCAAATCGAATTTGATCCTGCCGCTACGGTACATAGCATTCCCTTTAATCTTTTTATTGGTTCATATGAACTTCGCTCAGGACACTCTGCCTCTTACAGTTCTTCCACAGACCTTGTTGGGGAGTTTCAGAACTCAAACAATATCAGCCCTGCTGCAAATACTCTTGCAGTGGCTGACTTTTTGGCAACCCTTGAAACTGCTTTGCAGGCTGTAGGTTTTTCGACATCGGTTGTTGGCAGTACTATTGAGATTACAGCACCCATTGGGTTAGACTATAATGACTTAGAGATTTCTTATTCTATTCGTGGTGTTGCCACAGGTTCTACTCCTATTGTATCCATTACACAATTTTCAGGAGGTCTTCCATCTGTCGGTGGTATTGTGATCTCATAGGAGGAAAAGTATGTCTGAAGAAAGCAAGCCTGAGATAGATAAGCAGGCAGTATTGGCGGCTCTGCCATCAGATGTTTCTCGTATCCAAGTAAAGGATACCGAAGATAAGATTAGGTTTCGTTTGTTGGATGAGGTTCGTTGGGATGACGAACTACAATTTAATAAACATGGACAGCCTATTGTAATGCGAGGTTCTTTGGGTCGCCCCAAAGATGATTCTCGTTCTCCCATACCAACGGTTTTGGAGGAGGAGAAAGACCCAAATGTCTTTGTGCCCATAGTTAAGAGCAAAGGGAAAAAATCATTTATTAAGAATAAAGCACCTACCGCTCCAACACAGCCTACGATACAAACCCCTGTCGCAGTTGTTCCTGCAACAAGTATCCCCCAACCTACCCCTGCAACGAGTGGGGTTCTTGGAACAATAAAAGAAGACCCTGAGAGCGTGGATGTTCTGTACCACGTTATGCAAGGCTTGGCAGAAGAGGCGGAGGCTATGGCACACGCAAGGCTTTTGTTGGAGTCACAGGGTAAGAACGCCTCCAATGTATCAGCCAAGCGAGTATCGGCACTAAGGGCTGTCGGAGATACTTGGTTGAAAAGAAAAGAGCAAATTGGGTCAAAGGGTGTGGACTTGAATTCTCTTGCTTTCAAAAGGGTTTTCACATTTATTATGGATACCTTTCGAGTGTCTTTGATGGTGAGTGGTGTTCGTGCGGAGCAAATCGAAGTAATCTTCGCAAAACTTGCGGCAAAGATCGACGACGATTGGATGAAAGAGGCTCAGAAGAAAGTCGAAGGCGAGGAATAATCTATGGCAGGTCTTGCTGACATTGCAATGGGTGCAGGCAGGGTTCGTGGCAGTGAAAGTCGAGATGTTGTAGATATTATCACTTTCATTGAGAGCGAATGGGGCTTGAAGATGAAACTTTTCCCCATTCAAAGAGTGATCTTGAAAGCCCACTATGGGATACCTCTTGATGACAAAGTTAAGGATGTGCCTGTATCGGATTGGAGGCGTATCAATAACAGAATGATGACCGAGTTAGAGTACCTCCAATACCTTTATGATGATGGTCGGTGTAACATTAACTATGTTGAAGAAGGACACGAAAGACGAGAAATGATTCTCTCTGTTGGTCGAAGATCAGGAAAAACTACAATTAGTGCTTGTGTTGCTGCCTATGAGACGTACAAGTTGATTTCAAAAGGTGATCCACAAGCCTTTTATGGGTTGCCTGCAAGCAACGTTATACAGTTGATATCTGTTGCGACAGATAAAGACCAAGCAGGTTTGTTGTACAACGAGGTATCAGGACACTTTCGGAACTGTACTTTTTTCACACCGTATATGGCTAACAACACAATGTCTTACGCAAGGTTTCAAACACCTATGGACATTGATAGGTATGGGTCTTATGCAGAGGACAATAGTGCCAATGCGAACATCAAGGTAACATTCAGGTCTTGTGTTGCTAAGGGTCTTCGTGGTGCAGGTAATATTTGCGTCATCCTTGATGAGGTTGCTCACTTTACGGATAAAGGACAGAGTGGTGCAGAGGCGGTTTATAATGCGGTCACACCTTCGACATCGGCATACTCACAGAAAGACCCCAATGACAAATCAAAGCCTGTCGGACCTGTTGAAGGTCGAATTATTTCGATTAGTTCCCCTCTTGGAAAACAAGGTTTGTTCTATAAGTTGTTTCAAACTGCTATGGGCAGCGGAAAGGCAGCGGAGAATATGTTGGCTGTTCAAGCCCCTACTTGGGAGGTAAATCCTACTGTTCCTGCAAGCGAATTTGAGAAGCATTATGTGAAAGACCCACGAGTATTTTTTACGGAATATGGTGCAGAGTTTTCAGATAGAACTAGGGGTTGGATAGAAGATAGGGTTGACTTAATGGCTTGTGTCATTGATGGTCGGAAAGCAAAGCAACGAGGTATTCCTCGATCTCCGCACTTTATGGGAATTGACTTGGGCTTAGTGGGTGATGGCAGTGCCGTTGCTATTGGGCACATAGAAGATGGAAAGGTGATTCTTGATTGTGTGGAACAAATAAAGGCAGGCGAAGGGGCATTTGTCGACAAGGAAAGACTAGAGTTTGATGATGTTGCTGATTGGGTTTATGAATGGACAAAGAAGTTCTACATAAAAGAAGGAATGTTCGATCAATGGGCAGGAATACCTTTTGAACAGGCTCTTGCGAAAAGAGGGTTGAAAGTTATAAAGTCGAAGCACTTTACAAAGACCCTAACATCTCAAATGTTTCAGAATTTTAAGAACTTAATGTTTGATGAGAAGTTGGAATTATACAATGACCCTTCTGAGGAAGAGGAGTTGTCAGACTATCTCCAAGAGTTGCTTGAACTTCAAGCCCAAATACATAGCAAACACCTCATTACAGTAGAAGCCCCCCAAGTAGATGGAAAACACGATGATATGTCAGATGCCATAGTTCGTATGGTGTGGTGTGCTTCCCAAAATATGTCAAAGCAGTTAAGGATGACTACATCGAGTGGAAAGGTTTTCGGTAATGCTCCAATAAATTCTAATAGGCGACACGTAAAGAGTAGGGTTAGGGCTATGAAAGGTGGTTCTCATCCAAGTCGATACAAGAAGAAAAGATGAGGGTGCTTCAATGTCAAAACCTATTCGCTCTGATTACCGATTGGTTCAGAGATTAATAAAGATACAGGGAAAAAAGAAGGGTCTTTCCCCCACGAGTGGGGATTTCGATAAGATCATTCGTGCCTTTGGTCAGGTAGGAGGTTCTTGGGAGAAGTTATTCAAGGGAAGTGTGGATGATATGTCCCTCTTGAAAAAAATAATCAAAGTCGGCATTGAAAAAGAACTCTTTACAAAGAAAGACACTTGGAGTTGATATGAGATTGATACACCATTCAATGGGAAATGCAGAGCACGATGTAGAGTTAAACTTTCTTGGGGATAGATTTCCTGTCAAAGCACACCCAATACTGAGAGAGAGCGGTTGGCGTGGGGGTCAATGGGTAATGTATGTGACAGCCCCTACTAGCGAAGAATTTATGGTTGTCAAAAGTGATGGCACAGCCTGTGCAGGATTTCTGCTTTTTCCAAGTGAGAATTACGACCCTGTTCCTCCCTTTGGAACAGGGGTGGGATCTACTGAAAATTACATAGGGATTCAGCCTGCGGCTAATCCAAATAACGCCATCACGATGGTGAATGGAGGAACACGAGCCTACTTTAAGGTTTTTGAAACAGTTGCTTTAAGTGGTGGAACAAGATCAGGAGGGGCGATTACTTATTCTTTGAATGAGGAGATAAAGATATCGGAGAATGGCTTACTCTGTAATGATAGTAATGTGCAATTTGGGCTTGCAGGGATTACAACTCCTGTCGTCATTGGTATAGTGTCAGCAATACCTAATCCTGCTAATGGGAATAGGCTTTGTGTGGATATAAAGTATTGATATGGGAAGACTTAGAGCAAGATTAGCAACAAATCCTGTTGAAAAGGATATATTAAAGAACTTGGCAGAGGCGGAACGGTCTTTATTGAAAGTTCTCGACATTGCTCGTTCGAGTCGTAAGGACAAAAATCTCCGACTCGGTAGATTGTCTGAAATTGAGCAGAAGGTACAATCGGCTATTCGCTTGATAGATAATCCCCCAAGCATTACATCTAAGATAGATGCACAAGACCCTGATTTAAATCCGACAGTTCGTGATAGAAAACGAATGGAACGGATGGAAAAGAGAGGTAAGAAATGACAAAGAAAAACGAGGGTGAAAAAGAAGTAGCCAAGTTAAAATCACGTCCTAATGTTCAGACAGGCAAGCCTCGAAAACTAACAGCAAGTTCAATGCGGATTGCAGGGTTACAGACTTACTCAGGGTCAGAGGGTTCAGGAGGGAATTTTTATTCTCCTGAGTTGAGCACGGACTTTCTTGAACTTCCTCAGAGTATGCACGAGCGATGGAACTACTTTCGGTTCTTCTATCGGTCTGAACCTTTCGTCGGGCAGGCAATTGACTTACACACTGAGTTGCCCCTATCTAAGATTAGGCTTGGATTTCCTAAGTACATAAAGAACAGAGATATGGCGAAAGAGGCTTTGGTGTTTTGTGAGAGATGGTCAAAGAAGATTGGGCTGCTCCATAGAATGATAGAAATTGTCCACGAATATAATCTTATTGGTGAGGTCTTTGTTTTTATGGAGGACACGACTCCTGACCCCCCTAAAAGGTTGAGATATGAAACTGTCCGAAGGTTGGAAGAAGATGGCACTCTCTTTGAGGAAGAGATTGAACACGAAAACGCAGACGAAAAAGAGATTGAGTGGTTAAAGAAAAACTACTCAGGTTGGACAGCCATTCGAGTGCTTCCTCCTGAGCAAGTACATGTTCAATCCTTTCCGTTCACCGACGAAAAGATAATGGAACTTATTCCTGACAGTAAGACAAAGGATATCATTGCCCAATCAGACGCAGGGGACATTCACGCCAAAAGGGTGGTTGATTCAATGCCAAAGGGTGTTGTTGATTCGGTTCGTGAAGGGAACAACATTCCTTTGAACACTGATCCTGAGGCAGGTTCTTTTGTGACCTACCTTGCTCGTAAAAAATCTCAGTACGAAGATAGAGGGCATTCTATTCTTGAACGGTGTATTCGGACACTTGTTTTCAGAGATAAATTACGCCAAGCAAATACAAGTATTGCCTCTCGTCATATGACACCTATTCGATTGGTCTTTGCTGAGGATATGGATGTCCAAGATGTAGAAGATTTGAGAGAACAGGTCGACTTGGCTCTTGCTGATCCCGACTTTTCGATTATCGCCAACTTTCAAATTAATTGGGAAGAGATGGGTTCAGATCAAAGACTCTTGGAGTTGTCAGGAGAGTATGACTTGACCGATAGACAGTTGTATGCAGGTCTTGGGGTAACAGAGGGGCTACTTAGCGGTGAAAGTTCTTACAGTGGGGATAGAATAAACCTTGAGGTCATCAACACTCGCTATATGCTTCTTCGAGAAATCTTACAGGATTTGGTTGAGGAAAAGATGCTCAAACCAATGTGTGCTCGTATGGGTTTCATAGAAGAAGATGAGTATGGCAATGAGCAGGTGTTATATCCGACACTATCCTTTACTCGTTTGGCTCTCAGAGATAACAATGACACCTTTGATGCGTTGTTCAACCTGTATCAAAAGGGTTCGCTTGATGTTGATATTATTCTCGAACTCTTGAACATTGATCCTGTGGCAACCAAAGAGAAATTAGAGAGAGATTTATTTACTATTAATGATGGCTCATTCAATGAGGTCTTGCGAGGTATCTACGGTGATGTGGGTCGAGCATTGGCAGAGAACAGCGATGCGGTAGAGATTATTGCGAAGAACTTGGGCTTAGACTATGCTGTTCCTGAGGAAGAGGGTGGCGGCAGGTTCTAATCTACCTAACACTGTGTCGAGGATTACCTGTTAGATTGGCAAGGGAGATGTGGAACGTTCTGTTCTCCCTTATATTAATTCCAAGATCCCTTCTAATACTATCCACAAACTTTTCTAATGCTTTTTGAGTGGTTGGGGTTACTTTCAGTGCCCAAGTTTCACGACCTTGTTTTTCGTCTATTCTGTACCAAATTTTATTCTCAAATTGAATCTTTGGTATTGTAGGGAACACAAACTCTTTCGAATTAAGAATATCCTTGTAAGGAGATAAGATATCATAATGTATAAGAGTGATGTGGGTAACACTTGGGTCAAGAACTACTGCTCTTTCGGGAAAAGAAAACCTCTTGTGTATTTCTCCAAAAGAGCGATCTTTTAACATCAGTATTCCATCGAATTTGATTTTCATTGTTGCTCCGAGTTTATCTTTCCTGAATAATAGAAAGATTATTTGGCGGCTTGTGCTTTCTCTAACAGTTGTTTGATGTGCCACGAGCCAATTAAGGAACTGTTGAGAGTCTGCTCGATAGCCATTTGATCCATCTCTAATCGTTGATCGAGCCAAATAGCAAGTCGAATAACGTGCTTACAGATGTTCTTTCTTTTACTGCCTTCACATTCACACCTAACGGTTCTGTCTTTTATACTAATGCTTGTGTTGTATACCTGAGCATTTTCAAGAGGGGTGTGTGTCATACCAACAACAACTCCGCTTTCAATATTGACAGAAGGGATTTCAAGGGCGACCTTGCTTGCTCTTTTCTTTCCCTCTGCTCCTTGTGCTTCAATGAGTTTGCTTAGGGTTTTTCGGTATTCTATGGTCTTTGATAGTACATTCATCATATCTCCTATTGCTTGTAATAGGATTACCGAAATGGGGTTGAGATCTGATCGTTAATTCCTCTATATTTCTTTCAAAGTGAACATAAGGAGAAGAACATGTCTAATTTAAGAAGCAAAATCATTCGACTTGCTCACGCAAAACCTGAGTTGCGAAAGCACTTACTACCTCTTGTCACTAATAAAAAGGCTTACAAAGACCCTTGTAATGGAGGTTCTTACTTCGGTGATAGTTATGACGAGACTATGGTAGGTCTTGAAGAATGTCACGATGAAAAAATTAATGAAAAAAAAGTCGACGATGCTTTTGAATTACTCACAATATTAAGTAACGAAGATGATTTTGAATTTCCAAATGGAATGGAAACAGTAAGTTTGAAATTTCGTCTTAATCGGGCAGAGTCTGAATTCGTGAAGTGGCATTACGACAACGTATAATCAATGTCTATCTAAGTGCTCTAACAAAAGAGCGTGGGCATCCATAAGATTGTTGTCTTTAAGGATGCTCAAGGCTACTTGATCACAGTGGCTCTCATCTAGGGTTTTCAAATAGATGTGAGCCATTTCGTGTGCAAGGATTACGAACAGGTGGTCGGCACTGAACCAATCTGTGTGTAATATTTCTTTATCCAATAGAATCAGAGGTTGTGGGACATCTTCCCAAACAGCAAAAGCGTGTGAGTCTTTGAACATTGACATTTCGAAGTGCCACTTGCTATCTTCAGGCAGTTCGAACTTATCATTATACTTATCGAGTACGAGTACGAGAATGCTTTCATCCAAAGGACAATCGAATCTTGTGTATTGCTCTAAGTTCATACTCACCTCATTAATGGGTATTGTTATAGGGGTTTTATTGATTGATAATTGTTCTATAAACCTTTCTCAGTATTGAACGAGCAGGTAAGATATGTCTAAGAAGGTGTGGTCTGAACTAGAAAGTATTTGGTTTCGAGAAGCCAAATACAAAGACAAAAAAACCATCAAAAATAAAGATGGTGAAGAGACAACTGTTTATGAATACAGTGATCGTCAGGTCAATACAAGAAACAAGGAGAAGTCTAAGAAGGTCGAGAAGATACGACAGAACATAGATGCCCTTGAAAAAACGGTTTATTCTGATCTTAAGAGTAAAGAAAACAAATTGGTTGCTCTTGCGGTTGCTCTCATAAACCACACTTATGAGCGAGTAGGGAACGATGAGAGTGCTTCCAATGGTCACTATGGGGTAACAGGTTGGAAGAAGAAGCATCTGTCTTTCAAAGGCGGCAAAGCCATTCTTAAATACACAGGCAAGAGTGGTGTAAAGCACGAGAAAGAAATCACCGACAAGAAACTCGTCAGTGCTTTGAAAGAGATTTCAAAAGGATTATCAGGAGATGATTGTTTGTTGGAAGAGATCAGTGCCTCAGATGTGAATGACTATCTTGATCAATTTGGAATCACTGCGAAGGATATCAGAGGATATCACGCCAACAGAGAAATGCAGGAACGCCTTAAAGCCCTCCGAGAAGAAAACGGTGCTCTGCCTAAGGATAAGAAAGAAAAAGAACAACAACTCAAAGACGAGTTCAAAGAGGCATTAGAGGGAACAGCAAACTCGGTAGGGCACGAAGAGGCAACTCTCAGAAAGCAATACCTTGTGCCACACCTAGAAGACACCTATATGAAAGATGGTACGGTTATCACTACTCTGAAGGAAGCCTCTCGACTAGGGGACTGTTATGAGGCGGCAGGTAGGTATATGCTTGACAACTGCCACAGGAAAAACCTAATTCTTGTCCATGCGGAGGTAACAGGTCAGGGTAGGATTGATGGTGTGAAGTACGGACACGCATTTATTCTTGATGGCAATACTGTAATAGATGTCTCAAATGGCAATAACATTAAGATGGAAAAAATGGTCTATTTCTTATTGGGTAAAATTGGGCAGTACGACCTGAAAACAGGGGATGTAGACACTAGCAAAGCCAATATGCACACATACACTTGCGACCAATTTCGAGAAAAGATTAGTAGACACGAACATTGGGGTCCGTGGGATCTTCAAACAAGTACAGGGTACTGATATGGAAAAAAAGATTTTCACCAAGTTACAGAAGAAGCACGTTCGAGTTGATCCCCAAATTCTTTCAGAGATTAGAGGAACACGAATACGTTCCGCAACTCTTGTGAGGATAGCAAAACAAGTGTTCGCAACCAAATCTCAATCTGAGAAAGAAGACGAAGAGGTTGAGAGATTACAGAAACCATCTCCAAAGAAGAAGCCTCCTCGTAAGGATAAATCTCGTAGAAGGGTAAAGATTAAAGACAAGGACACAGACAAAGACCCTGACTTGAACACCAAAGATATGTCAATGAACTACAAGATAGTGGGAAGTCAACTTGAAACCCTTTGGTTCAAAGATGCGAAGGAGGACTTGAACACTGTCCGTAGAAAAGAAGATGGAGAGGTCATACAGGTGTCTGACAATACACTCAAAGAAAGAGGCTCTGAGTTTGATATCGTGGAAGATGATGATGAAGACGAAGACACAGAGGTAGAGGAAGATACAGAGACAGAGCAAAACGAAACCTCAACAGAGAATGCCCCTGAGGATAAAGAAGACAAAGAAGAGGTTAAGAAGGAAGAAGAAAAAGAAGAAGCCAATACGCAAGGTGATGCCGTAAAGAAAGAGTTCAGTAAGACCTTAGAGGGGAAAGAGGGGGCGTTGGATTTCCTGTTGGAATTGGGGGATGATGTAAAAGCCTTGTTGTCTGAAAATGCGGATACCTTAAAAGGTGTTGAAAATATGAAGGTCATCCTGAAAGAAAAAGGTTCTTTGCTTGAGTCTATCCAAGATGCTTTGGAGGGTGATTATGGTTCTGAGTTTATGGATGCTGTTAAAGATGTTTTGGGTGAGGGGCTTGACACAGATGTTTCTGTTGAAATAATAGAGACATTAAAAAAAGTTATTGATGAGGGAATAACAGATACCCCTGTCAAAGAGTTGGCAGAGTTGTCTGTTGATGAGTTGGAGCAGCGGATATTAGATGAAGCAGAGTTAAAAGATATCCACACAGAGAAAACCAAAGAGTTGAAAGATAAATACAAGAAAGAGGTTCGTGAAAAATTCGAGTCTTTGTCGGATAGCGATGCAGGGATAGAAAAAGTTCATAGTATTCTTGCGGAGGTTTCTAACGCAGAGTTGTCCTACTTTTCGAGTGTTGTGAAAGAGCCTATGGATAAACTCGAAGAGATAGACAAGTCTTTGGAAGATAAGAAAGAGGAATTGGAAAAAGCAGAGGGAAAAGAGAAGCGAACTCTTGAAAAGGAGATCAAAGCCTTAGAGCAGGAGAAAGGTCAGTTAGAAGAGTCTTTGCCCAAGTTGAATACTGTAAAGAACATGGTTAATGTCAATGCTATTCTTAGAGGGGAAGATAGTTCAATAGTTGGGGAGGTGTCCGACAAACAAAAAAGTTTGATTTCTTTTTTGGGAGACCATCTTCCTGTTGAGGGTGTTCTTGACTCTATGTCTCAGATTGTTTCTGTTTCAGAAGATAGCGATAAAGAGGTGGAGTCTAAGACTCAAATGCAACTAGCGATTGGAAACTCAATGAAAGACCTGTCTATGGATCAGAAGATGAGTGTTCTTATGGATCAGAAAGTTTTTGATGACAACAAAATATTTATTGAGGCTTTCAATAGATACGCAGAGCAAGCCAAGAGTCCTCTAATTACCGCAGCCAAACGAAAGGAACTAGAGGATATGGCTGATATGATGTTCTCAAGAGCAATGGCAGAAACTTTGGCAGGGTCAGAAGGCACGAGTAAGGATAAGAAGGATAAGAAGCCTTCTTCCTCTTTTTCCTCTAAAGAAAAAGCAAAAGAAAGATCTAACTTACTTAATTCTATTGGAAAAATTCTTGAAGAGAATCTTGGATCATTCCTTTCCGATCCTGATCAAGTTAATGACGCAGACATTTCAGGTATGTCAGAAGGGCTTGATTCTGCTATCCAAGCCGAGTCTATTCGTGAGATGTATCGGAAAAGAATGGAAAATGCCTCTGAAGGCGAGAAGCAACTTTTGCAGAAAAAACAGGAAGAGGCTGTTGAACGAATGATGAAAAAGGCAAAAATAAGATCAAATCTCACTCTTCTTTGGGGTAAGATTTGATAAAAATCGAAAATATTTGCATATTCTGTCTATAAACAGAACATATTGTCGATGGATTTATACCAACGACATTTTATTTATACCCATATTGGAGGCTTAAAAATGAAGAAGATTTCAAAAAAGCAGGTAACAGCAAGCCTTGATCGCATTGCTGACTTGTTTCAAAACCATGCCGAGCAACTAGGAGTTCCCTCTCGTGTTGCTTTTGACTTTGCCTATCGTTGTGACTTACTTTCAGATGCCTTAGATAAAATGGCTTCCGAAGATAAGAAAGAAGAGAAGGAAGAAGAAAAAAGAAGAGGAAGAAAAGTCTGAGGAAGAATCTGAAGAAAAAGAAGAGAAGTCTGAGGAAAAAGAATCCTCAAAGAAGGCTCGTCTTTCTCGAAGAGCAGCCCTCAAAAAACTAGATCTTTTGTATGCAAAAATTGCTGCGGAAGAGGAAGCAGAAGAAGAGGAATCAGAAGAGGAAGAGGAAGAGGCAGAAGAGAAGGAATCTTCTAAGAAAGCCAAACTTACTCGTCGTGCCGCTATTCGTGAATTGGATCGTTTGCATAGACAAGTTGTTGCTAAGGACAGAAGATCAACTCGCAGAAGTCGTAAATTGGCTGATTTCGATCCAAATGATATTGGTGAAGACAAAGGTCAGGAAGTTGAAAGCGATGAAGCGTATATGAATGACTTTGGTGATGATCCTGCTGAATTGCGTTCAAAGCAAGAAGGTAAGGGTCTTGGTAAAGCAGCGGCTCGCAGACAACGTGCTCGTCGTAGAATGGCTAATCGTGTAAGAAGAAACCGCTAATATTTGTTGGTAGGAGTTCCTTGTGGAAAAAGCATCAGCAGGTAGCGTGGTTAACCTCCCATTAAGGTCTGAAGACTTTCAAGTTGGCGACAGTATTGTCGCCCTTGATGGTCCGAGGGACAATGTTGGGAAGATAACCCGTTTATACCCTGCCATTGGTATGGCAGATGTTGAGTTCTCGACAGGAAATCATCGGATGCCTGTCGAAGAGATCAAGAAAGTCGATGAAGACGATAAGGGCTATGCTCCGAATACGGACTCTACGGTGGGTGGTGGTATAGATCTTGAGCCTTTTGGCGTTCGTGACATTAGTACAAAAGACCCCTCAAATTCTTTTGGGGTATTGGCTACTCGTGTTGCGAGGGCTTGGGTCAAGAAAGGTCTTTATTGGGCTTCTGTTGATCGTAAGTATCGTGCCACCAAGTCTGAGTGTGGTTCTCACTACACCTGTCCCAAATGTCCTGAGGTTGCTTTGAAAAAAGCCATCTATAAAAGAGACAGTGGGGCAAGTGAAAAGTTGTGGGGATGTCCTAGTTGTATGTTCTTAATAAAGGACAGCGACATTACAAGATACAATGGAGGTATGTGATGGCTTTTATGAAATATGCCTCTGCTCTCTTAATGTCCCCTAGTATTTCTCAAAGGGGTTGGAAAAAGGTTCGAACTGCTTCCATGAAAGCAGGCGGAAATCTTGTTCATCAAGCCGAGAACATTTTTGGTCAAAAGTTTGATCCGAGTAAGTACTTATTGTCTCATTGTACGATAGTGGCTTCTGTTGATGTTGATGAAGTCTCCAATGTTAAAATGGGGTCTGTTCAAGAAGGTGGTAAGACAATTAATCGCAAGTATAGCGATTACTATATTACTCCCCAAACCTCTAAGTATGTAAATAACAATGGGGATTCTTGGTCAAGAGAAGTTCTTATGAAGTCTTACAAAACCTTTATAGGTTCTCATAACTTTCAAGAACATGTACAAATAGAAGACCTGTCAAAGGGTCGCATTATTGATGCAGTTGCTCGTGATGTTGGTGAGAGTATTTATATTGATATTCTTGTGGCTACGGATCGACAACACACACAATTAGTAGAGGACATAGAGAGTGGCAAAATGGCTACTCTTTCTATGGGATGTACTGTCGAAGCAACCATTTGCTCTCAATGTGGAAATGTTGCAGTAGATGAAACCGATATGTGTGATCATATTAAATATGCCAAACTAAACAAGTTCTTTGACAAGAGCGGTAATCAAAGGGTTATTGCAGAACTTTGTGGTCACCCTGAGATGGGTGATACAGGCGGTGTTCATTTTATAGAAGCCTCTTGGGTTGCTGTTCCTGCTTTTACAGGTGCGGTAATGAGAAATATTTTGACACCTGAGCAAGTTAGTGCAGAAGTCAAAAAGAAGGCTACTGAGATTCTTTCTGTTCCTCCGAGTGAGTGGGTCAATCCTGAGGGCAATCAAAAGGTTGCTCGTGATGTATATGCTCGTGGAATGTTTGATGACGATGACGATGATGATGGCGGTGGCGGAGATGCCTCTCCAATTAAAGAGTTGGAAGATGAAATGGTTCAAGTGGTTAAGAAGAGAGTTCTTGATCGATTGAAAACCGAAATGAATCCTCCAAAGGAAGAAGCAGAAAAAGATGCCCCAAAGACAGAAGATGCTACCACGTATCAAAATGATACGATAGTCAAAGAGGCTATGCGTAAAGGTGCATTGGAAGGTCTTGTAAAGATTTCCTCCTCTTCGGTGGAATTGGTTGATGGTATTGCTAGGCTCGATAGAGCGAACGGTGAGCCATTTGCAATAGATTTGTATCGTGCCTCTCTTAGAGTAGGTTCGACCACAAATTACCCTTCTTTGAGATCCTTTTTGGCACAATGTCATAAAGTGTTGAGAAGAAGATTTACTTCACAAGAAGCAAAAAAATTGGTTCGCCTTGCTAAACTCATAGAAATATGGGAGAAGCGGAGCAACTTTCAATCTTAATAAACCCCCCTATTTTATAAAGGAGATATGTTATGCGTAGACGCAGACTTACTTGGAAAAAAGCAGACTCTGATTTGCCTAATGAAGGATATGACCATCCTGCCTTCATCGGACAACAACCTGCTGAAAAATATTTTATCGACAATGATGGTAACGGTGTTGGTTCTGAGCCTTCTGACTTTGCAGAAGATGTTCATCAAGGACCTTACGACAATGGTGCTGAACCTGCTCTTCCTCACGAAGAATGGGATCATCCTGCATCAATGAAGCAAGCCGCTCGTGACATTCGTGCTAGTGTAGAACGCAAAGCCGCTAAGTGTATTCGTATTGCACAGGCGACTCTTGGAAAGAAGGCAACTGTTGCTGACATTGAAAATCAAGCCCTTGCTTTTATGGATATGCCTGATTCTCAAATCGATGCTACTCTTTCTCGTCTTTCAATGCCAATGCCAATGGCACAAGAAGAAAAGGCTACTCTTTATGCAGAGGAAGACCACGCTCTTGAAGAAATGATGGCTGAGTTCTTGGCAGAAGATCACGAAGGCGAAGATGCAGAAGCAGAAGAAATGCTTGCTCAAATGCTTGCAGAAGAGCCTGTTGCTATGAAGCCCCCAATGATGTCCAATCAGAATGATCCTGAGCACTTTGAAGCACAGGAAGAAAAGGCTACTCTTTATGCGGAAGAAGAAGAGGCTATGATTGATCCTATGATGAGTGATAATCATATGAGTGAGCACCATGAAGAACACGCTACTATGTATTCTGAAATGGATCATATGGGTCTTAATCCTATGATGGGTGAAGAACTTGATGCAGAAGATGAAGACTTGCTTGCAAGTATCTTTGGTGGAAAGTTCGCTGCTGATGAAGAAAAAGAAGCAGAGGAAGAAAAAGCGGAAGATGAGAAGGAAGCAAAAGAAGAGGAAGCAGAAGAAAAAGAATCTTCTAAGAAAGCCTCTTACAAGTTGAAGCCTCGTGCTCGTAAAACTTCAAAAGGTGTCAAGTCTGTTGGAAACGTTTCTAAGACCGCAAAGTCAGAAATGGATGACCTTTCAAAACTTTGGCAATCTGCTCCTGACATTTCGGATATGTTTTAATTCTCTATAAGAATTGAAAAATTGAGTTGAGTGAATGTAAATCCCACCGAGCAATCGGTGGGATTTTTTTATTTATTTTCAATATTCATTCGATAATCCAACCTATATATGATCACTCACACGTGGGTTGGTCTTTTAACCAAACTTTCTATTTAACTCTCTCCCTTGTAAACAGGGAGTATTGCCTATAAAAGGAGAAATCTTATGGCTATGCTTGGACAAGCGAGTGGTGGTTTTACTGAAAGTTCATCTTCTCTTCGTCTGTTGCATGTTGGTATTCGCAACTCAACAGGTGTTTTGGCTGATGATGCTTTCACACAAACTAACCCCGTAGGCTCAATTTTGGCAGGCGAAAGCACTGCTACATATGCAACAAATTCCCCACAAGTAGCAACATCTGTATTGGGTGTTCTCAGTGGTTCTGTTGCTTTCACAAGACCCACAACCGCAGATGGTGGGAACAACGAAATCGGTGGACTTGGCTTTGCCTCTCTTAGTGGTGTTGCTACTGTCGTTGCTGACCTTAAAGCAGGACAAACAAACTGTATAGGTGTTCGCCCTATTGGTTGTTTCATCAATCACGCAGCAGGTTATTCTTTCGAGAACACCCCTGCTCTTGCATCTTCTAAGTCACCTTATGTATCTGCACAAGGAACTTACGCAAACTCATTGTTTGAAACGGTAAGACCTGCCTCTGTAGGTGTTAATGTTACTTATCTTGTTGGGAACACTCTTGTACCATCTATCAATGGATTCCTTATTTCATTGGAAGGTTGTGTTTCGGCAGACGATTGTTACAATGGTGGTGATACACCTGAAACAATCGGTATCTTAAAAATGGTTTCTGATTCTGCACAAGATGAAATCATGTATGACCAACGAATTTAGGAGGAGGTTAAAAAATGTCTAATGTTAATAATGCTGTAAAGCAAAAAATTATTTCTGATTATATCAAAACTCCTCAAGGGCGTGCAAAACTTGCTGCTTCTATGACTCAACCGCTTCGTTTGCGTAGAGATTATAGTTCGGTTGGTCGTAAGACTTTCCTTGTGGAACAACTACCTGATGGTGCTCTTCCTATCTATGATAAAGACCCTGACGTAACTGCTTATGTTGTTGGTGAAGAAGGTGAAAACATTCTTGCTATCACTAAGCCTCGTCGTGTTATTTTTCCATTGTTTGAAATTGCATCCAACCCTGAAATTCCTTTGACACAAATCAAAGAGCGTCGTTTCGACTTGATCGAACGTGCTCAAGACTTGGCTCGTGCTCAAATCCAAGCCGCAGAAGATGAGCGAGTATTCGCTACTCTTGATGGTGTTGCTACTAACGGATTTGATTCTTTGGGAACTGAAAATGCTGACATTCCTGTTGTTGCTCCTGTTACAGGTGCAGTACTTGCTGATGCATATGCTCTCATCGAACGCCACGATCTTCGTGTTGCTCGTGTCTTTATGAATGCTCGTGACTATGCTGACCTTCGTAAGTTTGGTCGTGACATTCTTGACATCGAATCTCAAAGAGATTTGTTGAAGACAGGTCTTATGGGAACTCTTTGGGGTGCTCAAATCATTACTTCACGTATCGTTCCTGTTGGAACTGTATATGTTGCTTGTGAGCCTGAGTACTTTGGTCGTATTCCTGTTCGTACCGAACTTACTGTTCTTTCTGCTGATGATCCTAAGGCTCGTACCATTGGTTTCTCAGTATTTGAAAATCTCGGTATCGGTTGTTTCAATCCAAAAGGACTTGTTCGTTTGTCAATTACTCGATAATCGACTTAGAACTGTCACTTGACCTAAAACCCTCCGTATTGCACGGAGGGTTTTTTAATAATTGTCCTATACTTCCCCGTTATGTAAGTAGGGGAGTCTTCTATGAAAGATGTTGTAAGTTTGACCGATTTTCGTTTGGCAGGGTTTTTAGTTTCAAAGGGGGCAACCCTTTTGAGAACTTCCAAGAACAACAAAGGTGAAGTTGTTTTTACTTTTGATGACAGTGATGGCACAGCCACGAAAACACTTATGTCTTTCCCAAATTCCCCTGAACAAAGATACGACTCTGCTTGCAAAACAATGTATGACCTAGTAAAAGTTGAACTGCGGAAGTAAATTATTAGGGTATAATGCCACACCCTTTACAATATCATTACACTATATTTATGGAGTTTTTCCTATGAGCACACGACAAGAAGATATTTCTGAATTGAATGAACGACTCGAAAACCTTGCGAGCAAACGCTTGGTGGTTTTTGAAGAATACAAAACTGAATCTCAAGGTCTAAATGACAAAGCCAAGTCTATCTTAGAAGAGGCAGGCATTTTGGAACAATGGACAGAGTTGGAAAAAGAGAAAGCCGAGTTGAACGCTCGCTTTCAAAAATTGCTTGACCCCTACAACAATGCAATTCAACAAGTTCAAGGTGTCCGAAATTGGTTGAGTTCAAAAGAGAATCCTGTTGCCCCTGAGGTCGCCCCTGCGATTTCTGAGGAGACCGTTGCATTAGAGTCTTCTCTTGAAGAAGGTGGCGAGGACACCGAATAACTTTTTTACTTTCAAATAAATTAGGGTGAAACTAATCTATCAAATGAGAAGGTCATTTTTTTAATGGTCTTCTCATTTTTCTATTTATATCTCCTTGTAATAGGGTGACTATTCTAAATCATTCTATGGTGTGCAATTGCATCATTCTTTTCTCTTTCTAAAAAACATAATAGGAGTTTATTATGGCTGATTTTTCAACAGGTAGTGGTATTAGCGGTAGCGGTATCAGTGCTAGTGGGGACAATGACAATTTGTCTCTTGCTTTTATTAACTTAAAAGGACAAACTGTCGCAGTGGGCGAGGCTCACGATGTCGAACTTGGTTTCTCTGCCTTAACTATTGGTACAGATTCAGGTTCTCTTGAACTGTTATCCACAGGCAACATGCTATTTGATGCCTCGCAATACACTTTTCAGACAGGTGCTGTCAATTTCGATGCTGCTGTCACTATGGATACCACTCTTGGTGTCGATGGTGTTCTGACAGTTAATGATACTTCTGAGGCAACAAGTGCTACAACAGGTTCTGTCATAATAGATGGTGGTGTTGGTATTGCTAAGGATCTTTATGTAGGTATTGACCTCCATGTAGCAGGCGACCTTATTGCTGTCGGTGATGTAGCAGGTGCGACAGGTACTTTCGGATCACTCACTGTTGGTGGTGGTTACGGTAGTTCAGGTGTTTCTGTATCAGCCACAGGTGACATTCAAGCGAATGGTGATCTTGATGTTGATGGTGCTATCACAGGAACAGGTGGAGCAAATATCTCAGGTGGCGAGACAGTATTATCTTCTGCTACTGTATCTGACTTGACCGATAATCGTGTTGTTCTTGCAGGAACAGCAGGTGTTCTTGAAGATAGTGCAAACCTTACATATAATGGTACTGTGCTTACAATCGGTGGTCAATCACAAGGTACTACCGCATTATCTGTTTCAGGGGATGCCGTAGTTACAGGTGATCTTACTGTTAATGGTGTTACCGTTACAGCAAATGCCGAAACAGTATTGTTTGAAGATACCATTCTTCAACTTGCAAACAATACCACTTTCAACTCCAATTCTCTTGATGTTGGTTGGATGTATGAATATGCTAGTGGAGACTTCAAAGGTACTATTTATGACAATAATGCGAGTGAGTTTGCTTTCTTTGAAAATGGTGCGGAAGGTAGTACAGGTGTTATTACTATCAGCACTTATGCTGATATTCGTATCAAAGACCTTACAGCCGTAGGCGGAACATTTTCAGGAAATATTAGTGCTGTCGATGCTATTTTCACAGGTAACCTTCAGGTTGATGGTAACACAACTCTCGGTGACGCTGATACTGACACTCTTTCAATTAATGCTAAGGTTGATACAGCCATTATCCCAAGTGGTAGTGTAAGTCTTGGTTCTGCAACAGCAAGTGAGCAATGGACATCTATCTTTGCTGTCAGTGGTGTCTTGGGTAATGGAACAAGTGCTTCTCTTACTTTTAATGGTGCATCAGGTAATAATACTTTCCAAGTTCCCAATAATGCTCAGGATGCTTTGTCTATCATAGATTCAGGTTCTACTGACATTATGGTGTTTGATAGTGTTGACGAAGAGATCCAAATTGCTAACTACGATGTATTTATCACCAATGGTCTTGATGTTGATGGAACAACCAATCTTGATGTTGTAGATATTGATGGTGGTCTTACTGCCGACACCGCTACCATTGAAGACCTTAATGTTGTTAATGCTGTTGTCTTTACAGATGCAAATGGTACTCTTGATAACGATGCTACTCTGACCTTCGACACATCAAGTGCAACGAACGAACTTGCTTTGACAGGAAGTATGACCATTTCTGTTGATCTTGATGTTGATGGTATTGCAAATCTTGATGTTGTGGATATTGATGGTGGTGCTAATATCGCAAGCGGTGCTGTTATTGATACCCTACAAGTCTCAGACTTGTCCGATGGTCGGGTTGTCTTGGCAGGTACATCAGGCGAACTTGAAGATAGTGCGAACTTGACCTTCAGTGGCTCTGCATTAGTTGTTACAGGTACTGCTGCTATCACCTCTACTCTTGATGTTGGAAGTACCTCTACCTTTGCCGATACCATTACATTAGATGGTGGGTCTACCGCTACTCAGACAATTAATTTTGCCACAGGTGGTAACGGAAGGCTTCTCGCAGCAGATGAATTGCATCTCGATGGTGACATTGTTGAAGTCGCAGCAAGTGCAGGAAAGATTACTCTTGACTCTTCAACAGGTGTTGTTGAAATCAACGGTATTACTATCACAGAAAGTGCCGCTCAAACACACAATGATATCTTCGCTCAAATTTCTTTGGGAAGTAGCAATGTTGCTTTCTTGTATGAAGATTATCAAAGAGAAGAAAGTGAGACTTCAGATCATCTCGGTGCTGATCATGATGTATTTGGTGTCAATGAGTTGCTTGGTTTCAAGCCAATCTCTAAGCCTACTATTGACTTGGCAGAAGATAGAGGACAGGGACACCTTTACTCTGTAAATACCTCTGTTGTCGAAAACCAACTTGTCTTTACGAATCTTGCTAATGGTGATGGTTTCAAGATAGCATTTGACGATGGCGGTTCTTCTTCCACTATCCAAGTTGACATCAACAACCCTGCCTCACCCTCCGCCCCGTACTATGTTTGGGCAGCAGGTGGTGTTGCTATTAATGTCGGTGCTGATGATAATGAAACTGTTCAAAGACTTGCGAATGCTTTGCAAGCAGCGGATGCGAACAATCCATTCAATGGGCTACAGGTTGTTGCAGAACAAAATGCTCTTAAAATTGTTCAAGAAGATGCTGCCAAGCCTTTTGAGTCGCCTGTTCTCACTAGCATTACTGATGCCGCAGGATCTGACTTAGTTATCAATGACTTCCCTGCTAATGGGGCAGGAACAGCAGCGTTTGTCAACGGAGCAATCAATCAGCCTGAACTTTATTGGGAAGATATCAAAATCACTAAGTGGACAGGTACTACTTACACCTTTGGTACTGACCTTCAAGCGGCTTATGACTCTGCCTCTGCTGACCAAGATGTTCCTTCAATCATAATGGATGGTCAATACGACCTTTCTATTGAACTTGGAGATAGTTCCAAGTTTCAATTGGAGCGTTCATCGAAAGCAGTAATCAACCGACATACGCTTACTTATGAAGGTGAGGCTGATCCAAGTTTGAGCAATGCTAATGTTTCTGAAATTCAGGACAGTGGTTTAGCCTTTGGACATGCCTCTATGTTCTGTGGTGAGTATGACTCTACAAATGCTGATGCGACTACTTTGCCCGCAGGTCTTGCTGTTGTTTCAAAAGAACAAAGTGTTATACAGGTTGTTTTTGATGCAAGCACAACAGGGGCTAACTTGCAGACTAAGATCGTTGCTCTTGAACGTGTTACTACTGCTCCTTTTACTCAAGGAACAGGTACTTCCATTGATTACCAAGAAGGTGGGGCTTCTCCAAGAGGATGGACTATCAGTAATCCATTCGACTTGAAGTCTAGTATTGAGGCTCTTGCAAATGCAATCAACACCTCTAACGGACCACAAGCAGGGAGTGCTTCGGACAGATTTTTCAAAGCATCTGTCATTGATATGGGAACTGATGGCGTAATGCTTCAAGTTATCGGTATCAATAATCCTGAGAGAGCCTACATTGATATGAGTGGGACTACCATCCTTGCATCAAATCTATCTCTTGTACAACAAAGACAAGTATCTGCTTTGTATAAAGCAGATTCCTCAGAGTCTTCTGACTCGATTGTTGGGATTGTTGCTAAGGGTGCTTCTCACGGTGATATGGTGCAATTGCATCAACCAAACACTGTCTTTGAGATTTCCCTTGCCTCAAACGTTACAGGGGCAGTAGGTCGAGAGTATCCTACTATCGGGGAAGAAATGTTTGTTGCTAATGAGGTTGGAACAGGTGAAAAGGGAGTCTTTATTCCTGCACAACATCTTGGTGATGCTACTCTTGGATTGGATGCAGGATCTCAGATATTCTCTGTGGGTTATGTTGCAGCCGCTCCTGAGGCAATTTGGGACCCCTCCGCTAATAGTGGTGCAGGTGGCTTTGTCTCTGCCCAAGTTGGTTGGCAGATCAAGTATCTTCCACGATTTGTTGCAATCAAGCCATAATACTTGAATAGTCAATAACTTTAAGTTATCCCCCACTTCTTTTGAGGTGGGGGTTTTCTTTTTTGGGTATAGTATGCACAAGTGATAATCTTTGTATATTTATCTCTCTTTGCACAGGAGATGTTTATGTCTGACAATGAAGAAAAATTAGTAAATTTGGGTCTTGGTGATGCCATTCTCAGGTTGGTGCGTGTTCAATTTCAGCATCATATGAATTTTGGAGATACCAATAAAGCAAACAAAGAAGAAACACAAATGATTGTTGAGGCTCTTAATCAATATGAGTTAGACTTAGGGTTTGATTGTAATATGGATGGTGTTCCTGATACCATTGGGGATATAGCAGCCTTGAACAGCCTTAATATATTTAATGTGTCTGCGAAGACTTCTTGTTGTCGGATTTCTTTCACAGGAGAGAAGGAAGAGACCCCCAAGAAGAAGAGCACGATTCGTAGAAAGAAAACAAGTTCACGAAGAAAATAGGAGAATAAAATGTATCCAACTTTTGTTTTATTGCTTATGGCATACGCCATTTGTTTTGGTATCCAACACAAAGTGCCCTTCTTTCATAGAAAGTTTGGTTGGGTAGACAGTATGCTCGAATGTACATACTGCACAGGTTTCCACGCAGGGTGGATTACTTGGGCATTAACACACGCACTTCTTTGGAAAGCCCCTGCGGAATCCATAGGTGGAAATATCTTGTCAGTTATCTCTTGGGCTTTTGCTTCTGCTATCTTTTGCTATATTGCGGATGCTCTTGTGAAATGGTTCGAGGTTAATTCTGTTGAGATTGAGGAAGAGTAGATGCCAATTGCTAGACAAGGGACTAGCAGTGGTGGGTCTTCCTTTGCTCACCCCTTTCCTGCAAATGAACTTATCCCACAAGGCTCTTTGGTGGCTGTCACACACTCAGGTGGAAACACAGAAATAGAGTTAGCACAACCAAGCACCAATGGGGAACGAGCCTTAGGTTTTGCGGTGGATGAGATTGCCGAAAATGCCACAGGCAAGTTCATAGTTAGTCGAGGGGCTTTGGTGACACCTGTGATAGCAGGAGGGGGAACGTTCACCCCTAATGACCCTGTGTATATGGTGGCGAATGGGGAGGTTTCACAAACACCTCCTTCTCAGGGTACAGTTACAATGATTGGTTATGCCACATCAACAACCGAACTTATACTTACAACAGATTTCAGGTTTATAAGACCATAAACTTGGTACAATAACAAACAAATTAGGAGAGCAATATGCAATTCACAAAGGGCACATTCCAAGAGTTCCGAGCGACAACCAAAGTACATTTGGGACAGGCAGGGATAGATATTCATCAGGATGACATCATTGAGTTTGATGGTCAGACATTAAATTATGGAGGCAATACTCACCAAGTTCCAACACTACGCTCGGCTATAAAGGCAGGGTGGTTTGTTTCTTCTACGGACACAACCTCTAAGTATGTTCCAAAGAGTGCTTCTATTTCTATTCGTTCAGCGAACACAGATGAGAAGAAGCAAATGTCTGTTAAGACAGTTCAGAATGAGGAGAGGGTTGTTGGGCGAGTTCCTGAAAAAGAAGATCCTTCAAAGGTGCAAGTTCAAGATGAGGGTACTCCTGTAAAGACGACATTAAAAACCTCCACTAAACAGAAGACCGTATTGACAGACAAGACAAATGTTGATCAAGAGGTCTCTAAACTTGAAAACACACAGGTGAAGTCAAGCAAGTATCAGGTCGTTCGACAAGAAGATCAACGAGTGGAAACCTCACGAACCCCAAGTCCAAAAGCCTCTGTACAAACAAGCAGAGATGATGGGGCGATTGTTGCAGGCAAGATAAAAAGTCCTGCCAAACAAAAGATTTCCCTTGATGGGACAAACAAGTCTTTTGATCAAGTGTATGCCCCAAAGAAAGCAGAGATTTTCAAGGTCGCTAAGGCAACAGGGGATGTCGATGAGCAAATAGAGGGCGAGGAACTTACGGAACTTTTGCCTGAGGCTGCGGTAGCCAAAACCACAATGCCAAGTGATGAGGTACAAGAAGAGGTACAAGTTGAGGTACAAGTTGAGGTACAAGATGAAACCGAAACACCGAAGGCGGAGTCTTTCGATTGGGATGTAAAAGCAAATTGGAGAACTCGTGTAAAGAAAGCCACTGCTTTGTACAATTCTGATAGGGATTTGTACAATCAAGTTCTTTTGTTAGAAACCGATGCGGTTAAGAAGAGAATCCTAGACGCTATTTCTGAATAGTCGATAAATCTTTTATATTTTGTGCCCCAATGAGTAATATATATATTCATTGGGGTTTCTTATGAAGAAGACAGCAAGTTCGAGTTATGCTTCGTGGGCATTGATCACAGAAGGAGTCACTTCGGCTAGAGTCGAGGCGTATCGTCTTCGGCACTTATTAAATCGTACTATGGAGTTGGTTGAAAATTCTGAGAAGAAAGACCACCTCTATCAAGTGGGAGGGGATATCATTATGGGCTTCCCTCAAAGACTTCATAGGTTGGAAGAGACCTTAGATAGAACATCGTATGCCCTGTCTAAAATGGGCGAAGCACACCTTAGAGAAAGACTTCCTATCTCTGACAGGGAGTTGGTCGAAGAGAGCATAGAAAGGGCTGCTCCGCTATCCCCTGCTATGAGTAGAGCCGCAAAGAATGTGGCTCGCATTGCAAGCCGAAAAGAATTCTTTGACTTCTTGAAGAAATACTATGACAACATTCCTAATGCTCCACAACAGAAGACCGCTATTCTGCAATTCATCAAGTTTTGGTTCTTGGATAGTTTGGCGAAGATACCTGCAAAGGATGAGGCTTGGTTTGCTAAGAATAACATTTCCCAAGAGACTCCTCCTTTTGAGTTCCCTTTGAAGGCAAAGGTTGGGTATGGGGGAGGTAGTTTAACTATTAGCCCTAATGTCAAATTCAGATTCACCTCTCATTCTGTTGTTCGTTCTGTACTAAGAAATGTTTCTCTCAGAGAAGCAATGAATGCCGTTCGTGAGCAACTTTTGTCGGTTTCAAAGAACCCTTCTGATATGAATCGAAGGTCACGATTTTTCAGTATGTTCAACGACAAACTTGTTGCACATGGCAGAGGATCTATTCAGGTTTGGTACACCATAAGTGGTTTCCAACCTTATTCGTACCCCAATAACGCAGTGATACCAAAGGGTTCGGTGATCACAATACACACCATTATCCAAGATGGGCAAGTGGAGAGAGCAGGGTCTGTAGATTTGAGCAAGTGGTTTGATCCACAGATTATTGGATTAAGTTCTTGGGATGATATGGATTGGAACACAGTAAAAGACAGAAGGTAGTTAGGTGAAAAAAGGATCAAAAACCGCTTATAGTCCGCCTGCATCCGAACTTCCGGGTCAGCAGACCTATGTCCGAGAAAAGGATGATACAGGATCAGGTGATAAGGACAGATCCCCTGATAGTGTTTTATCGCCTGACAAAGCCACACCTAGATCTCCAACTAGACCCGACAGCAATAAAGAAGACAACATCACACACTTGGGACCTACCACATTCAATGTTCCTGATGGCACAGCAGATGAGATTAAATCTCGAACTAGACCTGCGGAGGGTGAGCAATATGGACACCCCTATAACGATCAAACCACGAATGTTCGGATAAAGAAAGACAGAAGAACCGCATCAGTTGGAAGAGCACTTGAACAACAAATGACTCAAAGAGTTGCGAGTGCTTGGATAAAGAAAGCGGTTATTCGTGTTCGTGAAAGACCCCACGTAAAATCAAAAGGGCTGTTTAATACTCGATACAAAAGAGATAAGCCTAAGTCGCAACAGAACCAACACCCCAATAAAGATAAGTTGAAGAAGAAAAGATACTATCGACGAAACAAGGCGAAGATTAGGCGAAAGAACAATATAAGATACAAGAGAAAGTATAAGAACAATCAGCGGTGGAAAAAAGTGCAACAGCGAAGGAAGGAGAACCCTGCCAAGCACGTTAGAAAATCCCCCAACAAGTCCTTGTTGAAAAGAAATAGAAAGAAGCACCAAAAGAACTATAAGAACAGAAATAAGAGTGCCTTGTTGCAAAGAGTAGTAGACAGGTATTTGCTCTCTGAATAGTTGGTTTATATTTTTGATTGGTTTAGATTGAGGTTTTTATGAGTGAATATGATGAAATCATTGAGGAAGAGTCTGAGGAAGAATCTGAAGAGGATCATCTTGCAGTTAGTAGGATGCCTGAGACCCAAAGACGACAGATGAACAAGTCTCGCAAAAAAAACAAGGGCAAAAATCAGGGTGGAAAAAGAAAGAGAAGAAAAAAAGACAAGAAGAAGCGAAGAGAGAATAGATCAAAAATAAAGAGGTACAATAAAAGAAGGAATAAAAAGCCTTGGGGGGGGCTAGGGGGGCAGCCGAGAGAGTAGCGGCAAGATGGCTCAATGCGGACTTTCTCTATGAGAAAAGACCCCCTGAGGAAGATGAGATTTATTATCCAAGTGGCACAAACTATTCTCCGAGTGGGGGTAATGGTTACTATAAGTTCGACCCTTCTAATAAAGAAAGAAAACCCTCTGAGGTTCAGAACACAGATGGGGAACAGCCTGATGTTGGAAACACATCAAGGGTTGTACCGAATGGGCAGTTTGTGAAAGCCTCTGACCATCCTCAATCGCTCAAGGACTTGGTTAATCGAGAGATAGATTTGATAGGAGAATTGAATAAATTGGAAAAGGCTTTCAAAGAAACAGAGTCTTCTCGAAATGGCGAACGCCTAAAAGTTCATCGCTTGAGCAGAGAACAATCTGAACACTTTAAGAAGATACTTATATTACTTGATGAGGAAGCCCACATTGAACAAGCAGTCAGCCTCGCAGATGCGATTGACCTACTAGGAAACCTCCGCAGAGAACTACTTATCCGACGGGAGAGTGTGCGAGAAAAACTTAGAGAAATCAGAAAAGAAATAAAAGAGTGGAACGAAGCAGAAGATAAAAGAATGGAAAAGATGATGAGAGAGATGTTCAATCGAGTAGCCCATCGATACTTACAGGGGAACTTGAAATGCTAACTGCTATGGGCGATGTAATGAGAGAGGCATACAAGCGAGGTTGGATAACAACTCGTGATGGAAACATCTCCGTTATGATGACCGAAAGGAACATCTTGTATATCACACCAAGCGGTTGGCGAAAAACCATTCTTCATCCTGAGCATCTTATTCGTATTCCAACGAATGGCGACCTCTTGAACTTGGGCGAGACTGAAAACGCAAGTGGTGAATTAGAGATGCATTGGTTGTTACAAAAAGACTATTCTCGAACTAGGGCGATAGTCCACCTTCACCCAACATACACAATCGCTGCTATGTTGAGGGGCTTCAATCTCCAACACTTATCAAACCATTTTCCCGAACTTTCTCGATACACAAGAGTGGGAAAGACAGTGCCTATTCTCCCTGTTACATCTCCTGAATTAGCCACAGCAACAGCAGCGTCTTTTGAGGTGTCTAAGAAAGGAAAGTTGTCTTGTGATATTGTTGGACAAACGGGGCACGGAGTTTGTGCTGCCGCTAAGAATCCTTGGGGATGCCTTCGAACACATTGAAAGGTTAGAGCATATTTGTCAAATCACATTGGCAAGTGGTGTTAATCCTTCTTTTTTTACACCGCCTCCTATTAATCGGAGTGGTAGGGAGTCTATGTTATGATTAAAAAAGTTGCTTTCAGATATATTTTGGCAAAGACTATGGATGAACTGATCGCAGGCACATCTCGAAAGGTTGTCGATAGAGCCTCTTCTCTCTCTGTAATTAACAACAATGATGGGTCATTTACTGTCACAGGAGGAAAAGGTAAGCACACGGTAAAGGTTCAAAGAAAGGGCGTTGATGTAAAGGTGTCTTGTACCTGTAATGGTTGGGTTTTTCAGGGTTCGGAATACTATGCCGATAAGAGAAACTATTTATTAGGCAAGCCGAAGGGAACTCTCACTCCACCAAGAATAAGAGATCCGAAGGGAATAAACCTTGTTTGCAAACACGTTGTAGCAACCTTTCAACAGTTGCAAGCGGCAATGATTCGTATGGGTAAGAGAGAAAACATCCTCAAGCACAAGATGGTACAAAAAGATGTCTGCCAAAGTCCTACTAAGTGGGACAATGTTCTCGATGTAATTGAGTTTGACGACGAACTAGATTTCACGACAAAAGATGAGTTCTTGATAGCGGATACTATAAGAAAAGACCAAGAATACCAATCGAGTTTCAATGTCCAACACCCTAATGTTTATAGGAAAGGCAGGAAGGTGAAGGATAAAAACCAACTTATTAAGGCTAAATTTATTATTAGTTTCACAGAGCACGCTATTACTCGTGTTATTGCACGAGGTTTCAACACAAAGACGTTGGTAATTGGTATACTTAGAGCAATGGATGACCCCAAGAAGTTCGCTAAGAAATTCACCAAAGGCAAAAAAAATGATGGCTATATCAAGGTCGATAACGCTTTGTGCGTGCTTTATACACACAGTCTTAATAATCCCCTTTCTTATCGAAATAAAGACAATAATCCTGACGCTATTTCGTACATAGAGGAGGTGGATAAGATTGTTCTAGGGAAAAACATTCATTTTCGAGTTCACACTGTGTATGACCCAAACGACAAAGGTTATGGCAATCCTTTGGGTGCAGGGAACGCAGGACAGTACCTTCCTTGTTTGGTAGAAACAGACGAGAACTATGACACTCACGATTCGAAAAAACAAGACTCGGATTATGATTGGAAAGCAAGGTTTGGTACTATGGTCAAGAGCCTAGCCGATAGATGGCTGCTCCAATAATAAGACTATAAAAAAGTAAAACAAAGGAAACTCTGTATGCCAACCTATACCTATCAATGTCATTCTTGTGGAACTCAGTTCGATGCTATGCGTTCTTTTTCAGATAAGTCCCAACAAGCCTGTGCTTCTTGTGGGTCTCTTGAAACCAAAAGACAACTGACAAGACCGAACTTCATCTTGAAGGGTGATGGTTGGACAGGAAAGAACATTAAGATCAAAGGACAGATGCGACAGAAGAATCGTGCTATCGCTCCAAAGGAGCAAGCCTTTGCTCGTGAGTCCAAAGAAATGAAAAGTATGCGTGTTCAACCAAATGTCGGTGGTGAGCAAGTAGATAGTTGGTCTGAGGCACAGCGGTTGGCTCAATCACAAGGTAAAGACGCAAGCACATACGACTCTCTTGTGAAGAAAGAGAAGAGAGGGGAACTGTGAGTCACGAAAGAAAACTACAAACCTTATTAGATGCCGCTCTCGAAGAAGGTGATGCAGAATCCTTTTTTCAAGTTCAAAGTTTAGACGAAACACTTAATCTTTTATCTCCAAGCCCAATTGAGCAGTTGGCGGAGAGATTCAAGGCACTTATCAAAGCAAAGAAGTTCAATGATGCAAAGGTGTTCCTTCCGATCATTGATGCCGAGAAAGATCCAAAGTTGTCCAAAACTCTTCAAGATGTTGTATGGGAGTCTTGGGTTGCGGATTTCGCCTCTTATGTTCGTAAGAAGACCTATACCTATGACATTGATTTTGAAACACAACCCAAACACCGATTACAGACAAAGTTTGTGTTTGAAGCAGAGGTTGTAACAGACCCTGCTTTCACTTATGGCTCTCAAGCAGAGGGTCAGATTCCTCATTTTGAGGAAAGACTGATGTACTTGGTAAGGGATTTCATCACACACATATATCACCACCAAGTTCTCCTTCATATGAAGTGGGATATAAAAGGTGAATTGGGGTATGAGGGTCAGATTTTGTTGAATCTTGAGATGAAGAATATCAGACTAAGAAATAGAGGATACTATGATTAAAAATATTCGGTTGGTTGGTCGTCAAGACAATATGGTAGACATTATGATTCCTGATCGTAAGGGTGTGTCTGCCTATAAGATATTTGTAGCACCGACATTGAATGGGGCATACGATTTGAATCCTGCGACCACACAGTTGGTTGAGATCCTTGAGATCAAGCCCCAACAGGTGTATATCTCTCCCTCTTTGAAAAGACAGGGCAGGGAAAAGCAGATGGGAAGCAACAGAGGACTTTCTCGTGTTGTGTTCAGTATCAATGACTTTGCCGCAAGCAATCCTAATATTCCCAATGATGATCAGCAGTTCTATCTTCGAATTCAAGAAGTCGATATGTCAGGAACAGCGACAGGCTATTCTCCGATCTTGGTTATCCCTCCTCCTGAGGTATACTTTTTCAGAAAAGCCCCAATGACTTTGGTTGGGACAGCAGGCGGTTCAAGCAGTTCAGGATCTTTGCCAAATAATGCGGATATGAACTTTATCATTCCAAAGTATGCGACACATGTAGTGATAAAGCAAACATCAGGAACACTTCTTTTTTCCCCTCTTGAAAGTATGCCTTTCATTACGGTAGGGGACAGTCTTGTTTTGTTTAACACTGCCACCAAGCAATTCATTCTAAGTGGTGCGGCAGGCTTTGAGATATTCCTTTCGATAGAATTAGGGGATTAGTGTGAGTAAGCAACACAAACAAAAACTTATTTCTTTGATCCAACAGGGGTTTAAGTCCAAAGACATAGACATAATCAATCAAGCCCTTGAACTAGATGATGCTCTCGGCAAGATCCTAAGTCTCAAAGACTTTGAGACTGCCTGTCGTGCTTATATCGTGAAGAAGACCTTAGATCGGTGGAAGGAGGAACTTTCTTGGTTTCTTAGAGAGTTATCCGAAGATGCCACAGGTGAGCAAGCGTCTGCGATGAAGCAATATCAGAAGAATGGTTTAGGAGAGGAGTTAGAGATATCCAAATGGCTTTGTTGGGATGCCAAACAGTTCGATAAGCGAAATAAAGATTGGATGCCCATAATCGACTCTGCTGATGATTATCGTTGGTATTTGCAAAACGAACTTGAGTTTTGATAATCATTCTATATTCATTTATTTGTGCCTCCCAAGTTTTTGATGGGGGCTTTCGGAGAAATCCTCATTAATCGTTCAATACTCATACCTATTTGAGTAAAGACCCTATCAAAATACTATTCTTAGGAGAAAAAAAATGGCTGAACTTTTTGTAATCAATCTTGATTCCGACCTTGATGGTCAGTATCTGTCTGATTTGCCTATCGTAAATGCAACACCTGTTGCTCGTCAAATCGGATTTTATATGGGAACGCAATTGTCTGCGACTTCCTCACAAGCAAGTAACCTTTCTACTTACCTTGATGGTTTCACTTATACTACCGATCAAGGAGCGGGTCAAACGGGTGCTCTATTCTTCAATGGTGGTGCTGTTGCTATCAATTCATCTGTAGGAACAGAAATCGTATCTGCTGCTGAAAACGGTGCAGGAACTCTAACTGTTGGAGAGGCAGTTGGTCGTTTGATTGCTATCTTTGCTATTGAGTATGCAAACGGAGATCACGCAAATGCTATCTCATTGGCTAACCTTGAAGCCGAGTTTGATGCGGTATTTAAGACTCTTACTTTGGATGACACTTCAGGTGGTGGTGGTACTGCCCATGTTGTTCTTGGTGCAGGTCTCACTGCTATTGACCTTGACGTAGGTGGTGGAGACATTGGTGGTATTCTTCGTATCCTTATGGGTGCAGAGCCAAGTGGTGCAGGAACATTCTCTGAGGGTGCTATCATTGGAAACCATAGACTTATCGGTGGTTTGAGAAGAATCTATTCTCGTGACCGCATCGATGCTTGTGTTAACGAAGGATCACTTTCACATTACAAATCCGCAACTGCTTTCGATGGATCGGCAAAGCCTGCTAGTAAAGGCGTTCAATGTCTTATCCTCAACGAAAGTGGCGAAAAGCAATAGGGAGAAAACATGGCTGAGATTTTTGTAGTAACCGCTGACGCTGACTTTGCAGGACAATATGTTTCTGATCTACCTGTGATCAATGAAGCACCTGCCTCTCGTCAAGTAGGTTTTTATCTTCCAAGTTTGGCATCTGCTTATCAAACAGAGTTGGCTTCTTACTTAACAAGTAGTGCTGCTAACTTAGGTGGCGAAACAGCCGCTGTTCGTGCAGGTGAGATTATCGCCCTTGTTGGTGGTGCTATCACCGAAGGCGAAATCAATACTGCTTGGGGGGCAGGCGGTGTTCTTGCAGGGACAGCGACTATCGAAGAAATCCTTCGTATTCTCACAGGTGCTGATAGTGCCTTTGCTGAAACAGGGGTTGTTGGAAATGGTCGTTTGATCGGTGGTAAGCGAAGAATTTATCTTCGTGACCGAACAACTGCTTCTTTGGGTGAAGGCTTTTTGAGAGTTCATTCAGATGCAGGAAACCTCGTTGTTTATCTTGCCGATGGTTCTATCGCTTCATAAAGTTCGATAACTGTTCGATAAAAGAGGGTGGTTGAGAAATCAATCCACCCTTTTCTATTTTTGGAGAATGGACATTATGTACAACAAGAAGCAGCCCTACGTAGAAGGGAGATACAGAACTAGCGACCTCTATTATGCAGCCTATTTGAAGGTAGCAGGTGTTGTGTTTTTAGACACAGAGAAAGAAGGACACCGCATCTTCTTCGTGTTTGAGAATAGTAACTCCATCAAAGAGTTGAAGAAGGAATACTTTAATAGAACATCAAGAGTGCCTGCTTTGACTTATGCCGATGAGATACGGACTATGAAGTCATTGACTCATATGGGGAGTAGATGAGAGACCTAATTCTTCTTGTGTTGTTTGCTTTGGGTATCGCAGTGGTGTCTATGGGGCTGACAATGGCAGTAGGACTATTGCTTTATCTTTTTGAGAGTATGTGGTCGGTGTTGTTTGTTCTTTGGGGTTTTTGGGTACTTGTGTTGGGAGCAGTGTCTTCTTTTCACGACCAATAACCTTTTTATATATTCTCTCCAAAGAGGGGTTCATTATGTCAGTGGTATTTCAACAGGGTCAAACAATAGGCAGGGGAGACTTAGATATCTTCCTTTCAAATTCAAGCGGTAATGCCGCCAATGCTTATGATATTTATTTTGCTCTTTATTATGTTGATCCTGCTACCTCATCAGAGGTTTTGATTGGTAGTGCCAAGCGAGTGCCTGCAAACCCTTCTGTCGGTGAGTATTATGCTGCCCTTGCCATACCAAGTAGTTCGACAGTGGGAGATTACAGAATCAGGTGGACATTCAAAGAGTTGGCGAGTTCCCCCTTGCAACAGGTGGTGCAAGAGTTCGCTGTTGTTGGGATTAGTGTTGTGACAGATGCTTCTCCGTATTCTGATTATGAGCAAAGTATGATATACAAACTGAGAGTTCTGTTGAGAGATCAGAACCCTGATAAGTTTTATCGCTTTCGCCCACCTGAGCACGAGGGGGATATCGGAAGGTACAATCAAGTATTTGGATACATTTGGGAAGATGCGGAACTGCTCGAATACCTTGAGCGTTCTTTGGATTGGTGGAATATGATGCCTCCTGAGACAGAGAGTTTGAGCACCATCGATAAGTTGGTGGGCAATAAGCCTGTATGGAGAACAGCCATTTTATGGGGTGCGATAGTTCACGCAGCCACAGCCCTGACTTTCAATTGGATAGCGGATGAGTTCGACTATTCTATCGGAGGGGTTTCTCTTACTGTCGAAAAGTCAGGCAAGTATGAGGGAATGAAATCCAATGCAGAGGGACAGTTTCAAGCGGCAGCAGAAGCCAAGCAACGAACCACAAAGATTATGCGATCATTGACTCAACCGAGATTTGGTCGAGGGGTTCGAAGTGCCTTCGGACCACACGTGGGTAAAGGTGTTTTATCACCAAGAAAGTTCGTGTGATAATCTTTCTATAAATAGAAATATGTAATTACTTTGAGGAAAAAATTATGTCGGATAAAACTTTACGAAATAAGGTAATTCGGTTGGCTCACCAAAAGTCCGAACTTAGAGAGCATCTTTTGCCCTTGTTGGAAAAAACCTCCAACGAAGAAATAGAGGTTTATATATTTGAAACTATACAAGGAACAGAAGCCTATGATCAATGGGGATACGAAGAAATCGAAATAATGGTTTCAGTGCTACTCCTCCCAAAAGAAACAGGGATTGCGAGAGAACTTGAAAAGATTGCAAAAAACTCTCTGAAACTTGTCAGAACTTCTGTCCATAACAATGACGATTTCGAGTTTCATACAACACTTAAAGGTAGCGATAGGGTGTTGTTGAGATTCATAAATTACACAGATGAGAGTACAGATAAGTACAGAACCAAACATAAAGATATTCTATCTGAGATGTCAAAAGAGGTATTCAAAAAGGTTTTGCCTTACATTGAAAAACAATCGAAGATAAAACTTAAAGTAACCAAGCACCAAAAGTGATAACTAAACCTTTCACAGGAGAGAGAAGATTATGTCAAAAGATTTAAGAAATAAAATTATCCGATTGGCTCATCAAAAGCCTGAACTCAGAAAGCATTTGTTGCCCTTGTTGACAAAGCAAGCAGGCTATCCAAAAGCACCAAAGATTAAGAGTAAAGATGAGGCTAAGGCTATTGAAGAAACCAAGTGGCAAGATTGGTCGCCTGTACAACTTCCTGATGAACCCTCGAAGTACTTCTTGAATGATAAGAACCTTGTGAAAGTTCCTGTCAAAGATCTCAAGCCTATTCGTGCTCGTGAGAAGGGTATCTCAAATGCCAACAAGTTTATGTGGTTGGCTTACAACGGATTCAAGCCAAAACGAAAGCCTATCTCTCTCAAAAGAGAGAAAGATGGCTCATACACTATCCTTGATGGGAACTCTACTTTTGCAAATGCCAAAGAAAATGGTTGGAAGATTATGTGGGGGGTTCTTGAAGAAGACGAGTATTCAGGATCAGGCGACAAGAAATAGTTTTCCCACCTTAGTAGGAATTCTTTATGGAATAGTCTTAAAATGAAGTAATTCCTATTTCAGTGTGAATAACCTTTCTATGGGAGCAGATAGATATGTACTATCTGCTCCTTTTCCTTTTGCTTCTTTTTTTATTTCTTTGGTGGGTTTGTTGGAGGCTTTTTGACAAACACCCTTTTCTTTTTCTATTGGTTTTGTACTTAATTGTGGAGTATTTCAGAGGAAAAAAGAAGTGATAGTTTGTACCTCAAAGTGTAGAAACTGCACTTTTTCGTGTAAATTTTGCACCGAAGCGTGTAATTATTGCACTTTTTGGTGTAAAAACTGCACTTCTTTGTGCGAATTTTGCACTTTTTCGTGTAGTAAAGGTTTTCGGTATTTATTGAATAATGACAGACACTTGATTGGAGATTTGTATGAAGAGGACTTCGAACCAAAAATTGAAAGTCTATGAATATATAGATGAAGATGGCAATGTCTTTTGGTCTTTCACTGAAAGCAAGGAGCGTGTGTCCATCAAGAAGGTACGCCTTGTGGATCGTGTGGGGATGTGGTATCACAGATGGGAACATCAGTTGAGGCGTTTGGTTCGCCAAGCCGAGAAGTCTAACTCGGATATCATTGAGGAAGCCCCCATAGAAGAAACAAATTGGGGCAAAAGAAGAAAGAACCCTTGAGTTCTTGGGTATAACAAAACACACAACACATATAATAGGAGTGATAATGTCTGAATATGGTTCAGTAGAAACATCTGTGCGACAACAATTAAATTCATTAAAGCAAGCCGCTCAGGATATACAACTTGAAGTGGGTCACATTGAGATTCGCAAGGCTCGTCTTATTGGTTCTCTTGGCGAGGTTGAGAGACGTGCTCAACAGATACTTACAGAAGAAGGAAAGCGATTGGGCATTCCTGAGGGTGTCGCTTGGCAAGTAACTCCTGAGGGAGAGGTTCTTATTGACAACCCTCCTGAGACCGCTCCTGCCAAGTAAAAAGCAAGGCTTGAATATTTCTCTTATATTAACCTCATAGATGAAACTACATCTATGAGGTTTTTATGGGTTACGAGCAAAATGTTTTTCGCCCTGCATCTGAGTTCCCCTTCGCCCCTGCCAATGTGCAAGTGATACATGGGTTCGACAAAGGTGTTGTGGATATTCGGTGGGATGACCCTTCTGTTATTTCTATAGTCAATACCACACAACGGTGGGATAATCCGATATACTCTGCTTCTGAGAGCATTGGCGGTCAGAATAATGGAGATTGGGAAATCGTTGGTGTGAATATTTATCGATCAACGAATGGGGAAAGAGGAACATATAAGAGATTGAATCAGTATCCGATTGGATCAGGGATGTTTCGTGATAGAACCGACAATGTTTTTGTGAACCGAGAACTTATCTATTGGGATGAAGATTGGCATACAAGGGGAGACAAAGCCAATCTCAGTAGTTGGATAATTCAAGTCAAGAATTTCCCTATGGTTAAGAAAGAAGGGAGTGCTATCCACGCAAACTCGACATTCGATGTGGCTGTTTATATAGATGGTGTTCGTGTGCAGGTTGATCGAGTTGTTGGCACAACAGGACACATCACACTTATTGATGCCCCTTGTTATGACATAGCAAGAGAAAAGAACATTCAGCCCATACTCCCAAGTTCTACTTCAGTGGTGGAGGTTTCTTACTACCACAACATCAATTTGATTGACACTACCCTTGATAAAAAGGATAAGGTTTTTTATCGAGTTACTACGGTAGCCAAGAGCAACAGCACCCCATCAGGGCTAATCGAAACTCCTTTGTCTTACGCTCCTCCTGTCTCTTTGATGGAGGTCGAAACTCTCGATTATATATGGAGAGAAGCCTTAAGAAGAAACAATTGGATACTTGAGCAAGGTGGTGAGAGAGTAAAATTATTTGTTCGTAAGCGAACAGGTCTTAAGTGCAACTGCACTCTTGATGAGCAACTTGTGGAATATAGCAAGCAACCCTCTGCTCGGTGTCAGAGGTGTTTCGGAACAGGAATCGTTGGTGGGTATGAAGGTCCGTATGATATTATTGTTTGCCCTGATGATGGTGAAAGGGTCGTTTCTCAGAGTGATCGAGGTCGAAGAAAAGAACACACTTATGATTGTTGGATAGGAAACACCCCAACTGTTTCACAGAGAGACTTTATTGTTAAGCAAGATGGGGAAAGATACAGTATAGGTTCAGTTCGAAGACCAAGCAATCGTGGAAATCAACTCAATCAGTTTTTCAGTATTGGCTATCTTGATGAAAGTGATATTCGATACCAAGTTCCTGTCACAGGGGTTTCCGAGTTGTCTTATCCTGAAACACGAACCACCGAAAATCGAACACGAACGGTCATAGATCACACAACTTGGACAACGGTAACAGAAACAGCACCGTACCCTGTGGGTTCTGATTATCAAGCAGCACCGATGGTATCCGAAAAAGAGGAGATCTCTGACAATCAAGAGCAAAGAGGTCGAACTCCTGTTTGGGAAAATCAAAACTACTAATGCCTTCTGAAATATTTAACATCCCAATTTCAAATGATTTCTCTTACAAGAGTGAGATGAAGAAGTTCGTCTTGGATGAGTCTCGAAAAGCCTTTTCTGATTATATGTCGAGAGGGGGTCGTTCAAAAAAAGAAGCACAGAACTTTATCTCTTCTTTGTATGTAGATGTTTCGTCCAAGACCATTTCTTTGATGACAAAAAATGACTTGGGGAAGAAGCCCAAACAAAAAACAACCATTGAAATGCAAAAAGATGGGACAATGGCACGAATGAAATATCCAAGAGAACTTGAAAAAGGCACTTGGATATCTGCATCAATTGTAGATAGAAGTTTTGTTTCCGATTTGTATGCTGATTGTGTGGCGTATTATATGGAACTGCTTTTACTTGGGTGAGACTATGAAGAGGGCTATCTTGACGTGTCGTTGCACATCTTTCCATATCTCTGAAATAAACAAGACCTATTACTTAGGGCAAACCTTAGTTCTCTCAGAAGAGTCTTACAATAAACCTTATATAATCAAAGCCATTGAAATAGGAGTTTTCTCTGTACGATGGGAACAGGAGTGTCGAATGAAAAAACCGCAACACAAACATAAAGCACCGCCATTCATCAGAGTGAATGGTCGCAAAGCCCCATCTGCCCCATCTGCCCCTCCTCCCAAACAACAAGCAGACTTGGTGGCTTTGGAGCAATTGTTCACAAGAATTATCCGCAAAGAAATGCAATCTTTGAAAAGCGAAATCCTGCAAGAGATCACAAAGAGACCTGTCGCACAACAGGTACAAGCCTTAAAGGAAGTGCCTGCTCCAACAACAGATGTTTGGGAAGATGAGGAAGAGCCGATATATATTCCCTCTGACATTACAAATAGCGGCAAGGTATCGGGTACTATGTCCGTAGAATCTGTCGAGAAAGATTCCTCTGTGAGTGATGCTGCTGCCGCTCTTCGAGCAATGAAAAAGAAACGTAGAAAATAAATAGGAGAATATTATGTCAAAAAAACAATTAGGTGTCGGACTTGATCTTGGCACAATGAATATAGTTGCTGCAAGACAAGGCGGCTCAGGAATAGACATCCGTAGGATACGAGATGCTTTCCTTGACCTTGACCTATCAGCAAAGAAGATGTTGAAACTATCAGGGGTGGATTTCATCGAAAGAGAGAATGAAATTCTTCTTATTGGCGATGCGGCTCTTGAAACAGCAAATGTGTTTGGGCAGGAAGCAAGACGACCTTTATCACAAGGGTTGATCGCAGCAGGAGAGATCGATGCCATTGAGGTATTGGGTATTTTGGTTCGACATGTTCTTGGTGAACCTTCCGAAAAAAACGAAGTATGTTACTTCAGTGTTCCTGCTGCTCCTGTGGATGACCTTACGAGAGATGTCATTTACCACGAGGGAGTGTTCGAGAGAATTGTAGAGGAGTGTGGATACGATGCGGTTGCTTCAAATGAAGCAATGGCGATTATCTTTTCTGAATGTGCTAAAGAAACCTTTAGTGGTCTTTCAATCTCTTTTGGTGCAGGGATGTGTAATATTGCTCTTGCTGTAAATACAATTGAAGGGCTGTGTTTCTCTGTTGCGAGGGGCGGTGATTGGATTGATGCAGGTGCAAGCAAAGCAACAGGATCAACGCAATCAAAAATAACCTCTATCAAAGAGGCAGGTATTGATCTTCTTAATCCGAAAACAAGGGAAGAAGAAGCCCTTGCTGTTTATTACAAAAGTTTGATCAAGTATTGTTTGAAGCACATTGCAAATGAGTTCAATAAAATCAAAGGCAAGTTTAGCCTTCCGAAAGCAATCCCTCTTGTGATATCAGGAGGCACGAGTAAAGCAGGTGGGTTCGTGGAGTTTTTCAAAACTGTTTTTGAAAAAGAGAGTCGAAGATTTCCAATAGAAATCAGTGAGATCCGACACGCAAGAGACCCCCTTAATGCGGTTGCTTTGGGTCTTTGTGTGCAAGCCCAAACAGAATATGATGGGGATTAATTATGAATGAAGAGAAGATCAAAGAAATCGAAGATAGAGTTAATTCAGGAACAGAAACCGAAGAAGATATAGAGGTTCTTGTGGATTACTTCGTAGATTTTATGGAAACATTGGAAGACTAATATGTATTTTCAACTCACTGAAGCCATAAAGAGGAGAATGATTATCGAACTTAGGAGGTATTGGAAAGACCATCCTAAGTATGGTGACCTTGTGGATAACATACAGGGGAAGTTCTCTTTTAGGGAGAGACCACAGCATGGAATCATAGTGAAAACAGGTTCTGCGAGCACAGTTGCCCTTGCTAATGACAACTATATGGGAACAACATATTCTTATGTGTCTTTATTGAAAGTTGAGAACTATTTTGGTCAGGCGATTGAGTGGGTTCGAGAAGATGCAGCGGCTATTCGAAGGAATAATGGGGTGTTTCCTACAGCAGCAGGGATTTATTATATTGAACTAACAGAGGACAACGAGTTCTATGTAGATCCTCTATTAGATATTCGTAACGAAAGGATCACGAAGGTGACCTCTACGGAGTTTCAATTGCAAAATGTGGCACTAAGTGGGACACTTCGCCTCTATCTTCACCCCTCTAATCTTCCTTTGTATGAAACAACCAATTACACGTTGGATGCTTCCGCAGGAACAATTACCTTGAACGAACCTTTGGGAGAGGGACTTGCTTTGGTTGCAGATTACAGAACTCCTCAGGCATCATTGGGACCTTTCTATATAAAGGAAAATCATGCAAGACACGATGTTATTGAGGGCGTGATTCTTGCTTTTGGTAGGAGATGTAAGAAGGGAGATCGGTTGGGGATTGTGATATCTCCTTATCGAGAACCCACTGCTTTGGAGTATGGTGGTCGGTGGGACTTGTCTTTAGATTTTGATATCGTGGCGAGAGATGTTTATGCTCAACAAGAGATAGCCGACAGGACAGTGTTTTGGTTGTGGGGTGTGGCTCGGTCTTGGTTCTTACGAGAAGGGATTGAGGTTTCAGAGGTATCTCTTGGCGGTGAAAGTGAAGAGGTCTACGATGAGACAGGTGATGATTATTACTACACATCTTCTTTCAGTATGAGCATATCAACCGATTGGAGCATCAGTGTTCCAATCAATAAGACGATCCGTAGGCTTATTCCTGAGAGCCTAGAAACAAATAAGCAAGCCTCCACTATGACAGATGGAGAACTTGCTTCTCAACAATTGCCCTCCAAGTTACAAATGGTGGAGAGCATTGGTCGGATTTTAGAAGACCCTTACTTTACAGGAAAGAATTGGTCTTATGAAACCATTAAGTAGGCTGCTGTCCTTTGAAAATATTTCTTTCCTCTTTGGTCAAACTTTTAATGCCGCTCTCTTTAACCTTTGCTCGGACTCTTCTGTATTCTTTTTGTTGCTCTTGTTTCTTAGCCTGTTCCATAAGAACCTCCTTTTATTGACTAGACAAGACTTTTTACCTAGAATCTTTTCAAGATTGATCAACTTTATCAAGATTTTTTAATATTATGTCAATAATACATCTTAGGTAGGAGACTTTATGCCGATATATCAATTCCAATGCCAATCTTGTGGTCTTTCCTTTGAAAAACGTTGGCAGTATGCCAAAGCAAAGGCAAAGAACTTCACATTGCCTTGTGAATCCTGCGGCACACCCGTAAAGCGAGAAATGACATCATCGAATTTTCAGTTTCAGCATAAAGCGACCTCTGCCCTTCCTCAAAATACAGGAGTTCAATCTTTTGATACAAATTGTGATCGTGTGATTGGTTCTGATGCTGAACAGAAGTGGAAGATAGTACATAAAAGACAACAAGAAAAAGTGGATTTGCTTAAAAGCAGTCCCGATAAAAATGGTTCTCATATTAGAAGAAACTCAGACAATCATTATGAGTTGGTTTCTGAAAAAGAAAAGAACGCATTTACTTTCGGCTCGGCTGTTGGAAAGCAAGCAATGACAAAAGGTAAGAAAATCCAATGATCGTTAATATTCCTATAAACAATTATTGCAGAGAACATATTCATTACAGTGAGAGGTAAAAATGGCATTTCCAAGTTCAATATATGCACCCCCAAGCGTCTACACTCGAACTAATTTCGAGTCACCAATTCAGGGAGCAGTATCAGGTCTCAAAGTTCCTTTCCTTATCGGAACAGGGTCAGAGATTTTAACTCAAAATAATCTAGAGGTTATTCGTGGCTCATCAGCGGTTGTCGATCAGCAGATCGTACAAGAGGATATGACAGGTCGTGCTGTTGTTGCTGAACTTGCTAGTGGGCAAGTAACACTAGGAGACTTCGATGGCTCTATTGGTCAAGTACAGGTGCGAAACTATCCAATCGTGACAGGAAATGGAACAGGCACAACCTCTACTAAGCCGAGCGATGTGACAGTGACCAAGAACGGAAGCCCTGTTGTTGTGATGGCTATCGATGGAACGAAGGGTATCCTTACTCTTTCCGAGATACCAAGTTTGGGCGACGAACTTAAAATCACTTATTTCTTTAATAGAACAGACACCCTGATAACTGATGATGTTTCCTCTCAGGTCAGCAGTGAGGGTGTAGAGATGTTCTGTGCGAAGGCTGCAAACTATACTTTTGAAAGTGACTCATCTTCTTCTCTGATTTTGACAGTAGATGGTGTGACATTGGGAATGACCCTATCAGGAGAAGGTGTTGATGCCGCTAATGTTGTGGCTCAAATAAAGTCAGGAGCAGGCACTACATCATTGTCTGCCTCTACTTATACAAATAATGAAGGAGACACCTCTATCAAACTTACAGCGGACAGCGAAATCGTTGTTGGAGGCGGTGGTGCAAATGTTGTTCTTGGTTTGGCACAAGGTGAGAGTTCAGGTCGAGCAAAGACTTTTTACACATTCAACGGACCTATTGTTGATGGATCAAATGGCGGAGTTACTACTACTGACACTGCTAGTGTGGTCGTAAAGGTAGACAACATTCAAGTCATTCCTCTCTCAGTTGATGGGGCAAGTCGAGCAGTGACCTTGAGTGTTCCTCCTGCGGCAGGAAGCACAGTAACAATTCAGTACTACTTCAACACTTGGCAAGATACTTTTGATTATCTTGCACATACAGGAATCTCTGAGATCTCTGTGGTTGGAGAGACCCCAAATAAGGCGACTTATATAAAAGGCGTAGATTATGTCCTTAAAGACGACAAAGTTCTTTGGGGTACTGCCACCCTAGTCGAGGGCGGAGAATACACACAAGGCGGTGCGGTGTTCGGAACGAGCCAAGTCACATCTGCTCTCATTGATAATCGAGCATACTTAGAGGCTTGTTCGGCAGTGATCAACACAAGTGTTTCGCCTTCAAGTGTGAGCACTACCAAGTTCAAATTGCCTTTCGTACCAACCACAGGGAATGGTCGAAATACTCCAATCGGACAAAGTTTGTTTCAAACAGTATCTAATGGAAGAATTGACCTTCCAACCAATCGCCCTGACCTTGTTAAGGTTTATGGGGATACTCAGCACAAGATGCTCTCGATAGAGGAGAGGTTACTGTTCTCTCTGTTGATCACAGTGATGCTACTGTCACCCTTAAAGAGTCTGTTCCTGTTGGAGCGTCTGTCTATGCCTCTTTGTATTACAATGTCATTCAAGACACAGAGCATAGCATTGTCTGTTCAAGTGCAGGTATCTCAGGTGTAGGGGAATATGAAATCCACGATAAGAATGGGAACTCGGTATTCATTCCTCAATACACAGGAAAGAGTCCTTCTTTGGCTACGGTCACAATCAATTTCCCAAGTGGGTCTGAGTTGTTAAGTGATGTTCGCTTCGAGTCACCCCATGTAATAAAAGACTTCAAGGGTCAAGCCGAAGAAATTGTCACAGTGACATTTGATGCGACAGAAGACACACCTGCCAAGTATGCTTTGAAGTCAAAAGGCGACTTTGCTTTCATTAGTGGGCAATCAAGTGACTTGAAACTAACTGTCGATGGGGCAGATAGAACTGTTAATTTGACCTCAGGCTTCGTTGCTTCTTTGTTGAGTGCGGAACTGTCTTACGACAATGCCTCACATAGTTCCTCTACAATCGTGGCAGGAACGAATGACAACCTTGTTTTCACACTTGATGGACAACAAATCGATGTCACCCTGACAGCAGGGGCAGCGAAAGATGCAACAACCTACATAGCCGATATCAACTCGGCTGCTGATTTGGTACACCCTATGATTACAGGGATTACAAAGTACCTTAGTCCTTTTACGGTCAATGCGAATAACCAAAACCTTTCTATTACTATTGGTGGCTCAGGGACACTTGCTCTTCCTGCTCTCACTATTAAAGAGTACGCTACCCCAACCGAGTTGGTTACCGAAATCAACCTTAAAATCGCAGCAGAGGCTTCGGGAGCAATTG